CGACCGCGACCCCGACCGCGACCACGACCGCGACCCCGACCGCGACCACGACCGCGACCCCGACCGCGACCACGACCCCGACCACGACCCACCGCCCCATGCGGCCGCGCCCAACATCGCGGCGTTCACAGCGTGACCTTGGGGATGTCGAAAGGCCACGGCGCCAGGTCGCAGATCGCTCCGCGACCAACGAGGAACCAAGGGAGATCGATCCTCTCGAACTCGTTGATCTTGCCCGTCTTCAACATTTCGCCAAAGCGCCCCGTGCTGGCCACCCAGCCCCCGTCGGTGAGGGTGATGAAGTCGCTGCCGATGGCCACGACCCTACCGAGATCGATGAGCGTCACGGTGCGGACGATGATGGCGTCGCCTGCCTTGAAGGGCAGCTCGACGAGAGGCTTCTTCTTGGATCGCACGCGGCAGCCGGCCAGGCGCGAGATCTCCCATATCTGCTTGATGGTGAGGTCTTCGATGTTGAATTCCATAGGCGATTCTCCTCTGAGGATGATGTGACTCCTCAAGGTTCTTATCCCCCTTTTTACAGGTTCTTGTGACTACAACGACGGCAGGCTTTTCATATTGCCGATACCACCAACACTGGTACCGCCAATCGTACCCTTGTTCGCACCGGCGATAGCCGTACCGAACGCGCTTCCCTTGGGCTTCGCAATATCCGCAATCGATGGGCCTGGTGGCGGTGTAGCTTTGGGCGCCCCTATCCTTGCGCTCTGCTCCAACCGGCTCTGAGGAGTGAGGCCGGGGATGGCCTCCTTCAACAGGCCCTCCACGAACTCGGCCATCTTCTCCGTCGGCATGGCGTACTTGCCTGGTGTGCGCGCTTCGCGCTGCGCGAATTCGATGGCTTGTTCCCTCGACATGGCGCGCCTGTCATGGTGGAAGCTGAGCGGCGAAATGCGCCCAGCGACATCGAGTTCTGGGCGGTCTACAGTGACTGTCCGATGCCTACCCGATTCGACAATCTCCCTAACACCAGGCGGGGGCTTTACTTTCTTACCGGCGTTTTGCGTTGAGGCCAGTCGACCAACCGCCAGCTCCCGCGGTGACGTGTAGTGTTTGCTGCCTATCGGCGAGCTGCCCTCAGGTATAGGCTTCAACGAGCCCACGTCAGCACCCTCATACCTTGTATCAACACCGGCATTGTCCTGCGCCTCCGTGTGAATCGACATAGGCTTCATCGGCGTCTTCCAGATGGCCTCATGACCAACACCACCAAGACCGCCGACCAACGCCCCACCGAGAGCTCCTATCACCGCCTTACGCAGATACGGATTCGACTCATCCATGAAGGCGTACTTCGAGCGCTTGAAACTGTCCCAAGGCTGCATCGCGATGCCTTCTGGGAGCGCGTCGCTGTCCTTCTCCTTGAGCAGATTGCCCTTGTCCACCGCGACATCAAGCCGTGGAACTTTTCGCTGCGGCAAATAGCTCGCGCCGCTCTCGATGACGGGGTTGAGCGCCCCCGAGTACTGCGAGACGGCGAAGGCCAGCTTGGGCGGTACGAGTCGGTTGATACCGCTCTCGACAGCCCGCTGCGCCCCCATGAGAAGAGGCCCACCAAACGGTACAGGGGTCACTGTACCGAGCGCCAACGCCGGGTTCTCGATAACCTTGTCGACCCCTTTGCGAAGGTGCCAGCGGATGCCCGCAGGTATGACTTCAGGCGTGCCCGGAATGGGTGTGTTCAATACCCTCTTCGCACCGTTCTGTAGCTGCCCCATCGCACCACGCACGGCCCCCTCTGTGGCCGCAGTGGCTTCAGGAGCACGCCCCATGATATGCGAGCCTAGTCGGGCCAGCTCCGGGAAGATGGATTCCTTGTTCATCGGATCTCAGCGGGGAAACCTCGGCCTTCAGGCCGAGGAGGAACCGCTCTCCAGATGGTTGTGGGATGTACTATGGTAGTACCGTGGTCACGAGCAAGGCGTTCCGCTATCGCGTCTACCCGACCGAAGCTCAAGTCGATCGGTTCGGGCAGTGGGAGAGTGCTCTCCGGTGCCTCTGGAACCTTGCTCTTGAACAGCGGCAGATGGGACTTGCACGTCCTAGGGACGAGAGAATCTTCCAGTCCGCATTCGATCAGATCAACGAACTGACCGAACTTCGCAGAGAGCTTCCTTGGCTCGCCGATGTTCCTCGAAACGTGTGTGCCCAGCTCCTCGTCGAGTTGGACAAGGCTTGGCAACGCTGTTTCAAGCGGGTGGCTCGGGCTCCTAGGTGGAAGAAGCGAGGACGAGACTTCCTTGGCTTGACCGAGCCACATCCCAAAGCTTGGCGGTTGGACGGCAACCTCTTGAGGTTCCCCAAACTCGGCAACCTCAGAGCCGTTATCCACAGACCCATCGAAGGCAGACCCAAGACTTGCACCCTCAAGCGAGACGGCGATCAGTGGTTCGCCTCGATTGTCTGCGAGGTTGAAGTTGCCGACCCGACTCCAAAGGTCGGGCCCATCGTCGCTATCGACCGAGGCGTTACGAACGTGATCGCGGACTCGGACGGCAAGCTTGTCCCATCCCCCCGCTTCTACAGCAAGGCTCTCAAGAGGCTTGCGCGTGCTCAACGTACTGTCTCTAGGAGGAAGAAAGGATCCCAAAACCGAGAGAAAGCGAAGCTCCGCTGCGCCAACCTTCACCGGAAGGTCCGTAGGCAACGGGAGCATTTCTGTCACCAGCTCAGTCACGACTACGCCAAGAGCCACGGCACCGTCGTGATCGAGAATCTCCAGATCGGCAACATGGTGAAGGCTAATCGGGGGCTTGCGCGAGGTATCCTCGACCAAGGTTGGGGAATGCTCGCCAAGTTCCTCAAGTACAAGCTCACGCGGGAGGGCGGTCAGTTGGCGGAAGTCCACCCCGCCTACTCGTCTCAAACATGCTCGGCTTGTGGGTGCATCGACGCCGCTTCCCGCAAGGGAGAGGTATTTTGCTGCGTCCATTGCGGTTACCGGGAACATGCCGACATTAATGCCTCGAAGATTTTGAAAAGCCGTTGGAAACCATCGGTTCAGCCTGTGGAGAGTTCTTGCCGCCTTAGGGCACCTCGTCGAAGCAGGAAAGTGGTTCGAGTCTCAAAAGCTCAATCACAAAGCTCCGCCCTTTAGGGCGGGGTTGTTTACGGTGTGAACAGTTTCACAAAAGTTTGTGGCGTGAGCTACAAAGCCTCCGCCTTCAGGCGGAGGTAGTTTACAAGCATGTCGATGGCTTCGATGCCACTGGTGATGAACGGGCCTACTGCAGGGATGAGGCTGAAGGCAGGGGCGGCCTCCTGCAGGATGGTCAGCGCGGTTTGCCACCCGTTTACACCAAGGCCCTCTGTAGACAGGTGCATGGCTGTAGCCAAGGCCTGCTGCGTAGCTGGATCAGCTGTGAGAAAAGCGTTCCATTCCGACTCCCCCCAAAACGGGCAGTCAGTGGCTAGCTGCGCCTTCAGCTCATCGAAGGTCATGGAGCCACCGTCGGGCATTGCGGGCCGGCGTCAGACGTACTGCTAGTCGGATGGCCAGACCGCAGAAGAATACCGGTACTGCCGCAGTAAATCGCTTGGTAGCGAATCTTGTCGAGGCCGCTGTCGTCATCGAAGTGCTCCTTGTAACCACCACCTGACAACGTCTGCGTCGCCTGCTCCGCCTCTACATCCGTGATGCTGAGCCCTGCACCGCAGCCCAAGAACAACACCGCGCTGAGCGCGAGTAGCAATCTCATAATGTTCTACCAGTCCTTTCCGCTCTTGTCCTTCTGCTTAGTTTGCGTCGTCCTGTCTTCAGGTGCGGTCTTGTTCCAACCCCCTTCGACCTGGTCCTCTAAGTTGGCAACCTGCCTACGAAGGCGTTGAAGCCTAGCGGCATCCGCTGTCCCCACTTCCTGACGTGCATTCTCGAGCTCGTTGATAGCAATCTGCCGTCGGTACTTGTCGAGGTAGCCAGAACCGATGGCTCCGAGCGCGCCGGTCGCGATAGAGGCGCCCATCAGGTTGTCCGTGAGCGCGTAGTGGGTTTGTCCTCCATGGAACATCGCCGGTAGCGCGATAGGTAACGCGTGCCCCACCGACGACCGTGCGACCTCGCCCCAATCCAGCCCGTCCGCCGACTCCCGCAACGCGTTCTCCTTGGTAGGCTTCCTCGCCGCTTCCCGCGCCATTCGCTTACCGTGTGAGACCATGTTAGACAGCTCAATGTTCGAGACGGTATGCCCCAATAGGCCGCCTAGACCAGCGCCGATGAGCGCCCACTTCGGACCGATGAGCGAGCCCAGGGCCGCAGTGTTCGTCGCCATCGGCAACGTGAAGGCAGCCTCCGCAGCCAGTCGAGGCTTCCATGAACTCGCGAGCGCACGGGACTCCTCTGTCGTCGGAAGCCTGGTCGCGGCGGTCTTGGCAGGCGGCTGCTCCTGCGGCAGGAGCTCGCGGAACTGGTTGATGAGGTCCTCTTTGCCCTTAGACATCTGCGAAAGGTACTGGTCGACGGACTGATCCGGCTTCCTACCGGTGAGTGCATTCATGCCCCTGCTGAGGAGACCCTGAGGCCGCGTCGACAGATAGTTCTCCACGCGCACGTTGCGTTCCTCGGGCGGCAGATCGGCGTGGCTCATGTACCGCGCACCGCGACCCTCTACCTGCTTCAGCTTCTCCTGGTTCCAGTGCGGGTCGAGCACCTGCATGAGTCGCGTACCCTTGAGGTCTAGGCCCTCACCGCCGGCGGAGGAGAGCAGCAGCGCGCGAATTCTGTTCTCGTTATAATCCTTGACCAGCTGGTCGCGCTTCTTGGCGGGGAGCTCTCCGGTGAATTCGCCGAAGGGGATGCCTGCCTCCTGGAGACGCCGCTTGTAGGGATCGATGCCCGCGCTGAGGTAGTTCGAGTAGACGACACCCTTGGACCGCGGGTTCTCACCCAGCGTCTTCTGCATGCGTTCGAACGCCGCCTGGATCTTCGGCTCCTCCGGAGTGCGCCCTTCCTCGATGAACGGGGAGGTGCTGTTGGCGGCCTGTCGAGAAGCTGTGAGGAAGGAGTTGAGCTGCTGCGCCTCGCGCTTGTTGGGAGGTAGGCCGCGTTTCACTTTGGCGGCGACCCATGCCGGAGCCTTGTCCATCAAGGTGTCGTAGACCTTGAGCTGCTCCTTAGACATCGGAACTTCTACGTTCTCGTGCGTGACTTCAGGGAAGTTCTCCGTACTACCAGGGTGGTAGTCCACCCACTTGGCGAAGGCATCACGCAGTTCTGGGGCCTTCTTCTGATAGAGCATCGGCACCACGCCGGGCTGCACTTTGTTCTCTGGACTTCTGAAGATGTTCGCCACGCGCTGCCACATCTCAGGCTTCACCACCTTCTCTGTGATGTACCGGCGGGTGAACTCGTCCTTATCGTAGGGCAGGACCTTCGCGTCGGCGGCGAGATCGATGAGTGGCGCGATGTCTGACGGGTGGTTGTAGAATGGGCTGCCACTAAGGAGTAAACGCTTCTGTGACGTGTTGCCCTTGAGGGTCTGAAAGGTAGCTGTCGATGGGTCTCGTGCTCGATGCGCTTCGTCGACGATGAGCATTGGGGCATCCGGCGACTTGCCCTTGGTCGCCATGTTCTGCATTGAAGTGAGCGAGGCCTTCTGCGACTCGCCCTCGAGATGCTTCGCTCGCTCCTTCCGGTAGTTGCCGAGGAGTGACGCTGGCGCCACCACCTGAGAGGGCATACCAAGAGCCTCCTGCGCTGCAATGGAGGTGAGTGTCTTGCCAGAACCCAGACCGTGAATGGCGACCAGGCCAGGCTGGTCCTTCTGCTGCAGACGGTCCACCACACGCTGCTGGTGAGGCAGTAGAGGCGTCGACACGAGCGCGATCTTTTCGAGCTCATCGACAAAGGCCGTTGTACACCACGTGCGCATCAGCGCCCTGCAGCAGCGCGCTGTGCCACGAACTTCTCGTAGGCCTTACTAGGCCCCTGCTTGCTGACGTTGCCTGAGAGGCCCTTCAACTTCTCAGCGGCATGTGTCACACCAGGCATAATCTCCGGCGTTCCTGGGATGGGCGTAGTGAGAACCTTTTTGACTGAGTCGAGCAGTCCTGCTGCCTTGATGTTCTCGAGCTCATCAAGAAAAGACAGTAATGTTACGTCATCAACTGATGCAGCCGCCTTCTGCGTTTGCTTAGCCGCTTCGCTCTTTTTCTTTTCCGCTTTGTGCATGTTGTACTTATCTGCCAAGTAGCCGGCACCGACTAGACCGGCAGCGACGCCAACACCAGCTAGATGCGGATGCCGCTCGAGATGCCCCATGAATCCGGAACGAGGTGGTCCTGCGTGCGCCCAAGATGGCCGCGTTCCCACACCACCCCTCTGCCGAGCAGCATCCCACTTCGCTCCTTCCCCCATGTTGTGGCCAGGCGGATACTTCTTCTTTGCGACATCCATGAACTTCTTTTTGATGTGCTCAGGTAGCTTCTCCTTGTCCATCATCTTCTTGAAGTCGTCGTGGCTCCCTCCTTTCGCTAGATGCGGACCACCAACGTTCTCCCACCACTGTCCTACGTTGGTCTCGGCAATCTTGAGAAAGAAGAACTCGAGCTCGGCCTCTGCAGTCTTCTGGTCATCTCCAGGTGTTTTGTATCTCATCTTCGCCTTCTCCTTCTGGCATGTCAGGGTTGGCGGCGCGAATCCTAGCCGACCTGTCATGTACCCACTTAGGCATTGTCGTTCTACCGACTCAATCCCGTTGGCGTGCCGACGTCCGTCGAGGCGCCTTGATTTGGCGCGTAGTTACCAACGTGCTCCTGAGCTAGGTAGCCTTTGAGCGTCCTCTTCTCCGCAGAACGGTCTAGTGTGCTGCGAATGAACGGCAGTGCTCCAGCTACAATAGCGTTCGACGCTGCACTGCCCAGTGCTCCACGTGCCGATGGCAGCCGTCCATGTTCGATGGTGCTCTTTACTGCGCTGCCCAATGACCCTGCGCCAACACCCAGAGCGCCATAACGTAGCGCCTGACCAGCAGTAGGCGCAGACTTCTGCAGCTGGTCATAACGATCAAGAGAGCGGCGAGCCTCGTCGTCGGTAATCGCCGAGAGCTTTACAAGCTCGTCGAATAGGCCAGCCACAGCGTGTTTGGAGAGCAGATGTGCAGCTGAAGGTAACGCTAGAACACCGAGACCACCGATCTCAGTAGCCGGTTTCACTGCGCTCGGTAGCAGCGTTCTCTTCTTCACGCCTTCATGGTTGTAGTCACCAGCAAGTCCAGCACGGATGTGCGCCTGCGCCTCATCGACACTAGGCGCCGCAAGAATGCCGAGACCGGCAAGTTCGGTCTTATGCTCTAGCGCCCCTTGTCCAAAACGTTGAAGAAGACCCATGACTGCTACTTCTCGCCGGCGAGCATGTCCGGGAACTTCGACTTGATCTTCGCCCGCACTGCTGAGAGATCAGCGGAGTCACCGTGCATCTTGGCGAAGCCCAGCGCTGATCGAGCATGTTGGCGGTCCGGTATGGGGTAAGCCTCTTGGCCCGTGTTCGACTTCTTGGCCTTGACCGCGAAGTCCTTGCCTGGGAGCTTCGACCTGGCTTCTGATGTGAGCTCTTCAGCAAGCTTCGTGCAGCCACCGATCTTCTGCATCTCTGTGGAGAAGGAGGAGAGCGTTTGTGCGGTGAGGACAGCAGCGATCTTCTGCACTGGTTTAGGGGAGACCCTACCAAGCTGAGAAAACAGCCCGCTTGTTCCGCCTTCTTCATATGAACTGGGTGTCAGAATGCCACCTAATGGGTTCCATGCATTGGCGCCCATCTCGTGCATTTTCTGCACGTACTCATGATGACGGTGTGCCCCCTCCTCCTGATCGGGGCCGAATCGGAGAACGCCGCCAAACGTTGCAGGGTCGCCGGGCGCGCTTAGTCCGCCGTACTGCTGGTACAGTGCATCCAAAGCCGCGCTCTGCTCCGCCAAGATGCGGTGCTTCTCCGCGTCGAACTTGTGCCCCTTCTCCGTAATGGCGAAGGAAATCTTCTCTAGCTCGTCCTTGAATGCAGCCTGCGCGACTTCCAGATTCATGTGTGCTCCTACAGATGCGCTGCCATGCGGGCAGCCGGGGCCGAGATGGTCTTAGCGATAGAAACTGGGAACGAAGAGGGCTCTCGTACAGTAGCGCGAGCGGCTGCACCCAGGATACTGGTGGGCTTAGGCACCGTACCGCTTACAGCACGGGGAAGTGCCCCCGCGGCCGCCGGAATGGTTTTGGGCGTTACGGCCATGCCGGGGCGAATAGTAGGAGTTGCTGCACGGGCCTGCATGTCCGCCACCACCGTCGGCAGGTACATCTTGTAGTTCGCGCTGCCGACGGCGGCCTCGTTGATACTCGGAACGCGCTGCGGCCCAGGCATAGGGCCCATCTGCGTCGCCTGCGGACTCGCTGGCGGCTGCATTGCGTTGGCGAAGGCCGCGATCTTGGCCAGCTCATAAACAAGCCCGTTGAGCGTGGCAGCGATGAAGCCCATATACGCAGCGTACCATCTGGGTGCTTGCCCTCGGAAGCGCGCTACAGATGCTGCGCGGCTAAAAAAAGGAGGGCCGCGGCCCTCCTTTTTTAGTTACGCGCTTCCGCCTCCGCTTCCGCCTCCGCTTCCGTCTCCGTATCCGCTTCCGCTTCCGCTTCCGTATCCGTATCCGCCTCCGCCTCCGTCTCCGCCTCCGTCTCCGCCTCCGCTTCCGCCTCCGCTTCCGCCTCCGTCTCCGTATCCGCTTCCGCTTCCGCTTCCGTATCCGTATCCGCTTCCGTCTCCGCTTCCGTATCCGCCTCCGTCTCCGTATCCGTATCCGTATCCGAAAACACGGCGACCGCGTTTCATTTTGTGCTCCACACGGCGGACTCCAAAACCCTCATGGCTTCATGCGTGACGTCGATAATCTCAATTACGTCCAACACACGATGCTTAGCAGTGCGCTCTGAGACTCTCGACCCCTCCGGCAATAGGCCATGACGCGCCAGCTCGCTCAAAGTGTTCGCGCCTTTCCACACCCAGATTCGCCTGCACCGAAGAAGTAGAACTTCGTTGTCGCGCTTCTTGGATAGGTACCCGAAGAAAACGCCGGCACCGTAACTCCGTACGATGACCGGGCCCTCCTCCTCGAAAGACTCCGTCCAGAACCCGCTTGCTGGCTTAGCCTTGACCTTACAAGACCGCACGCCAAGCAGTGCCTTGATTTCCTTCAGCTGCCCCAACGTCAATGAATTGAGATCAATTGTAGACATGATAACCTCCGAGGTTCTTATACCCGGAGGCGCGCAGTAATTTACGTGTGTTCGCTCGGGCTGTTAAAAGCGCCGATGCCAGTTGAGCTCTGTCCCAGGCCAGACACCGTTGTTGTATTGTCCCGCATATCCCCGCGGTCCACCTTGTTCATGTCCTCGGTGCGCGTCGGAACATCGCCACTTCGAACCTTCTTGGCCGCCTGATCGAAGGTGATGCCACGAGTAGGAGGCCCTATACGGTTGTTCGGCTGGTCGACGGCCATGTTCGCCTGGGTTGGTACATCACCAGGAGAAGGTCGCACACTCGGCGTCATGCGTGTGTCCTCACCGGAAGTGACAGCAGAGGTCTGCGTATTAGCGCCTGGAACCATCCCCGTCTTCTGCCCTACCGAAATGTCGTCCGAGCCCTTTGTTGGAACCTCGCCCTTGCGGTGCGGGATCTGCGCAGCACCCGGGTCGTCACACGCATCGCCGCGAACGTCCTGAGCGTTGCCCTGTGCATCGGCGTGCTTCCTTTTCCGTAGAGTCCCCTCTCGATCCTTCTGAAGCAGCTTGGAGACGCTAATCGGCCGGCTGCCCTTACGACTCTTGCTGATGACATTGAGGCCATGCGCCGCGGCTATCTTGCCGAGCTCATCAGCGAACGCAGCAAGCGTGACTGGTTTGAGGTCCACGCCTACAGGTTATCAGCCCAAGGTGGAAGAAGGGGAGGCTAGCTCGGAACGCATAAAGAGAAATAATCTTACCCAAGCACGGCCCTAGAAAATTGTAGAGCTTGAACGTAGGCCTGCACCGCTGCCTGCTTCCTTCCACGTGTATCCGCTCTCTGCGCCGCAGCAGATCCCCTTTGTATACCAACAATCGATGAGATAGCTGGTGTCGCTAATCCGAATAGATCGGAAAAGTTCCCAAAGGCGCGTGAGTGGAAACCCTCGACCCCTTGTACAACGCTTGTTCCATCTGTCGACAATGTCAAGTTGGACGACCCAAAAAGGTCCACAAGGCTAGCGATTGGCCGATTCGTGTACGATGAAATCAACGCTTCGATATCAACGTTGGCCTGCCGCGCAGTGGAGTAGAGCTGCACTAGAAATGCGCATGCTTGCTCAACACTCGAGCCTTGTTGTAGCTGCAGTACCCCAAGCGCCTGTCCAGCCGGGTCGTCGGCATCGGTGGCCGTGCTGACGGTCTGCGAGGCCTTCAGCTGCCCCATGGTATTGGGGTTGGTCGCGCTTGTGTTCCCCGCGTTGATGGTCGACTGGTCGGTGATCGCGCCGGTGCCGAAGAATTGCTGGTAGGCCTGTCCGATATTGCCAGACTGCCAGACTGAACCGTACCAGCCCGGCCGAATGTACTCCTCCATCGGCATGTCCGCCGGCGTAGTGGTATAGCTTGTCACAGTCTCAGTCACACTGTAAGCACGGAACATGACTAGCGTGCCCGCAGCCTGCGTCGTGGTGACGCCGAGTGGTGTGAGTATGGCTGCAGGATAAGCACTCGCCGGCGCCGTCACGCCTGTGACCACGCTGGGCCCCGCAGTTCCAGGAGATGCTGCTTGGTACCAGGGCAGGGCGGTCCCTGAGAAGTTGGTCCCGTTGTAGGCCCCGGTGTATGCCTGCGTCACATCCTGTACCGCCGTGATGATGCCGCCATTAGGGCCAAGCGCATTGGGCTGAGGAGGGCCAATTGCCGCGACCACTGTTGTACGGCCAGCAGTGCCAGTCGGCACCATAACAGGCTGTGTGGCCCGAGCAGTTCCCAGGAACTCTACGCTCTCCCACGGCTGCCGTGCATAAGAGCAGTTGAGGTTTGTCTGCCCGGATGACTGACTGAGCGTGTGCTCGACCTCGGTGAGGTTAGCGAGGAAGTGCGCACCGAGCAGATTGTTGATGTCGTTCGTGATGACGCCGCTGTTCTGTTGAATGAGCTGCTGTCGAAGGGCGATGGTATTGGCATCGACGTACTTGTCGATGATGAAGGCAGGGAAGCCGGGTGCCAGCCATGGGTTGAACTTGCCGTTGATTTGCAGCTGTCGCGCCGCGAAGCGATACTTGAAGTAGAGGAAGTTCGTCGAGCGCTGCGCGGGCCCCACCTTGGCCAGCGGGCCCTGTACCGTGCCAGACTCGGCCGCGAAGATGTTGAGCTCCCCCATCTTCTCGAAGACGGGCAGGATGCCGGAGAAGAGTTCGTGGTCTAGCAGATCGTTCGAGAGGATGGCTGCGAGGTCCTTGCCGCCCGTCTTCACCGTGATGCCCTTGGGGGCAAAGTAGAAGCTGTCGAAGAGCTCGTCCTCGCCGAAGAACTCATCATTGGTCTTTAGCAAGAGCCGCGTTGGCTCCTCGAGGAACTTACGGGTGTAATTGAGTGCGTGGTAGTGCTCTGGGAAGATGACATTGCAGCATGGAGGGGCGCTGAACCAGACATCGGGCCGGAAGATCTGGCTGTTCAGTCTAGCGGCCACCGGCTGATTGGTAGGCGTCGTCTCGTTGAAGTTCGCAGCGCTCTGCAATGATGTCATTGCCGTTGTGAGGGACGTGTTGATCTTGCTGATGATACTGGAGTTCGAGCCTGGCACCCACTGCTGCGCGGCCGACTGTGCCTGCTGCAGGGACACCGCGGCACTGGCGTAGTACGCCTTTGCGCCCAGCACCGCCGGCGCCGTAATGGCGTTTGCCGTCTGGTTGCAGGTCGCCACCATCTGCTGGATGGAGGCAATCAGAGAGGCCGCAGCCGAGGCGCTCGAGCCTGCCACTCCAGTCGGCGACGCTGTGAGCTGCCCCTGCACGGCCTGGATACCCTGCAGGAGATTGTCGGCCGTGGTTGCGATGAAGGCGTTGGCCGGGTCCTGCCGCACGCTTGTGGTGGACTGCCCGCTCGGCGTGTTGCCCGAGCCCGGTACGTACATCGGACTAGTGATGGCGTAGGTCTCGTGGAAGATGGCGCTCATGAGCGCATTGATCGCTTGCCTGATGGAGACCTGTTGCCCTAGCCCGCCTAACATGCGCCCGAATAGCGAGTCGTAGCCGGCGGCAAGTAGCTGGCTGGCGGTCGGGTCGTTCTGGTACGCCGTGATCATCTGCGTGATGTGCAGACGGAGCTCGGCGATGGTGAAGAAGATATTCTCCCCAGCGACTTGCGTCTTGTAGTAGTAGCTCCCGCCCACCGCCTCGAGCAGGTGTACGATGCCGCCGAGCAACCCCTTGAGATTGGGATACGAGATGCTTGGCGTCTGAATGATACGGATGATGGCCGAGCCCTCGTCCTCGAGAAAGTCTGTGAAGAGATTGGTCGAGCCACCAGCAAACATAGCCTTGAGACCAGGGCCGAAGAGGTCGGTGTTGTTCCACTGGTAGGCGTAGTCCCAATAGTTGGACCAGTCGAGACACTGTAGAACAAGTGACCGCTGCGCCTGATTCTTCGTCCATTGAAACCCCACCACCTCCCCACCGAAGAACATCTTGTAGCTGCTATTCGTGATGTCCTGCTGCGAGGTCTGACTGACGTTGTTGAACTGGTCAATCTCGTACTGGTTCGGGCTCTGACTGGTGTTCGTGATGGCTGTGCCCATCGGGGAAGGGCTGGCGAAGGGTGACGAGACCTCATTGGGGTCCAAGAAGAAGAGGTGAACTAGCGTACGCGAAAAGAAGCTCGTCGCCTCGGCCAGCGGTGGAATCTGGATGCTGCATGCCGCCGGCGCGTTCGGCACGACCTGCACAGTGGCTGAGATTACTGGTACTTCTACGCCTTCGAGGAATAGGCGCAGTTTCATGCGCTGACCGACAGCAGACATTAGATGTTGAGCCCCGTGACGTTCGTGTCGCTGGAGGAACCCTCGAGTCCGGTGAAGAGGTTGATCTCGTCATCAGGCTCGGTCGCCAATGTTCCGACGCTTACCACCATGGCGAAGGCGCTGGGTGTACCACCCACGTTGATGGATGCGCCCTGACCCGAGATGTTGGCACCGTAGCCCTGGGCTGTGGCTTGCTGCGGCTGAAAGGTGGTGGCTCCTGTGAACTGAAGCAAGGTACCGGGGGTGAGTGGGCCGTCACCTGTGGTGATGCCACCCGGTATGCCGCCGCCAACCCCTGTGCCGGCGATGACACCACCAGAAATCTGCACCCCGTTGCCGTAGGCTGGTGTACCGATGGTAGTGCCCACCGCTGCAAACTGAGTGTTGATAAGCGGATTCGGCTGGATGCTGAGGCTCGCCGATGCGCCAATACCAGAGCCTCCTATGAACCCCAGGCCTCCGTTGATCCCGCCGTAAGTGTTGCTCAGACCAACGCCGGCTGCGACACCGAAACTCGCCCCCACATACGCTCCACCGCCCGTGCCGATGCCTATGCCAACCCCCACGCCAACCCCGAAGTTCGCGCCCATCCCCAGTGCCCCGAAGGTAGATGGGTCATTGATGCTACCACCGTACAGGCCCACCTGTTGGATAGCCGTCGTCGAGAGGTCCGGCGCCTCCGATGTCGAAGGGTCATCCGCCCCAGGTGCCGGCGGCGTCATCCCTGTGAACTCATCAGTGTTATCTGAAATGAGGCTGCGTATAGGTAGTGTTCTAGGGACAGCCGGCAACGGTGAGGTCGTCGGCTCAAGGCTCTCCTGTACGCCGGCGGCAATGGCGTCGAAGGCCTGTTCTTGCGATAGGCCGAGGAGCTCTGGTGGTATCACAAACGCTGTGCCGGTGTTCCTAAACGACGCGCTTTGCTCAGCCTCGTAGAGAGCCACGTTCCCCGTAGGCTGGACGCCGGCAGTAAGCGCCGCGGTGAGGAGGGAGGTTCCACCGAAGCCGTCCTGGAGGGAGGCGCCGATGCCAGCCTGGATCTGTAGCCCAGACTGCAGACTCGAGCCCAGTACACCACCAGGGCCGATGCCGATACCTAGACCAAGACCGGATCCGATACCTTGACCGTAAGGAGAGTCGTATGCGTCCGCTGCGGTCGACGTTACGTCGGGTGGGATAGTGACACTGGCGCGCACTGGGTAGGTGTCACTCCCGATGAAGCTAATGTTTGAGTAGTTCGTGAGGAAGAGGCGGAAGGTAAGCTTCGCCTGCAGCGGCGCCTCGCTCATCTTGGTGGCCTGCGCCATCAGCATGTATCCCTCGACGATGTTGTCGTCGTAGAAGAGGTAGGTCCGAGCGCCCCTCTCTACGCTCTTCGAACCGCGCAAGTACAAGTCGTAGTTCTGCCAGAATTCCGCATACCAGTTGAAGTCGAAGGAATCGACAAGGATGGCGGTCACGTCCAAAAAGCGCGGGCTCTCTCCAAAGAAGAAGATATAGGACTCGCCGAAAGTCTCGACGATCTGGTGCTTCTCCATCCGCGCTTCAGTAACAGACTGCAGGATGAAGTTCGAGTTCTGGGTTTTGAGTCCGCCAACAGCGCCGCTGTCAATGAGGTTGAGCTCATTACCGTTGGAAGTCACCACCTTGAATATGGCGTAGGTGTCGTCCTTGATCTCGAGCCCTCGCAGCGGACGACGGGCATTGCTGATACCCGCCCGACCCTGCGGCGTGACCTGGCCTTGCTGCCGCGTGAAGACGTTGGCGAAGGCGTCGGTAGTGAGCTCGATGTAGACGGCCACAAGTACCTCTATGTGCCCAGGTTGTTCTTGATGAGGAAGTCGCGAAGGGAGCGCGGCGGAACGATACCAGCGTAGGGCTCTCCCTGTCCTAGGGCAAAAGCCTCCGCCTTCACGAGAACCAGATAGGGGTCCTCGATGACGATCTTGTCGCGCATCTTCAGAGTGTAGAGCCTACCGTTCTTGCGGATGGTGACCGCGACCTCTTGTCGACACGGGCCACAGCCAGGCGGAACCCCGAATGGCACGGCGTCAGTGAACAGTAGCGACTTGGGCATGGCCTACTTCCCCGACTTGTTGGCGTTATTGTCCGTGCTGCCTGGCTTGCCGCCTTCTGGATCCGGCTGCGGTCCAATGTCCTTGGCGTTCTCGACGTAGACATTGAGTCGCTTCTGTCCGTTGACCAGGTTGCCGAGGTGCATTGCCATGTCCTCGGTGTTCTTCTTGATGGCTGCCTGCAGAGGGTCCCTGTTCTCTGCATCCTCCATACTCTTTGCCTTCTTGGCGTCAGCAAACCCGGAGCTCTCGGTGACACCGCGGAGACTCTCAGCAGCCCATTTGACATCGCCGCGCCGTGCGGCGCTCGCGGCCTGATGGATCATCTGAATGGTGCCGTCGTCCTTGACCCCCAGCTGCTGAATGGCCTGCTCCGCCCACTTGTCTGAGGCCTCGCGCGTGCTGAGGTCCCCCTTCACATCAACTCCTAGAATGCCGGACAATGTCCTCTGCGCCCCCTTCGGCCCTCGCTTGAAACCGGCGGCGACCTTGCCCTCCATCCCCGCCTCTCTGCTCAAGACGCTCCCCTCAGGCGTGCCCGCGAGTGCGGCCGCAGCTGCCCGCATCTGAGGCACGGTCATGTTGTGCATCAGTGCCTTCTGCGTCTCGGACTCCTGCATCATCTTCTGCATGGTGGCCGCGTCGGCTTCTGCATTCGAAGTGCCGCCCTGCAAGCTGGCCTGGAGCTGGGCCATCCGCTCGCCGCTCATCGCCATGCCGACGCCTGACGCGCCTCCACCCTTCATTAGTTCGTCATGGGTCGCCGAGGTCAACGTGCCTCCGTCAAAGATGCCCATACGCCCACGGGTCTTCAGCTCAGCCCGTCCGGCAACACCTTCACGCGTAGCAATAGCCGATACGTTCTTGGCCCAGGTGTCGCCTACGATAGCGCGCGCGCCAGAGGACATCTTCTCGAGTTCCTCGATAGACATGCCGCTCTCTTTGACTACCTTGTCCAGGTCAGACTGGCTCGCGCCTGTTCGCTTGAGCCTGTCATACCTGGAGGCAGCCAGCGTGTCCTTCTGTACGCTGGTGAGATCCTTGTCGTCGATGCTACCAAGGCGCTCCGCGAGCTCGCCCTGGGCCTTCTCGGCTACGCTGGTGTCGTCGGAGAAGATCTTCTGCGCGAGATCGCGGAAGTCCTTGCTCTTGAGGTATGCGCCCTTCTCTTCGAAGCGAGTGGCCGCGTTGTCGTGGACGATGTTGGCGTAGGCCTTGTCGAGACCAAACAAGTTGGCCTGGTTCTCATACCCAGTACCGCTCTCGTAACCGAAGGCCTTCGCATAAGCGACGTTCTCCTCAGCTCCAGTCGCGAAGCCCTTGCCGTGGAGGTCTCGGATAGTGGCCTCCATACCTTCCGGCACACCGTAGCGACCGGCCAGCGCGCCGCCACCGGTAATGCCTGCACGGGCCTCCTTCGTCGCCATGTACGCAACCTTGTCGGCTTGCGACATCGCGCTCCACTTCTTGGCCTCCTCGGGATTGTTGGTCGCAAGGGACTTGCCGAAGGCCTCGACGCGGTCATCGCCGCCCTTGGGCATCTTGTGCATCGCGTAGGAGAAGCGAATCCAGTCGCTGTCCGAGTCCGAGCCCAAGTTCTGTCCTTTCGCTGCGGCCTGGCTGGCGATGCCCTGGAGCTTGCCGATGTCGGCGAGCTTGGCCGACATCTGCTCGGAGGACATGCCGCGCATGTTGAAGCCAGCCTCGGCCATCTTCCCCACCCCAGACTGACCGTGCATGATGAACTCCCCGATTCCGCCCTTCTGCATGAGCTCTTCGGGCGACCCAAAGAGAGTGTTCTTCAAGCTCTCCATCGCCCCACCCTCGGTGCCCTTAGTCATCCGCTCTTGTAGACTGCGGCCCTGGAAGCCGCCCAGCCCGGCCATGGCCCCACGCGTGAAGCCCTTCGGCCCGCCGATGCCGAAGACCTTGGCAGCGGCGCCCTTGCCGATGGCCCCGCCACCCATCATGTCCTGGAAGGCGTTGTCGATGTCGGCGTTGGCGGTCTGGGTGTAGTTGTCGATGAGGCGGTTCATGAAGCCCTCGACCCATTCAGAGTGAGCGTTGATGAGATCCTGTCCACCCTTCTGCATTTTACTGTTGATCTCGTGCTTGGCCTGCTCGTAACGCTGCTTTACACCCTCTAGTCCCTTGCCCTTCATCATCTGGGCGTTCTGCATCTCGACCTTGTCGCGCTCACCCCCACGACGTTGCTCCTCCATGATACGAGGCATCGCGTTGGCCATCTTGATGGCCTGGTCAACCTCATCACGCCCCATACCGAGCTGACGCTGCGCGAAGAGCATCGAGCGATCATCCATATCGTTGATATCGATACCCTTGGATGCGGCCCACTGCTGCATCTGAATGCCAGGTAGGAAGGCGCCCAGTCGCTCCATCACCGCGCCGCGCAGGCGCCCCTCGTTGCGGATGAAGTTCGCTCGGCCGACGGTCGACTTCATCTTGTTGTCCAGACGCATTGTCTCCTGGATACTCATCCCCCCCGCGAGGAACTCCTGGACCGAGTTCTCGTCAAGGGTGCCATCCTTGCCAGCCATGGAGGCAATCACACGCCGGCCGCGGCCGCTCTGTAGGAAGCTCGCGGTCTTCTGCATCTGACTTGTGGCGTAGGCCTGACGCCCCTCTGCCCCAGTCAGCCCGGTCACGTTGTAGATGTCCTCCTCGTTTAGGACACCCATCTGCACGGCGGTGCCGATCTGGCCTACGGTCTTCATCCCAGCATTTGCGCCCTGCCTGCCAAGACCTCCCATCGCGCGAGTGATCTGGGAGCCTATACTCGCTGCCCCCATGACATCGCTCACCGCAAGCCCACCAGAAACCGCCGTCTGCCGTACAGCGTGTGCAAAAGACGCTGCGTTCTTCATCCCAAAAACGCCCGAGCTCTTAGCCGCGGCAGCGAACTCCATCGCCCCTTCTAGCGTGGTGCCGAGATCTGTCGCCATGGTCTTCAGGCTGGTGACCATATGCTTGAAGCGCTCAGCGAAGTCCTTGACGTCCTTCACACCCTGGGCGAGGCCCATCGTGTTCATCTTACCTGCAAGCTGGGTGAGCTCTCGGAATCCGACGATCTCACCACCGGGCCCGAACTGCCCACTCATGTCCCGTACCATCGTTCCGATCTGAGACATCTCGTTGCGCTGGAAGCCGGACCCACCCTGCTGGTTCCTGAAGTTGTAGGAGCTGCGGAGCGTGGCGTTCAAGTCCATCTGCTGACCTGCGCCCTGCATCATCTGATCGCCTATGTACTTAGCGGCACCGAAGGCCGCCATCCCGCCCAGCATGGCCCCGCCGCCCAGCATGGCCGCCCCACCTAGCCCACCCACGCCGTATCCGGCTATGCCCCCCTTGAGCCCCAGGGAGAGCGGGTCCATCCCCATCAAACCCGCAGCCCCCATCATTAGCGGGGCTCCTACAGCAGCACCGCGGCTCATCATACCAGCCGCCATTCGGTCACTGTGTTCAGCTACACCACCACCGTAGATGCCCGGCCCTTGGCCCATCTGCTGGGCGTACGCGGCCTGGCTCATGGCCTGCTGCTGCCAGGCGCCGTTCATGGCCGCGATCTCTTGCGACGATAGAGGCATGGGGGCTAGCCCAGCCTAGCACGCCCACGGCTGGCAATTCATGTCGAATCCACGGAATAAGGAGGTTGAAGTAGACCCACACATCATGAACGATAAGGAGACCACAATGAACGCATCTGACAACAGTACCAAAAATCAAGCAGACCAGACACGACGCGTACCTGAAAGCGCGTACGTCGCACAGGCCGTAGAGCGTGAGCGGCGAGAAGAGCTGGCTGCACAGAGGACCTTGACGCAGATAAAGGATGCCGTACCGCTCAGCATCTGCGGCGTCTTCCTCACCGGCGTGGTCATCTACGCCTGCGGCGTCGGCGCAGGCGTGAAGAGCGTGAAGGCTATGGGGCTGATCGGGAAAGTACGGTTCCTCTTCAGCTAACCTGGTCAAGTGCCTAGAAGCAAGTCGGCCCAAGGTAGGCCGTAAGAAAGGTGACAGGCCGACCTGTCACCTTTCTTTCCTAGCTGCGCGTCCTACCTGAAAGACCGTATCCTAGAACCTACTCAAACTTGAGGAGAGCACTGGGTTTGATCCTATGCGAACGCCTTCAGAAGGTCCCTTCACAGTAAGGATCCGGCTTGACGGTTCAAGCTCGGGTACAACTGAGATCCCTGGTAACTCCGCCCCTTCTCTGAGGATCGCTAGCCAAGCAACTCATCACCGCTGAGAGGTCCTCAACGCTCCCCGCTGATTTTGCCTCGGAACGTCCGAGTCAAACGAGAAACTCCGATCCCTCAGAAGTAGGGGAAAGATACCTACTCAGAGGGGCTTGTCAAGCCCTAGAAACACCTCCTTCAAGCAAGTTTGAACAACTCCCATGCCAACAGCTAAGAACCCTAAACCAGGCAAAAACCTAGTGGTTTAGGGGATAAGGATGGTGAGAAGAGCCCTACTCAGAACGGGGCGGCCGCAACAAATCACGCGTCTGGGGGATAAGTCTAACGAGGAAAGGGAGGAATCGAATGATCGCAACCACTCTGTGGTTCAGCGCCATAGGCGGAGCAGCGCGCATGGTTACGGGGCTCCTGAACGGGGCCCTCGCTGTAACCGACTGCATGGTCGAGACGAAGCATCGTGTAGAGACAGGCGAAGTCCGTCGTCGGCTGGTTACGCTTCAGCTCTACATCACCAAAGAGGAGTTCTTGGGAATTGCTCAGCACCCCGCGTTCGAGCGCGGGCTGCGAGCCTTGAACGCACTACTCAACAATCCGACAGGGCCACTCTGTAGGTGTCCCACCTGCGGAACAGTGCAGGAGCCACCCGTACCCACACAGTCAACACAACCACAAGAGGAGGAAGTTAATGAGCAAGCCCAATGTCAGCCAGCGGCATAGGAAGCGGCTGGCGGCACACGGGATAGGCATCGACGGAGCGCAAAACTTTCCGCAACAGCGGGATAAGAGCCTTGACCGGACAGTACGTCCACACAACCCACACACAAGAGAGACCACCATGAACACCAATACGCAGACCGAGAAGCCCCATACTCAGAACGACGTCAGCCGCGAACCGCAGGTCAGTGCGGCATCAAGCGAAGGCATCCTCGGCGCGACCATCGCCGACACCAACGCCGCCGTGCACAAGCAGCAGGTGCTCAACCAGGAGACCAACCGCATCTGCCATGAGCTCTGGGGTGTGCACGCTAGGCAGAGCACGATGCGGGCAAAAGTCACGAGCGGAGCGCTCACCTTCGGTCTTGCTGCCGCCGGCGCGGCTGCAGGGGCTGCTGCGGTGGGGTTGCTGTTGAACCGCGCTGCTCCGTCCCCGACCCCCGAGGCGCTCCCCCAGGTACCGGTTCCTGGCATCAAGAAGTAGCCGGCGCCCACGAAGAGTGCTCCCCCGCATAGGGGGACGCGCTCTTCACTAGCTACGTGTATGCGCAATTACTACCACAATAACGGCATAAGAGATTTGAAGGCCACCTCCCACCCGCGCTGTACTGGGTCTCCCAGCGTAGAGTGGAACAGTCTTCAGCATGCACACCCCCTCATCCACCCCACGGGTGGGTGTGCATGTTTTTAGCTACGGTGCATAGAAGTAGTTGCTGTCAAGCCTGACCACAGTTATGGTTACCAGTGAAAGGAGGACACCATGTACACTGACTTCGAAACCAGCTTGTACGAGTCGGCCTACGAGGCGCTCCTCTTCCTGAAGGTTTCACTGGAAGAGAACGGACAGGCCGACGTAGCAAGCTACTTTGAGGGGCTCGACCCCATTTGCGACCAGAGGACCAGCCTCACGGCCCGCTCACGTCTACTTGCTGCGAATCGACACATTCGCGGCATCGCCGTTCGGCACCTGGGCACACTTGCCATGAACGCGCTCGACCGTGCGCTAGAAACGCCAGTTTTTCTCGCTGCTGGCTGACTCAAACAGTACTGCAAATACCTCCCATAAAAGGGATAAGAAACATGACGGCGGAACAACCCGCTGCGTGGGAGGTGTCATGCATTTGTATGAGATCGCAGAACGCGTGAAGTACGGAATTCCTATCGTGCGCGACGGAGAACCGCGCCTGCAACGACCTGTTGGATGTCCGCAAGATATACGGCTTCACCCGAAACTCATTGCGGTCATCGAGGATACGGACCCAGCCGTAGAGCTACGTCTCGAACGGGCCTCGCCGGACTTCGCACCACATAACCTGCTGCTGCTCAAATCACCAGCGCACGGTCACAGAGACCGGCAGGTGCTCGTTCACGTGATAACAGCTGGTGGGGTGGGCGGCAAGGCTTACCTTACAGCAAACGTACTCGAAGAGCAGATGGATAGAGGCTGGGTCAGGAGAAGGCCTAGGAGCTTTCCTCCTATAGGCGTGCAGCCGTTTTGCACGGATGAGGAACTGGCGCGCATTCGAGAGGGTGTGGATATCTTAGACGTGATGCTGCTCATGAACCCGGGGGCGAACTTCTGCATCCGGCGAACAGGAAACCTTGAAGGGGCTCAGCCTGTTCTGCCCGTTCGTTGGAATGGGGCATGGCTATCAATAGACGGGCAGAACGAGGAGATTGAGCGTAGACGTCAGCCCGCGCGAGCAGCGGTAGGGGCGCTGGCCTTTGCGAACAACTGACCAGGCGTAGCGTGTACGGATTCAGCCGGTTGCGCATGTTGCGCGGCCGGCTTTTCCTTAGCTACCGATGGCGCTTTCGGCTTCTTCTCTGCCTTGCGGTCGGGAGACAGGCCTTTGACCCTCTTACCGATCTGGTCGAGCACCGCGCGTATGGTCCGCCTGCATGGTGTGCAGAGGTCCTCGAACGACACCTCGACGGACGGCTCACCGAGGGCAGCGTAGAACGCAACGGCCTCGTCGCCCGCCTCGGGCTTAGCCAGCTCGTCAGGCGCCGCCTCCTGCAACTCCACACGCTCACACCTAGAGCACTTCGTTTCGTACTTCAGAACTCTCGCCATTCGCCTTCTCCTTTGTGGGTATCACTACACCAGGAAGGGATACCCCGTCACGCAGATTGATGACCCACCATAAGAAGGTCTTGAGGATAGCTTTCTCGGACCTGACGATAGGTTCGTTACGCACCTCCGCCACTGGCCGAGTGAACCACTGCTCGAAGTCCTCAATGAGCCTCTCTACCTGCTGCTCCAACTCCGTCATGGCAACTCCTATCCGCAACGCGGAATAAGGATGGTGAGGAGACCCACCATGAACAACAATCTCATCATCACCGACAAGGCAGTACTAGGCAAGAACGAAGTTGGCATGATGCTACAGCACATCCGGGCTTACGCTAACGAGCGCAAATACTACGAGGCGCTACTACTCGCCTGCGTGCTATATAGGAAAATCAGCTACGTTCTCACAGCCATAGAAGAACGGCGACTCCGTCTGGATGCTCAGACCATCAGCGCACTCTGCGACCTCGGGGATAGCATTCGCGAACTGACTTTAGAGCTAGTCGGCGCCGAGCCGCAGGAAGTCCCGCCCTGGATTGAAGAACGCTTAGCGGGCCGGAGGTAAAAAAGGACTGGCGCCCTGCTTCGGCAGGGCGTTATTCTTTTCTAGCTACTCATGAACCGAATTCGCGTTGTAACTCACGACGACGTGCCCTTCCTACTGGAACTGGAGGGCAGACTTTTCGAGAACTCCATGAACGAGACCATGCTCGTACGTGAGCTCGAGGTGGGAACTGGGCTTGTCTGGACCACGCCGGGTGGTGGCGTCTACGGATACGCCTTGGTGCGCAAGGCAGGCGACCAGCTCGACCTCACCCGCCTCGGCGTCGCCCCAGAGGCGCAGGGGCTCGGCATCGGCGCGAAGCTGCTACTGGCCGTCATCGTACAGGGCAAGACGGTCATCTTGACCGTTAAGAAGGACAATAAGAGGGCCCTACGTCTCTACCGTCATCACGGCTTCGAGATCGTGGGGTCCCTCAACGACCACGCGGCGTGGGTGCTACGACGGGACGCGCAGCAGGGCGTGTTGGATGGTGATGCGTGTGCAGGGTGTGCGGTTGAATCGCCCCCGGCTGCGCCACCTTCGGAGACGACATAGCGCCCACTACGTAGGACGCGCTGCAGTTCCCACACTTCATCACACGCTTTCCATTCGGCATGTGCTGCGCCGTGCAGTTGCCCGAGCACTTGGGGCACTTCAGGCGGCCCACCCCACCGGCAGGCGTCTTCGCGATGACGTTGCCACGATTGTCACGAACAGATCGGATGATTCTCACTGACCGCCTCCGAAAATAGTAGGTTGTTCCTGGCCCGCGTCTGAGTCTAGCAGAATTGGTCCGGGACCGTGCTCTTCCTGCGTAGTTTCCTTGGCCACCAGCTCCTCGATGTACTCTTTGAGGTAAGCATTCCAGGAGACCTGCTTCAAGAACCCGCCTGAGTTCACATCGACGAGCTTAAGGAAAGGCGACGATGTGCGCACGTGCTCAACTACGCGTCGTAGCACTTCGAGTTGTGCCTCAACCATTTTGAAGCCGTCGCTGAACGCGCTCGTATTCGTGTTGAAGGCATCCTCGAGTTGCTTCAGCCGCTCCTCGAGCATGCTGAACGCGACGGCAACCTTAGGTTGCGGCCGGGGTGCCTTCGGGCGGCTCTGGCTTCCTCTTCTTGCCTTTGCGCTTCGGTCTCGCTGCGTCATCCTTCTTGTCCTTGGGTTTTGGTGGGAGCTCGTCAGGTACCAGAATACCGCCGAGGCCATTTTCTTCAACCACATCCCCCGGTCGCCAACCGTACCTGTTCATCTGACCGTAGTGGAAACTTTCCACGGTGGCTAGAACTGTACTGCAGTACTCCAAGAACTCAGCCTGAGTTACCTCGTTCGTATTGGAGGGCAGCGAGCCGCTAATGACCTTCTCCGTAGCCGGTGTTTCGTTGTCGACGAACTTGTCGAGAACCATCCGGTGGAGCTCCATGGTGATCGTCCGAAAGATGGCGTGATGTCGATAGTCTGCCACGGCTTTGTCCAGTTCCTAGCATACAACCAGCATCATGCCTGCAGGAAGGCCCTGATTCGTGTCGGCATTGTTGCGCCGCCGGACACATCTTGCAGAAGGTGCGCTAACGGATAGATTACAACTTCAAGCTTCTTACGCACAGCTTGTAGCTTCTCACCGCCATGCTGCCGCGCATGTTCGAGACTAGCAGCGACACGTAGATCAAGCCTGGGCCTCTTCATATAAAGGTCGGCATTGAATTCCAGCGTGCGCATCCAACGGTAGATGAGCTCTGTCCAACCGGCTGTCGTAAGCCGTGCAAAAATCTCACCCACCATGTTATCGCCCTCCCAAGTCGTGCCGCATTGGCCGCAGACGCCGTGCCCATATCCCTGCGCAGACGGTGGAATCAGTGCCTTGAGCGGCAGGATCTGCCCTTTGAACTCCTTCATGCAGCGCGGGCAGCAGAAGCATTTTTCGTCGCCGCCGCCATGCAACTTCGTTCCGCTCAACCACAGACTGATCGCACCAGGGTAAGCCTGACCGCTTCTGTATGTAGAGCCGAACATCATCTCCAACTTGTACTTCGCCCGCTTCTTCTCAGAAAGCAGCTTGTCGAGAGCAGCCTGCCTCTGCTTCAGGATATGCAACTCCTCCGCAGACAGCGTTGGCGCCTTCCCGATATCCAAGTCCTCTCCATACTTGATGGCCTCGGAGACGTGCGGCATCTAACCACCCATACCCTTCCTCATCACAGCCAACGGCCCAACTGCCACTGAACCGACAGGTCCAGCGCCACGCCTGCCACCCGCCGTATCATTCGAGCTGCGACCGTAGAGCCGTACCTCTTCTGGCTCTGGGCGTTGTGCAACAGGGGCGCTCTTCAGCACATGGATGATCTCGTCGAAGTGCTTCTCGAGCTCATCTGCTTGAAGCAGCCAGCGTCTGGCAAATACAACCTTGTCGTTCTTGAGCATGTAGACGTCCGAGATGTCGGCCGACCATGGGCGCCCGCGCTGTACAGCAGCGAGCGTATTGTGGACGAGGATAAGATAGTTGCCCACATTCATGCCCTGCTTTGGAACGCGGCCAACGACACGCAACTTCTTGCCAGGGACCGTCCAGGTATGGCTCAACACCTCTAACCCAGACTTTCTGTGTAGGACTTTGAATAGGTCAGCCTCCGTGGCCATTGACCACCTCTCTTGGAGTACAGACCATGAAGGCCTTTCTCCCCCCGTACCAAAGCTCGTGCACGTCCTTGAAGAAGACGTCGCCTATAGCCGTTCTGAGGAACGTCGTACCGTTGGTGAGAACATCGAAAAGGCGCTCCCCAGTCCAAGCAACGACGTACTCCCCCATCTTCGACACACAGTAGCTGACCTCGAACTCTACAGGTTTGACGCTCTCGACAGCCTCCAGATGCAGCACGCCGTCTACGTGAGACTCGAGGTACTCATGAAGAACGTCAAGGTCAGTCTCACGAACAACCGTATACTCCTGACTTTCGAGAGCGTCGGCAACGATCTTGGCTGCAAGCTCGAGCTCCTTTGGCTCTTCCACCTCGGCATCGCGGTCGATGGTAACGCTGAAGCGCTTAATCTCGCGCAGCATGTTGGGCGTGATAAGCCCTGCCTTGAGCACAGCCTGGGTCATGGGTGTCATAGTTTCACCTGCGGAATGACGATCTTGTAGCTCTTTTGGACGTCAATGAGCGAAGCCGCCCTAGCGAATGCTGTGCACAAGAGCAAGCTCTCATCAGGGATCTCTCGGTCGGTCAGGAAGGGCAACCCAAAGAGCTCCTCACGTGAAGATAGGCTGAGCTTCGTCGACGACGCGTACCAATCCCAGAACCGTGACTGTACGCCGGCGACCCAGGCAACAGGGAAGAGGTGATCGACGGCCGCCATGTCAAAGAGCTGGCCTAGCGCAGTAGGAGCGTGCGGGCTGGGGTCAACGAGCTCGACCGCCTTACCGTTCCGCACCACCATATACGGACGCAGGGTCTCGAAGTCGGTAGAAAGCGGCAGCTTCTCCTCACCCTGTCGGGCGAAGTAGCGGTAGGACACCTTACCGCGAGCATCGATCTCAATGCCCTGCACACGCGGCCGCTTGAGGATGTCACGCACCACACGCAAGAAGCCCTCGATGCCGGTATTGCGCGGTACCTCGATGCTGTCGTTGATCTCCTTGTACTCACTCATTAGATCTGCTCCGCCTGTTGACTTCCATGCCGCTCAAGCTGATCTGCTTCCACCGCCTGCGTCAGCAGCTGCACGATGAGCCCGGTCAACGAAAGCTGCCGGCGTGCAGCGACGCGTTCAGCACTCTTCTTCAGACGTGCGTCAATGCGCATCTGGACACGGCTGTCTTTCATGCGCTCTTGCCTGTATCGTCCACGAACTTGATCGCGTCGAGGTAGTCCCTCAACCCTGGTATCGCCTTGTGGTAGTTGCAGATGAAGTCGAGGGCCTCGTTGTGCGCGAAGTTGAGAGTCTCGTCGTTCATCGGCTTGCCTTTGAGCTTCGGTCCCACCGCCTCCTCGACCTGCTTCTTGAGGTTGTTGTCCATCGCGCAGAAGGCGGGGAGCCACATGAAATTCAGCCCCACCTTACCCGGACCCTCTCTTACGATGAGTCTCATCGCTGCCCCAGAATGAACTTCACGAAGGGGTGGTTGGCGGTTTCGTCGTCTACCTCTGCCGAGCCAGGTGGCATGCGCCCCCTACCAAATACCGCCTTGCTCATGACCGCAGCCCTGCCACATACCGCCTTGCTCATGACCACAGCCCTGCCACCATGTCTACGGTAGACTGGGCCTCCCTGTAGGATGTCGACGGTCTTGGCGAGCCAGGCATCCTCAGCCTTCTCCTTCGCCCGCCTGTCTAACGTGGCGTACTTGTAGACCGCCCAGGCACGGAACGGACGGGAGAGCCATGCATACAGACGTGCTCTCCACGTCCGCTTCATGTTGTAGCCGCGGTGAGCGGTTTCAGCAACTGCCCGCTTCTTCTCCACGAGAACCAACCAGAACCAGACGCGCAGCCACGAGACCAGACTCTGTTGCTTCACCAGCTTCTCGCGCTCTTCCGCGAGCATCATTTCTAATTCCTTCTGTGTCTTCTCGTCCATGACGTACTCCTAGTCGACCCACAAGAGGTCGCGCGCTCGTACCATGACCATCCCCGGCTCGACTTCGGAGACGATCCTCGAAACTTGCTTACCCTGCTGGGTCTCGAAGTTCTCGCGGAAGAAGTAAACGTGGTCGCCTGCGACGCAGTCGTTAGGCACCCGGATGTCCGGCCCATCCTCCACCGGCATCCAGCATCCTGGGCCTGCCCGCTTGATGATGCCTGAGCGCAACCGCTCCTGTTCGCTGGCGGCGACCAAGATAATGCCCGTATTGGACTGCTCGGGCACTTTGTCGAGCTCGATGATGAGCCAGTCGTGGAGGGGGCGGACGGTCATGCATCACCTCCGTCCATCGGATCGACCGCGTCCTTGTCTGAGACAGAAGGCGTGGTCGGCGCGGAGAGGCGCCGCGACTGCTCCTCACGGAAGCGCCGCTCGAAGAGCTCAGACAGCCAGCTACCTTGCGCGAGCGACTTCAGCGTAGCGGCGTAGTTCTCCCCATTGGGGGCACGATGCCAGACGCCACCGATCCGGTGGACAATCTCGGTGTGCTCCTTGCCGCCGTCGTCTACCCAACTAACGGCCAGTACATCCACCGTACAGAAACGAGTGACGGTTCTGGGTGAACCGCTGCCGGTGGAGAGCTGGTCCTGCGGGACCATGACTCCAGTCGGACGGTTGTTCATCGGGTTTCCCATCATAGTGCTTGCTCCTTTTCTCTCTTGTACTTTTCGTACATCTGCCGGAGGGCGTCACGTGTAACCCACGGCCTGCCTCCGTTCCAGGCACGCGGGAAGAAGAACGTACTGGTCAACGTCTCTTTGAGCAGGTGCTCTGTCGAGACGTACCCCCACACTGTATTGCACGTAACCTGTATACGACACAGGCAGCGTTTGCCGCACCGAAAGACAGACTTGAAGGAAGCGCCCGCACGATCAGGGTCGTTTAGCAAACCAGGCGTGGTGAACGCACCCCAGAAGCCACAGCATGGGCACTCGAGCTCGTATCCACGTACCCTGAAGTAGAGCTGGTCACCGAATGCGTCAGCCAAGACATCATCACCCACCCTCAGAGGTGGCATGACGATAGGTACAGTGGCCTCGTGCACCTTACGCACCTCCCCCGATGGGCTCCTGTCTGGTACCGACATCGCCTGCACAGCAGCGAGCGGATTGGTTCGGATGAGATTCACCGTCGCGGGGTCTAGCCTATGCGGCTGTAACCCATCGCGGTCGGTGCGCCTGATGATGACATCGATGGGCTCCTCATCTGGCCAGTTCTTGAGGGTGTCATGCAGCTTGGCGATCATTTCCTTGAAGGAGAGGAACTCGAACTCACCCTCCTCAGTGATGAGCCCGCCGTCGGCACTGAGGATGTGTCCAGTCGATGTGGTGACACCAACAGCCGACGACGCCCGCTTGTACTCCAGCGCGACTTCTACGCTCATCGATTTGTCCCTTCTGCTATAACCTTCTCGGCGTACATTGTGGGGCGCACGATGCGGTAGATACACGCGCCCTCCGCGCCGGCGCCGAAGTACACCCGCGTCCCATCCCAGAGCTCGAGACTATCGATAATGGTGCGCCGCATCCCAGTAATGCTTGTTCCCACAACCTTGCGCACGGGCTGTTCAGCAAGTAGTTTCTGCACGGACTCCAGAGCACAGTCCTGTTCCTCGGGCAGGCCAAAACCGTTGAAGGCCGCGAAGGCCTCATGGGGGGTGAGGTCACGTAGCTCCATAAGCCCTAACGCTTTAGGGTCAGCTCTAGTTTCGGGCATCCCGGTCATCATCTTGTCGCATCGCGGACAAGGAAATCGATCCGGCCAGAAGTCACTGTCCTTGCCTACCATTTGATTGGTTTCCTGGACGGATCTCGAGTCCACGCGCACCGGCAGAACACGAATGGCTAGACCGCAAGGCATGCAAGCAACGATGATCATATGGACCCCACGCCATCGTCATTCGTGTTGCTATTCGAGGTGATGCTCTCCGGTGCGACGCCGTTCGACTGAACGACGGGATAGCCAAAGTTCGACATCGGCACTGTGCGTGATGGGACTACAATCTTGCCGCCCCTGGTCCGCTGCATATTCGAACGTGCTGCGGGCTGCGCCGGCACCGGCTCGTCGTCACTGACGTATCCCGGATCGGCGTCGTCACCACCATCTTGGCCGCCAAAGATACGTGGGGCGGGCTCGTCCTCTGCCGTCGGTAGTGGCTGCGCTTTTACATTCCGTAGTGGTGGCTCGACGAACCCCGCCGGTTCAGGCTCTGCCGCCGGGCGGTACTCGGGCACGGACTCCGCAGACGACGGACGCACAGCGGAACGCGGCTGACCGTTTTGGACGACGGACAGGCCCACCACGGCCGCGGCCGCAGCATCGTCGATGGCAGCCCTGATCTGCTTGCCGTCGGGCAGACGTATGAGGAGGAACGTTACTGTGACGTTCTCCTCGAAAATCATGTCTTGGCTTACACCCGTAATGCTGCAAGCGAGTTCCATCGTTACCTAACTACCGGTGGCGTAGGTTGATGCGCACGCGCCTGATCCGCCAGGGCCTGACTGGTTTTCTGTAAATGACGGCCGACAGAGTCGGCTAACACAACGAGGTGCTTGCCTGTTCGATGTGAATTCACAAGCAGCAGGCACTGCGCCCACTGCTGCCCTCGATAGTCCTCTGTCGGAGGCGGCGTGATGAATGCCATACAGTCCGGTCCGCACACACGTGCCCGATCCTGGAAGCAGTTCAATGCGTTAGGCGGCGTGGTCTGTTGGTGGTTCGCCATGCTTCTCCCTTTCGATCTTCTGCCGCTCGGCGACGATGGCCTTACAGACGGCCTGTGAGACCGAACCCATGTACCGCGAAAGCGTACGCACGATCTCGGCGTGGTTCTTCTTGGTCGGTACCTCCATGAAGCCCCACTTTATGAGCAGCTGACCTACTGCCTGAGCGAAGTCACGCGTTAGTACCTTCCTCATATCCAGGAAGAACGCCTTGAAGACCTCCTCGGGCGAGCCCATGTCGTGCGTGAACCGGAAGGTGGCGAGCTCCTCCACCTGCCCGGTCCATGTGCAGATATTGCACTTCGCAGCCCCACCAGCGAGGGTCGACGCCGTAACGTCGGCAGCCCCGCAGGTGGGACAAAAGTAACCAAGTGCGTTCCCGTTAGCTGGTTCCATCTAGACAGGCACCACCTTTCCGAGCTTGCTGTAGATCTTCTCCAACTCCGCAGGGGATTTGGTCTTGCCTTCAGGCCGCTCTCCCATAGCGCGCTCCACAACTTTGGTCTTGAGTCGACTACGCATCTTGTCCTTGGCCTCCCACATAGGCTTGATGGACAGCGTGCCCTTCCGCACCTCGTCTCTGAGGATCTGGATGTGTGTGCTGTCGTTTCGTTTCTTCTGCGTCTCGTGCCAGGGGAAGGCGACCTTCATGTAGTCGTCGAAGACTTCCTTGCCCTTTTCCTTTGCGATGATTGCCTGCGCGAGCGCTCGAAGCCTGGCGTGCTCGATCTGTTCCTTCTTGAGCACGTAGAGCATGAGGATAGACTCCCGAGGCGACCCTCTTGCGGGTGGCTCTCGCAGCGACGCGAACAGCAAAGAAGCTCGCGCCCAGCCCTCGGGGGTCTCTAGCCATTTCCCAGTGTGTCTGCCACGAAGAGTTTACGAACGCGGATGTCGAACCAGTAGTAGTTCACACCGATGCTGGCGAGCATGTGAAAGGGGAGCCGAATCACACGCTCGAACTTCTTCAGGAAGAGCTCCTCGTCGAAGTTGTCATCGTTGTCGAGGTGCGTTGGGAACACCTGCCCATTGATGCTACGCAGACCAATGGTGAGTCCCATGAGAGAGAACTTATCGAGCAGGTAACGTTCCGTCACCTCGATACCCCTGCTCTCGAGCATGATCATCCGTTTGATGGCGAGGTCCTCATCGCCACGCATCGACTGATACTCCGGCTCGAATCTATCCGGTATGATAGGAACGCGCTGCGTGACGAAGCCCTTCACGATGATGTCCGTGAGGTCGAGCGGTTTGCAGCGTGCTTCGATGATCTTCTGCTGGTCCTCGTTGTTGATGATGTCCTTCATCATCATCTCGCGGAGGGTGTTGTAGTCGAAGTCGTCCAGCCTCTTGAGCCGCTTGACGGCTTCTGTGCGCTCCTCCTCCGTCAACGTGGGCCTGGTCTGTGGCCCGTCAGATGGAGTGTTACCTAGCCGACCTGCTGCGCCTGCTGCACTCTCTGCAGCTGCCTTCTCCGTGGAGCCATCTTTGGACTCGGCCTGTTCCCTCACTTGCTGCGCGGCCGCTATGGTCTCAAGATCGGTGATGGTCTCGGGCTTCAGCCCACCGGGGCGTGCGCCCAGCTGTTGCGGAGGTATTCGCTTGCCCCCGCGGATGACGCCGTACTTCATAGCGAGGGCTGGGTTCGAGGACGCGTACCGAGCTCCCATCCCATCCTTGAAGGCCGGGTCCTTGATAGCCTCATCGGGTAGTACGTCCGCCGGCAAGATAGGATTCGTCGGTGGACGCTGCTGTTGAGGAGTGGGCATTACCCGTGGCATGGGCGGTCCTTGGAAGAGCCCACCTTTGGGCTGAGGGGCCTGCTGCGGCATCTCATCTGCGCGCTGCATCGCCGCCTGGTCGGCCATACTCATCCCCTTGACCGCAGGCTGATCGAGCCTAGGGATAGAGGGAGGCGGTCCGCCAGCAACCGGGGTAGCGTAGCGACCTGTAGGCTGCCGCTTACCGGCTGCCGCAGCATAGGCCAAAGCCCGAGGGTCAGTAATGCCAGGCGCCACGATGGGCCCTGTCATACTTTGCCGAGGAGCGCCAAAGCTGGTTGGCGCGTTGATGTCCTTATGGACAGGCTCCGTCGGCATGGCCGGAAATACCGGACCAGTAGCCTGCATTTCAGGGTTGCGCTTCATGGACTCCTTCTGCGTACTGACAATGTACACATCAATGCGTAGCTAGAAAAAAGCGCCGGGTCAATAGTAACCGGCGCCTCAGGTCAAAGTACTTGCTCGAGAAGTAACGCTTGCAGCCGTTCCATCGACATCCCATCAGGCGCCGAGATGACGTGCGCAATTAGCACATCCTTCAGTCGCGGCGGCGGGTCGTTGGGCTTAGCTAGCCTACCCTTAAGGAAGATGTACGGGCCGTGCGAAAAGGTCAGGTCCCCCTCTTTCGCGTGGACCTTCAGGAAGCTGTTGAACGGAAAGAGTTCCTTCAGCGGCATACCCTGCGCCACGAGGATAGCTTGGGCGTGGCCGATGAAGAACTCGGGAATCTCCACGCTTTCCCAGCAGATGACGTCCAACTCCTTTCGTACAAAGCGCTGTGTCCTGAACTCGAACGCGCGCGCGTACCCGATAACCCCCGACCATCCTCCACCGTAGAGCTCTACTTTGTAGGTATCTTCGACCAACCGATCGGCTCCACAGGGGGTGGGGGCGTCGGCTCGTTCATGACCTTCATCTGATAGCGCTTGCATCGAGGACACCTCCCTACGTCTGGATAACCAGGGTCGTGCGGGATGGCGGAGCCCCTCTTCCAACCGGCGCTTGGCGCCTGCTCGATATGAAGGACCCCGCCACATCCAGGGAATGTGCAGGCCAGCTGGTACTTGAAGAAGAGATTATTGACCAGCTTCGGCATGCGGTCAGTCTACTGTAACGGCGCTCTCAGGGATTGCAATGAAAGGCGTAGCGTTCCAGTATTTCACGCCACGGCCTACGCGCAACTCCGCTCCGTGCTCCTTGTGCATGCAGTGCCCCACGGTATAGCCCGTGAGATGGTCGGCTACGGAGTCAGCTCGCGTGCACATATTCCACGATGAGCGCATCACGCTAAGGCCCTCACGAAAGCATGATACGCGATCCTTGACGTGCTCCTTGAAGGGCGAGTGGACTTGCATCAGGCAGATAGCCTGACCCCCATCACCGAGCTTTGTCATATTGTCGACATCCTCAGCAAAGCCGCCGCTCTCAAAGCCAGCGAAGGATAGAACAATCATTCCCGTCTGCGGACGGGATCCGAACTCGGGATGCTTGTTCTGTGGGTCGAGTGGAAGCGGCGCATCGGCCATAACGACCGTAGCAAGGTCCGTCGCGATGGACTGGTAGCGCTCGAGTGTCTGTGCCTCGGTCAGCGCAGCAGGCTGATGAGGCTTCACGAAGTCATGATTCTTGAGCGGGTACCAAGAAAGCATTGCTGCAAGGAAGTACGCTGCGAGTGCTTGAACGTTCATGATGTTTCCTCTTTCGGTCTGTCAGGTTGTGCTGGCGGGGCGGCATTCCCACGTGCGTTCTGCAGTTGAATGATTGCTTCGAGTACCTCCTTCTTGGACAAGTCCGGTGATGCCGCATCGTTTGGTCCCAGTACCAAACGGCGCTCGACAATAGAAATCCGAATCGATTCGCGCAGCATGACAAGCATGCGCTTGAGCTCACCTTCGAGACGCGCCTCTATCCTGGCAGCAATCTCGAAGCAGGTCGGGCAGACGTAACAGCCGGCGAAGATCTTCGCGGCAGTCGCCTCGACCTGCTTCTGGCAGTTCAGGCAGGGGAGCCCGTCCATTTTACTTCGCCGTCGTAGCTGAGCGTGTCGACAATGCGGGCAGGCATGGAGAGCACCGCGCCGCTCACGTTCACGATAAGCACAGAACCCGCCACGTTCCAGCCGCTCTGGTTGATCATAGTCTGGAGGGTGGCACGAGGGACGTCAGGGAAGCTGTATTCGCTTCCCTGTTTCGTCTTCACCGTGACCGTCGTGTTGCCTTCAAGAACCATCCAGATGCTCTCCAAGACCCATCGAAGGGTCTGAGAGTAGTACATCGCGGTCACGAATCAAGGCCTCTTCTACTGCAACCTTGTCGATGAGGAGCTCCATGTTACGTCGCTCCTCCTCGATGGCCTCGCGCAGGTACTCTTCTTCTGCAGGCAGATCCTCGAGAGCCCACTCGAGCTTCTTGTAGATCTCGAGCAACCTACCTGCAGTGAGAGTCATGCGTTTCCTGTATCCGGACCGACGAAGAATTGCAAGATGGGAGTCCAGCCGAGAAGGGCTGCTGGGTCGCGTGTTACGAGGATGTTCTGGGCGTTGGGCGTACGCGCATTGACCACCGCCATCACGTCAGCCTGCGTGATGGGCCTCGAGATGAACTCGAGGTAGTAACGGAGGTTGGGCGGCCAGGTCTCGGGGAAGTTCGTGCCTGGCGGCAGCGGTGCCGTAGGGTCTTGCCATTGTATATTTAGGCCGTAACGCGTGATGCCGTTCTCCCTCTCGATCTGACGTAGGAAGGAGTCGAGCTGCACAGCCTGCTGCTGCTGTACTACTGGGTTACGGCTGCACGTACCTCTACGTGCCAATGCGATGAGGGCTTCGTACTCTTCGGTAGTCAGCGTGAAGGTGGCCATGTCGTGATTGTACTACTTGCTTGGCACGGCAGTCGACGGCGGCCAAGGTACGTTGTACAGCTCTTTGGGCAGACGGCCTAGTGCAATCTCTCTTTCTGTCCAAATGACTCCGCAGATGTTCCAGAGGATGGCCGCGAGGTGGTCCTCGGTGCGGTCGCCGTCCTTGAACTGGTTCATGTGCCGCTCGGCGGAATCGATGAAGCGACCGAGCTCCAATCCTTTCTCCCAGTTGCGGTCGCCGTACTTCACCGCACCGTTCTCGTAATGCTTCGCAAGGCGCTGGATTGGGTATGAAGGAACAAGGTCGAAGCGCCCCTTGCTTACGGACACCTCGCGCAGGCCGCCAGTTATGGACGCCTTCTTCTCGCCGCCGTCATCTCTGACCTTGTCAAACATCAGCTAATCCTCCCTTCCAGTACCGACCGCTCTACATCCGTGAGATTCCACTGCGCGAGCACGGCGTACATGTGCCCGTGCACATGCTTCAGAAGAATGGGGTCGACCGGCGGCGCGTGTTCCCAAACCGCCTCGAAGAGAATGTGATACCCATAAAGGTCACCTGCAGGACGTAGATGCGCTGGGATGCTGGGCACGACGGCTTTTACTGGTAGTTGTGGAAGATCATGCGACTTGCGCCACTCTTGATTCTGAAGGTTTGCTGTGAATATGCGCAGCGGATACTCCGAGCACCCGTCAGTTAGCTCACGATCGCGGTGTCTGGTGGTCGCACCCCAACTCTCAGGAGAGAACTGGAATGTATTGTAGTACGCGTACCAAGTAAGATGACAGTGCTTCCAGTGCGCACCAGCAAGAGCGAGGACTGGCAGCTGCTTTACCTTATCCAGACCGGCTTCATGCAGCACTGATGAAACGTTGATGAGACGCATACCCTGCGCCATCGCATGGTATGACTCCATGAGCGTCTCGTCTTCCTTTTCGATGAGGCTCTTCGCGATACGCCCAGCACGGAAGATCTTGCCGCCCTCGACGACGTTCTCGTTGGCCTTCTTGAGGCGCTCGGCGCGGTGCTCGCGCACCTTCTTACGATAGTCCTTGTAAAGCGCCCGAGCGACGGTCGGGCTCATCTGCATCGTGGTGATGTTCATGTCTTCTTCTCCATGAATCCGCAAGCCTCCAGCTCTGCTGGCCTAAGACCTGCCTCTGGCATGAAACGACAGCGCTTTACGCCGTCAGGCCACTCGATAGGGTCATTCCAGGAAGCCTCATTACGCGAGTCGCGTTCCAGCGGGCGCGTGACGGCCGTGCCATGCGTCAGTGAAATGTAGACGACGTCGAGGTCGCCGTTGTGATTGTGCGTCGCTGCCTGGCAGAGCCAGGCATAGCGACCGCCTTTGTAGTGCCTGTACGGAATCATCGTGCCAATGCCTCCAGGGAACCGGCGCCTGTTATGGCAACAATGTGCTGCTCGTTGTGGATACCTGCCTGCGTGAGCCACAACAGGCCCTCACGATTACGGTAATCCATGTTGTAGAACACCTTCTGCACGCCGCCGAGGTTCACAAGCGCCTTCGCGCACATCTTGCACGGAAGATGCGAGCAGAATACGATCTTTGGACTGCTGCGTGGCGTGCAGCAATTGATGACTGCGTTGACCTCCGCGTGCAAACATCCACATGCGCCTACGGCAGCCTCACCATGCAGGTCGCAGTCGTTCGGCCCGCCCGAGGTACTGCCGTTGTAGCCGGTACCGTAAACGTATCGAAAGTCGGGGCTGGTGATAATGCACCCCACGTTCAGGCGGGCGCAGGTGGAGCGCTCGGCCATCATCAGGGCGAGACGCATGTAAATGTCCTGGAAGGACGGCCTGTTTTCTTTCATGGTGCCTCCGGGTTTGCATGCCACTTGAGGAAGAGTTGGTACTTCTCGTCCGAGCGCATCACGACATCGGCGCGGTCGTTGACGTCGAAGTTCACGGCCATAAAGAAGAAGAGCGCGGCCTTCACGTCTGCGATCTCCTCCTTGAGACGGTCCTTCAGATCCTTGCCCTCCCAGTGCTTCGTATCCCCAGCGGTTGCGATGAGCTTGCCCAGCACTTGTTGGAGCTCGCCCATCTCCTCGATGACCTTGGACGCGCCAGGCCACACCTGGCTGCCTATGGAGAAATCTCCACTACCTTTCATAGAACACCTCGTTGCGCGAGCACCTCGCACATGATCTCGCGTGCGTAGTCGCACGTCCTCTTCTGCATGTGCCACTCCATCATTGGTCGATGAAGGCTCGGACCCAGAACGTGCGCCCTGGTGAACTCCTTCTCGAAGACCTTATCGACCTCTCCCTTCTTCCAACTGACGCGCACAGCGAACTCGCCGTTCTCACGCGTAACGAACTCCACGTTGTGCGCACCCGTAGAGCGCTGTATTGACCGCGCCCAACCCGAAAAAAGCTTGTCACGGAGCCCTTGAAGTAGTACTGCCCCGCGGTCCATGCTGACCTCCATGCCTCTAGATCGTTACTTCCAGTCTGAGCAATTCATCCACGACGAGCTTGCTCGTAGAGCGGAGCTCCTGATGACAGATGCGCTACAGACCTGGAGGAAACGACGGAAGATCGACTCCTACGCAGCGGTGTGGCCACGTGAGCCAGTAATAGATGACGCTGGCCAAGAGATCACGCAGTCTATTCTCTGCCCAATTTCTTCCACGTTAGATGCAGCACAGCGTTTGAAGCTCCTACAGCAACTGGTAGAACGCGCCAAGGCCTACGGTCTTGTGGTCGTAGAGCAGCGCGAGAACGCCATCCACATCTTGCTCGAGACGCACCACGGCTCACGCTCCTGGCGTATCCCACTCACCTGGCACGGAGACGTTCAAGTCCCCGGCCAGGTTGAGAAGAGAGACAATGAAGAATGCGTCGGGCTGCTATGGAGAAAAGGCAGCCGGCACTAGCCAACGAGTGGCGGTGGAATCGGGCCAACGTTGACGGGTTTGGGTGCCAGAGCCTGCACGCGAGCAATCGTCTCACGCTCATCGGGGGTCAGGCTGCGCTCGGCCTCGGCGAGCTCCTCGCCTGTAGTGGGGAGCGGTCGAGAGGGGGTTGTACTTGTTGGAGCCGTCAGTGGGACTGCGATGTGCGGACGAGCAGCGGCTTCTGTAGTGACGCCATTGACCTTGCCGCGTGGCGCTACTTTCTTGGACTCGGCGGCCTGACAAGGCTTGTTCTTGGCGTCCCACTTGATGCGGTCCGCTTCGGCTTCCGGAGTCGTATTCACACGGGCCTCAGCCTCAGCCAGCTCGAGCAGCTCCTGCTCCGCGGCAGTGATCGGGCTCACGTTCTTGAGCGTTGCAATGATAGAAGCGGCCGCGTTGTAACGCGAGGCAGAAGCCGGCTCCTGCTTACCAGTAACGACGGGCGACCGCTGTAGCATGAGTAGATCACTGGTCGTAGCCACCGCATCGACGGGAGGATGGCTCGCCCCTACAGGGGCCTGACGCGGCTTACGGCCACGCTCACGCTGGACCTTTGCTGCTGGTGCTGTAGCGGCCTTCGCAGTCCTGGGAGCAGCTACTTCTCGGCTAGCTGCGCGCTTGGCCGTCTTCGGTGCAGCAGCGCGCTTGGCCTTCTTCGGCGCTGCGTCGTCGCTCTCCCCGAAGGTCTTATTGATGAGGGCGTGGGCGGCATCCTTGTCTTTGTCGCTCCACTCGGTCACCTTGCCGATGGCACGGCGGGCTGCGGTACGGCTCTCGTATCGCCCGTTTTTCACATGCTCAGTGAACATAGCGAGATTCAGCTTGGCGTATTGCATGGTCTCTCCTTGCGTCCAGGCACCAGCCCAGAAACGTCAGAGCGCGGTATACCTAAATAGGTGCTGCGCCCTGCGGACTAGTAGAAGTACTACGCCAGTACTAGAAGTCAATACGAATACGCGCCAGCAGCTGGCCGACTAGCACCAGAAGAAATGTCGCAGCAAAAAGCTGAGGACGACTAGCGGTGTTGTCGACCCAGAAGCACAGCACGAGCACCACTGGCGCGGCCATCGTCAGACCCGCGCCTACTTTTTCCAACAAACGCACATCGTTTTCACTGACGAAAGAGCGTGACATAGCTTCCTCCAGGGTTCTTATTCCTTTACTGGCTTTCTGGTTGCGCCACCGGTACAATCTGCCGCATGAGAAACCTCATCTATACACTGGCCCTCGTAGCGCTGACGGCATGCCCGCAGACGCCACCTGTCCCCATCCCCAACTGCGCACCGTCTCCGTGTACTGACGCCGCAGTACCTGTCGTAGAGGCAGCCGCACCTGAGGCGGCTTCTCCAGACGCTGCGCCTTCTCCCCCAGGTCCTGTTGATGCCTGCGCTGCAGGCCAGGCCAAGCTACTCGCGCTCGGTTGCACGGACAGCCGCGGCCGACTCATCGGTGGACCCGACCTACATGGGGTAGGCTGGGCCGTTCAGTGCCGAATCGATGGCGACGCCGGCGTGGATCTCCACGCGGTCTGCATAGCGGCAGCTTCCTCGTGCCAGGCGGTGATGAAATGCAAGTAATGGCGACAAAAGGCTACCTGCCCGACTCTACGATGCCTGCGAAGATCAAGGCGCGGCTCGACCCAGTGGTCTCCTTCACCACGGTCGAGAAGGCCTTCAAGAAGAAGGCGTCGCCGAAGGCGCAGGACGGTAACGACTACGACATCCCGAACGAACCGCCGGTCTACGACCAGGGCGACATCGGGTCGTGCGTACTCAACTCTACCTGCGGTGCAGCTAACATCGTGCTCGCTGTCGAGGGGAGCTCGGTCGACATGCTGTCTCGCCTCTTCCTCTACTGGCAGTGCCGCCTACAGATGGGTACGACCACGCAGGACTCAGGCACGTACACGCACCTTGCCGTAGACCGCGTCGGCAACATCGGTGTCTGTGAGGAGAAGGTCTGGGCGTATGGGGATTCGAACCTCTACAACTCCCCAACGCCGGACACCTACCCCGAAGCGAGCGACAACAAGTTCACCGCGTGGTTCAACATCGACGCGCTAGCGCCGAGCGGTGGCACCAGTCGACTCGATCAACTCGAGACGGCCATTCGCTCTAACCACCCCGTTATCTACGGGTCACCGGTGAGCTCGGCCATCCAGAACTACCAAGAGGGGCAGATCCTCACCATCCCCAGCGCCAACGACATCATCGGCGGTCACTCCACCTGCTTCACCGGTGTGCACTACATCGACGGGGCGCGCGTGTGGCGCATCAGGAACTCCTGGGGTGCCGCCTACGGCGACAACGGCCACTTCCTCATCGACGACGCCTGGGCTGGATGGGTTCAGCTGAACGACCTCTGGGTTTTGACGCGAATGCCTGACCTCGAGTTCTGATATACTCATGTCTTCGGGCTCACGGGCCCAAGAGGCCGCTCTATTCGTAGGGCGGCCTCTTTTATTTGTGGTACTGACTCTACATGGCCCTCGACGACCGCATCGGTCCACTGGACTTGATCCTCGACGGCAAGACCGCCGCCCTCTTCAGGATCACGCTGGCCCTTGTACGAAAGAAGCGCAAAGATAGCGGCCGGCACCTAAGCGTAAGCGCTGGCGAGCTGGGCGCGCTCATCGTAGAAGCGTACCTGCAGAGGCATGAGCAGGACATCTTGGAGGATATGACCGATGAAGTGGAGCGACTCGCCGCTGAAGCCGTCGTCGGTATTCGACGCCGCAAGTCCGTCTCCGGACTACCGAACCCCTATCGCCGACGTCACACCCGTCGCCCCGCCGCAGACTGTGAAGTTCCCCAGGTTCCCCACGATGGCGGAGATGCTGGAGCACATGAGAGGGGGGGCGCAGCACCCAATTCTGCAGACAGCGGAGATCAGGCCGCCGAATGAGCCGACCTCTCTTTTCAAAGGGATGCTGGGTGGCAACCTGCCGCTCTTGGTACAGGACAGCATCGACCACCCCGAACGCTACGACCCCGAGACCCAACTCTTCCTAGGAGAACTGGGGGCAGGAGGCCGTGCGGTCGAGGCGCTGACACCGGAGGAGAAGGCGCGGCTCGATCACGCTGTATTGGACTACGCCAGTCCGAGGCCTAAGCGGACGCCGCCGGTGTTGCCGAAACCCAGCTCCAAGCCTCGACCGCAGACACCAGGCAACCCCTACGAGCCCGGTCTTCAAGACGACCGGGCTCCGCAGGTAGAGGACGCAGGGCAGACGATGTCTTCGTTCTGGTGGGACCGAGGCGCTCAGGCCTAGACCGTCGGCACCGTACCCGGCAGCGGTCCGTACGATGAACCAGCCATCCCGACAGCAGGGAAGGTCGGCTGCTTGGTGCCGTCGAATTCGTAGTCGATGGCGTACTGGTGGCCAGTGCCCGTCTGTGTGCCGGCGGTGAGGCCGAGCGTGACGTTCGCCGTGCTCGTACCGTTGGCAGCCAGAACCATGGAGTAAGCAGCGCCAGAGGTCTTGTCCGTAAGAACGAGGAAGCCGGAGCCGTTGGTCGTTACGGTCAGACTGGGGAACGCCGCGGCGATGGCAGCAAGGGCAGCCGACTCAGAGGCTGCGTTGCCAGTACCTACGAAGGTCAGCGACTGCGGGCCCACCCCGTTGATAGAGGTGAACTGCAGCACCTCACCGTTGAGTGAGCCGCCGCCGCCATACAGCCCGCCGGTTGCCATGTTCACGGAACCAGTGAACGTAGCCGCACCTGGGGTCGTAGGCGCCGTAGCCGGCGTGTATGCACCGAAGGGCAGGTTGGTCGCGGGCAAAGTTAGTACCCCAGTCGTGACTACAGCCCCATCTACGATCTCTCGCGTGATGAGCGGCAGCAGCTGACCCGCACGCAGCTTCGGGTACTGCGAGAGGCCGATGACAACCCCCGTTCCCACCGTGAAAGTGGCGCCCGTACCTGTACCCGCGGGCACCACCACGCTGGTCACCTTGGCGAAACACTTCACGCCGGTGTACGTGCCAGCGCCGCCGCTCGTTCCAGTAATGGTCTCCGAGAGCGCACGTCCCCATGCATCCACACCGTTGATGGTGACGCTGGCCGCCATCTGCGTTGCGGTGGCGCCAGCGACGACGACCTCTGTATTACGCGGCGGGCTGATGACGCCGCCGCCCAGGCTGCCGTTCAGAGCTGACTGCGCAAACGTCTGAGCGGCAAGAGAAGACACTCCGCCCGTCAGAATGAGCGTACCGGATGCAGGCAGCGGCAGATCGTACTCCTCCACGGTGACGCACTTGAGCGGAGTGAGCACAATGCCGAGATCCTTGCGTACAGCGTATACCTCCCCACTGATACCGCCCTGACCGTGCAGCAGGTGCGGGAAGATTGCAGACTGCGTGCTCCAGAGACCCGAACCTACAGAACCTGCGAGTGTCATTCTCTATCTCCTAGAATAGCGGCGTGCCCGCCTGTGGAACTCCGTACGCGTTTACGCCCATCGGCGGGCTGTATCCCAATCTACCAGAACCAAAGGTCTGAGGACCAGCCTCACGCCCTAGTTCTTGTGGAATCGCGTTGATGGCCTTAGCAGCTAGTACTCCACCGCCTGCCAGCGCCCCTAATCCTACTACCTTCCTTGCCGTCGGGCTCTTCACAAGAGCGCCTGCAGCGCTGCCTATGATCCCAGCCCTCTTCGCCATGTCGACACCGGCTAGGGCAGCAACAGAAGCGAGACGCATCATGCCCGCATCGACGGGCGTATACCGGAGTGCTTCTACGGCTGGGCGCATGCGCTCCTGTTCCATCTCTTGCGCGATAGCATTGAGACGAGCCGCTTCTTGTTCCTGCTTCGCATCGTCGTGCGACAGCATCTGCTGCACCAGCATGTCGTAGGCCGCAGCACCGAGGCCAGCGACCTTCTCGTTGCCGTAGTAGTACGTGAGCACGGGATTGGGGCCGCGCATCTACTTCTTACCCTCGATGAGGAACTTCCAGATGAACACGAGAGCTCCAGCAACGAGCCCAACAAGGATGCGCACAGACCAATCGTCCTTGCGGTGGGTCCAGGTTTTGATGATCTCCTTCAGCTCTGCGTTCTCCTCCTTCAGCTTTGTGTTCTCCACACGCAGCATCACAACGTCGAGTTGTGCCTGACCGAGTGGCTCGAAGGTTCCTGAGTCACGAAGTGAAGAACCCAGCTGCTTGGCTAGGTTATGACGCGTACGGTCAAAGGACTCGACCTTGCTGACGAGCGCCTCTACAAGCTTGGTCTCGAGGTCCGGCGTGTTAGGTGGCGGAGGTACGCTCCGCACCGCACCGACGTACTCCTTCAGCAGATCGCGAATCTCGGTCTCGGCCTTCTTGGAAGGAGCCATCGCCACCTCCCATCAGCCGAGAATCCAAAACCGTATCTGGCAGGCGACGGTCACCGTGATAGTTGCTGCGGTGATGCCCGTAGTGGGCGTCGCATCGAAGTACGTCAACATCGACCCTGGTGTCAGCTCGATAGGGGTACTGGAGCCATTGAGCGCAAGCTGAACAGCAGCAGCGCCTGTCTGTGTATCGTAGCGAATGAGGATGCCCTTCGCTCCTGCAGATGGCACGCCGTCAAACGGCACAGTGGTCACGCCTGCACCGCTAATGTTGAGCACGCCGCTCGCCAACGCCACAAAGGAGTTGGAGAAATTGAACGGAATGGGGTCAGCGGGCAGCGACGGATCTGCCGACAGCTGCAGAGCTCCAGCGAAGGAGAACGGCTGCGAGGTAGGCGGCATCATCAGCTCCTATCAGGACCCAGGGATGCCGGGGAACGTGGCGTTGGCGCCGCCGGCGTTCGAGCTCGTGGTGTTCGTCACGAGCGTGAGCTCGGAGACCTGGACAGGCACCGCGCGCTCGAACTGCACGGCCACCGACTCCTGGATGAGGACACCCTGTGCGTCGGTCGCCCAACTGTGGTTCGGCAGGTAGCAGGCCTCGAAGTAGACGGCCGCCAGCGTGTCGAGGTTGATGTCGCGCACGTACATCAGGATGCCGACCGGCTGCGTGAAGAGGTCGGATGCCAGGTTGACGAAGATGTTGTCGTAGCCTGGTGGGATGATGACGTCGTGTGGGTTCGACATCGCCGCGGCGCCGGCATTCGGAAACATCGCCGGGATGAGCGTCGGGGGGATGAGGTTCTGGTAGTACGCGTATAGGATGCGCAAGAGCGACGCGCCCCAGTAGTAGATGCGCCCCAGTCCAATCTGCCCCACGGTCCGGCCGCCGATGAAGTAGCTGCGCTCGGAGCCGATCTCGAAGATGCGGGAGAACTGCCGCGTGTGGGAGAGGTTGAAGTTCTGAACGATGCCGATGGGGAAGACGATCTGGTTGGCGGCTTGGCCGTTACCCGAGACCGCACCCGCAATGGCGGCATTGCCTCCGATGTTCGACAGACGGGGCGGCCCCGCTGCGAGCATCGTATAGCCCGCGTTGGCGTACGTTCCGTCGACGAGACCGGCCTGTACGTAGTTGGTGTATGGTGCCCAGTCGCTGAAGTTCCCTGCCATGATTACGTTCCCTTTCGCGCAGGGTGGTGGATGGCCGAGCGCACTGCCTCTTCACGAACCAGCTCGCGGGGATAGTAACCCGGCGACGTCACCGGCTTGTCCCAGGCCTTGCGGCCGGTATCGACCACCTTGTCGATGAACTTCTCGAGCCGATCCGGCGTTGCTTTGGCTGAGGATACAGCTTGCCGGACCCCCTGAATAGACACCGCAGCCTTGTATTCGCCGCCGAGCTTCTCATAGTTTGAGAGGGAGCCAGCGATGGCCAATAGCTCCTGGTCAGCAGAGGCCATCTTGTGGAGCAGGACGATGTCCACGGCACTGAGCCTCGGCGTGCCAAAGCGCTCCTCGAGATGACCGCGGCCGACGATGTCAGCTGCTAGCTTGCGCAGGTCAGCTTCCATCACATCTCCAGCGTACCGGACGGGTAGCTAAAAAAGAAGGAGGGCTGCTCCTTCTTAGATGCTACATAGCAAACCGCTTCGCCATCAGCGCCACGTACGCCTCTGGGTCGTTCTGCTGAAGCGCGTTGAGTGCCAGCTCTGCCTGCTCTAGGGTGTACTCGTGTGCAGGCGGATGTTCTCGCTGTGTCATGAGCTCCAGGTTCTCTGGACGATTGTCCGGCTTCACACCGTTCTTGTGATGGACAATCTCCCAGCGCTCCAGGAGCCGCCCCAGCTTCTGCTCCATCACGAGCCGATGTTCCAGGACGCGCCCCTGCCGGGTCTTCCCCTGGTAGCCAGAAGGCGGCATGACCAGTGCGTAGCCTGCCCCATCGATGATGGAACCGTCCTTCCGCTTCGGCCCCTTGTTTGGCATCAATGGGCGTAATGGCTCCCCCTGCTCGCTGATGATACCCGCCTCCCTCTGCTGCGTGTGCTTGGAGCACATCCAGCGATTGACCGGTCGGTTGGCGCATCCAGGCAGAATGCAGCAGGCCGTAGGTGGGTATACGGTCTTCACAAAGGAGTCGCCGGCGAGCTCGACTCCCAAGTCCTTCCCGTCCACAAACTGGTTGTAGTGCATGATGCAGAGCGCGCGTGCCTTCGGCCGCCGGCCGCAGCCATGAACCACGCAGCGGGCACCCGGGCCGTAGCTCCGCACGCGCTTCGCTGGACGCAGCGCTGCACCAGTCGCCTTGTCCAGCCGCCCGCGACGAGCTGCCATGTAGTGCGTTTGGCAGAAGCCATGCGACCCGCCCTCGGCGGTCTTCGCGCATCCTTCTGCTTTGCATGGCGGCCATGAGGTTCTTGGTTTCCGTCCGAGTCGCTTCTCTTCCATAGCGGTGACTCCTCTCGGGAGTCTTATACCGCATTCAAGGTAACGCTGGCTATATCACAAGCGTGAGCCTGATGTAATTGCACGGTAGCGGAACGTCCAAGGTGACATCCACATCCACCTGGTCAGGCTCCGTCGTATCCTGAACGATGTTGTTGAGGTTCGAGCCGATGAGCACGCCCGAGTCCGCGAGGAATCCGAGGAGCCCCTGGATGACGTGGCCAAGAGAATCGAGGAACCCCTGGGTGATGTTGAACCGCCCGATGAAGTTCTTCAGGCCTGTACGCAGGAACTTCGCGCAGAAGTCGACGATCTTCGTGACCGAGTCGGTACGCGTCTCGACCGACGTCATGTCAGTTGTGAGGGCCATGCGGCTAATGAGCGGCGTGGCCGGCGCGTCCTGGACGATGATGTACACGCCGCCGGCTGCGATGGTGTTCAGCAGCGGCGTACTGAAGGTATCGTTCGACCCATTGACCTTGGTGAATCCGGTCATCGGGAAGTTGGTGAAGGACTGCTGCGGCGGCTGCGCTCCAATCAGGCCGACGATGGCAGCCGACATGTAGAAGCCGTCGATGATCTGTTGCACGCCGGTCGACCCGGTATACGAGCAAGAGTCGGGGAAGATGTCCCAGACGCGCCGATCGTTGAAACCCTGCCCTACCTTCTGAACTGTGAGAGCGATGTTCGTCAGGTCAGGCTGCCCATTCGTGAGCACGAGATCCGCACCGCGGATGTAAACAGCAAAGGTCTCCGAGATGAGCGGAGAGGGAAGCGTGGTCGTGGCGTAGAAACCATCGTCATTCTGCCCAGGTAGGAATCCAGAGGTCTGGATGGTAATAACGGACCCCACAACATTGACGATGGAGTAGTTCTCTCCATTGCCGATGTCGAGGAAGATGCCGTCGTTAACGAGGTACGGCCCCGCCGGCGGGAGCCCCTGTGCGAGGAGTAGGGCCGTGAGGTTGTGGACGCCAGTGTCGAACTGATTCGACGTGGAAGTCGTATTTCCATTGGTCCCCGAGGCCACCAACGTGTTCAAGAACGTGGTGGGCGTCTCGGGATTGACGAGGACAATACGCTCGCCCGTGTTCTCGGGCTGGCTCATCAGGTCGACGTGCGTCTGGAAGACCTGGTTGACAGTGGGATCGTGCGTCAGAGGTGCGATACCGTAAACCTCAAAGCCCTCGAGGAAGGTTGCCGCCCTGGTGAAGGCGTCCACTGTTCCGAAGGGCTCATCACCTGAGTACGCGTCGACACCGAGGGCTGTAACCGAAATGCCCGGCGCGTTCAGCAGCGCGAAGTAAACCCCAAGTCCGAGTGGGTTGTCGGTCGTGATGGGCGACAACTGGTTGGTCAGATCTGTCGTATCGTTGAAGCTCAGTAGGGCCGGGTGCTCGGCCATGGCGGTCACATCGAGGCGCAGCGCCTGGTACTGCACATAGATCTGCGCAAGCGATGGATAGACCGGGTTACCGTGGTTGTCTCTGATGAGATCCTGCTTGAGGAAGGCGTCACCGAAGCCGTCAACGACGAGATTCGGGAACGGCCGCGTAACGCCACTATTGGCATTCGCCACGTTCAGGTTCATCGCGGTGATGAACCAGGACATTCCGACGTTGTTCGACACCGGAACCTGCGTACTGATGAGCAGCTGGTTGACGTTGCCGCCAGGAGCCACCTGCGTGACGGTCGCATACGACAGCCCGTCGACCGTGATGGTGTCGCCCGGCAATGGGGCGAACGGCGAGCCGCGCGTGATACCGATAGTAAGCCCGAGGGCCGTAAGTGCCGTACCACCGAGAATGTTGACCAGAGACCCCACACCCAAGAAGGTGTTTGTCAGAACAAGGTGTACGCTACCGTTGACGGTTGCCAGAATGCGTCCGCCCGCAGCTGCGCCAAAGAGCCCGTTGATCTGAGAGAGTACCTCAGCGGAAGTCGTTACAGGCGCCACGAAGGTGAGCGTCTGCGGACCCGTACCGTCATCGAGAATGAGCGTCTGCCCGGCAGTCACCCCACCAGAGATGGCAGTAGTGCCAACAACCTGGGCGCTGGTTGGCGCAGCTGTAAAGTTCGCTCCGTAGAACTGCAGGATGTTTGTGAGCGCCGAGCCACTGCCGCTTGCAATGGCCTGTACACCAGCCGTACCAACAACCGGTGTTGCATTCGTGATGAGCCCCAAGACAGCAAGCCCAGTACCGCCAGTAACCTGAAGGCTGTACGCAGGGCCGATGTTGTTGTTGGTGAGTACGAGGAAGTTCGTGCTGACGGCTTCAGATGCAGTCGCCAATGATCCGATGACGGCATTGATCTGCGCGAGCAAGCTCGCCGCACTTGTCGGGTTGACGAGCGTCACAGTAACGGGCGCGTTACCGTTTAGTGCTAGCGAGAGAGTGTCCCCGGTGAAACTTGCGTTCACACCCGTCGTCGTACCGCCCGTCAAGCCGAGATTCGTATTCGCAGTCCCCGCACCTACAATGATGACTCCCGTCGAGCCCGGCGTGTTGTCTGTGAGAACGAGGAAGTTGGAGCCGTTCACCGTAGCTGTGAGCCCAGGGAACGTCGTGTTGATGGCCGCCAGAAGGTTCGTTTCGTTTGCGGAGCTGCTCGTACCTGAGAGAGTGAGTGTCGTAGGCCCGACGCCGTTCACAGTAAGAATGATCGTCTCGCCGTTTAGCGAACCGCCCGTACCATAGAGGCCACCACTGGAGATGTTTGCCGAGCCAGTAACAGTTGCCGTAGTGGCGTACGTGAGCCCAGCCAGGCTAACGGTCCCCGTAATGATGGCAGGCAGACCAATGCCGTTCTCAAGGAACGACTGCGTCTGCAACGCCTCGAGCAAAGCGCTCGAACCGTTCGAGCCGCCGAGGTACAAGAAGACGCGCACCGTCGTCGGGTCGATAACAAGCTGGTCGAGGTTGTTATTCGGGTTAGGAAAGCTCGACGTGTAGATGCTAGTGGCGTCCTGATCGTAGAACTGCGACCCCGTCTCCACGCGCCCTGCGGCGAAGCCGAATGCAGCAAGAACAGCCGGTGCGGTAGTCGAAAGAACTTCGATGCTCTGGTACTGGTCTGCACCGACCGAGACGATTTCCCACTGAGCAGCGCTGAAAGTCTGCGCCGAGAACTCAGTGACACCGGCAGCGCTAAACTCGAGAAGGACCTGCGCGACGACTTGTGCCGGGGTCAGAGGCGTACCCGAGAAGACAACGCTGATGAGCGGGCCGTTGTTGAGAGAGAGGTCGAGGTTGAGGCCAGTGAGCCCGGAATACACTGGCGGCGTACCCGTAGCCGCAGCCGCCAGAAGAACGGCCTGAAGCTCTGTGAGTGCCACGCTATTCAGAACCGAGGCGCCGGTCGCGCTAGTCGTCAGAACGTCGACTTCTTGCTTGCAAACACCAACAACGCACGGAACGAGCGTCGGTGTAATAACGGTCGGCGTGACCGTTTGGAACACCTGGATAACCTCTACCCCGGGCCTCGGGAGTTCAGCAGCCATTTCAGTTGCTCCTCATGGGCAGTTCGTTGAATGCCTTCGCACGACGGTCTTGTTCACGAATCACGAGGCGGCACATCATGGGCACTGCCCGCGCTGAATGCGCTCATTGTAGAAACGACGATTGGCGACGCGCTGCTTTTCCAGACACTCGACGCAGCGAGACCTGCCTGCGGCACGAATGCTACCGCAGCCGGTAATGCAGGGCTTGTCGACCTTGACCGTCATCGCGTCCTATCGCACCTTGACCGTGCGGATGTAGTGACCGTGTGCATCTCTTTGGTTCCCGATTGATTCTTCCACGGGCGAGGCCGCTAAGGGAATAGGCTGACCTCCCATTCCCGGAGGTCGTACTGCAATCCCATTAGGGCGAGCGGCGCGCACGGTGACCCACTGCGCTGGATTCCTGGGGTGTGGGACCTGCGGCAGCTGCGGCGGACCAGCTCCAGGATTGGGCGTGTTTCCATAAACGTCGCTTGCTTGTGGCGCGAAGGGTGGTGGCATACGCGTCTCGATCTCATAGGGCAGCCCGCCGCCTGGAGCGGATGGAGGTCCGCCATGCCCGCTAGTCGTAACGAATTGCTCTTGTACTGCTGTAGTTCCAGTACGCATACGCATTGTGATCTCACGAACCACGCGCGCATTGAGCGGTGTGTACTGCGACGTTCTAGAGAATTGGTATGGGCAAGTAACTGAGGTTACAAACCACTCGTCATTCTCATCACAGATGATGATGGAGCCTGCCGCAGACGGTGCACCGATAGCCGGCTGGCGGCCCACTTCGAAGAAACCCTGTTGCGTCAGCATCTCTCGATGAAGCCAGAGCTGTTCTGCAGCAATCCATGCGATGCGCTCACACTCGAGCGGCACACGAGAGCAGCAATTGACGACCATCGTACCGGGGACCAGCACGCTCTTCGTCTTCTTCCCTGTACGGAAGTCGTAGCCGAGCATATCGTCGAGCCCGAGCGTGTAAAACTGCACGGGGCTACGCACGATGGTGATCGCCGGGCGAAGCCCGATGACCTCGGCCTTCGCTACGCTCTCACCCGTAATGTAGATCTCGGTTAGCTGGTCATCTTCGTCCCAGTGATATGCGCCAAGCGGTGACGCCTGAAAGAGGCCCTGATAGAAGCCAGCGAAGAGGCTTCTTACATGCTCGAGCGGCGAATACTTGAAGCTGTCGGCCTCAAAGGCGCCACTAGGACTTGTTGTTTGCACCTTCGACGGCACGTTGTGTTTCCTCCAGCTGGTGCGCCTTCGCCATGTTGTACGCAAGACCAAGCCCAGCGCCAACTACAGGGGCAGCGTACATCAGATGCTTCAAAGGTATCGACTTGCCACCGCTGAAGTGCTTGTACGCTGCCTCTCCGAAACTAGCAGCGCCCTGCCCAGCTAGCGTTCCAATACCCATACCCAGCGCTTCATTGAGGATGTTCGACGGCTTACTAGGTGGCGGCTGCACCGGCGCACCCTCGGCCAGCTTGCAGAGCGCGACGGCTACTTCTCTCGGCAGGTAGGCAAACAGTGTAGGGGTCATCCGGGCCGGTAAGGTGTATACAGCCTCATAATATCGGGCATCTCCGCGTCTAGGAAATCACCGAGGGTCGTCGGGTTGGTGTAGTTCCTCTTCGGGTTGAACCAGATGTCCTTGAGCGCGCGGTCAAGGATCAGAGGAACCGCGTACTCGATGTCTTTCGGTGGCACCTCGTGAATCTGTACCTCCTGGTGCACCGCCGCTCGACCCTGCTCCGTCTGGCTCACCTGCACGACTTTCCAACGTCGGTTCTCCGGTTCGATGATGAGGTCATCCGGCTTGAGCGGCGGGTACCACACAAGCCGCATCGTACTGTTCGACTGCTCCTGCTCTCCAACATTGGTGAACTGCTTCGTCTTCGGCGAGGGGTCGACCTGAATCCAGCTCTCGATAGGGTGGAGATACCCACGCACCCAACTCGTGTCCCAGCAAAGCTTGCAGCCTGATCGCTGCCGCATCTTGAGCTTCTGGTTGAAACAAGAACAACGCTGGCCGAATGTGCGCACCGGAAGAACCCAGCAGCGCCGGCCAGCGAACTCCTTGAAGAGCAGCTGCATGTGACGCCGCAGCTCCTGCGCTACAAGGTCGGCATCGGGCTCCTGAGATACGGGGCCGAAGGACTTCGTCTCCCCCGTCGGCACCTGCGTCACAAATATGCGGTAGTAGAACTTCCTCCACCGATCGCCCGTGTAGATGGCCTTATCGATGTAGACGTACTCATCCTGAAACGGCGGCGTCAGGATGTCCCATGGCCCGTTCGGAGACTCGCTCCGCTGCACCTGGAAGTTGTAGTCGAGGATGTCCTCGCTCGTGGGGCCGAGCTGCCACGAGAGCTCATTCTTGTCGACGTCGAGTGAGCGGCACCGGAACTCGACAATGTCGATGAGGACGCCCATGAGGGCCTACCGCATGTCTGGAACGGTGGGCATGCTCAGCGCGTTGCCTTGGCCTGGCCTGCGCTTGCGAATGGGTGCCGGCCCAGATGGCGCCGCACCTGCGCCTGGCATCATGCCCTTGGCCTTCTGCAAAACGCCCCCACCGTAGCTCTTGGCCGCCTGTCCGAGACCCTGCCCTGCCAGCATCCCAGACCCGATTCCGCCTGCTGCATGACCAACACCAGCGCCCAGTGCTGCTCCACCTATGGCTCCAGAGAGTCGATGCTCCGGGCCGCCTGCAAGGGCACCGCCGGCGGCTCCAACTGTTCCACCTACGATACTACCCGCTGCGCTAGGGTGCTTCAACGCCCAACCAGCTGCGCGTCCAAGCGTACCGCCGTTCAGTGACTGTCCGATCATAGTACCTAGACCAGCGCTCTTGGCCATCAATTCACCAGCAACCGACCCGGTCTTGAGCAGTACCTCTACACGCGCTGCCTTCTCAAAGTCTGCGCGAGCGAGCGCTCGAGCAAAGGCATCGGAGAACTGAACGAGCTCGGAAGCGGTCTTCTTCACGCTCGCCGACTTCGCCACGCCGCCGCCCAACCCCTGCGAGCTATCTTGTACTCCCTCTGCTGGTACTGGGCCGGGAGCGCCGGCGCCTTGCGCTGGCTCGCCTGGGGGAGGTGGCGCGCCAGCTGCAGCCGCCGGGTCCTGACCACCCGCCTGTAGCTTGGCCAGCTTCAGCTCGAGGAGACGCTTCTTCAGACGGATCTGGTCCTGCACCTGGTACAACTGGTCCTCCCCTCGACGCTGCATCCGTGCCTGAATGTTGGCGGCCTCGGCCTCCAGATTCTCCTGCTCAAGGGCTAGCGCCTCATCGAAGAGAGGCGTGTCCTTGAACTTGTCGAGGAAAGTCTTCGGCGCGTCGTCAGTGCTTGGGGCGCAGTCACCGAAGGCCTGCTTCTCGTAGAGCTCGGCAACGGGTGTCCCGGCCGCGAGCTTCTTGAGCTCAAGGGTCGGAATGTCCTTGAGCAAGCCGACCATTTCGTACTCGGCCTGCTTCCGAACCTGGTGCGTGTAAACCGTATCCAGAAACTCGTCGAGCATCACGCCGCTCCCTTGCCAAAGATTTCACTCACGTTCTTACCGAGGTTCTTGGCCTTCCCGGCCCACGCGTTTGCCTCGTTCACTATACCAGGCCCCTTCCTTGCACCGAACATCGCTCCGCTTAGTGCGCCTGCACCAACCATTGCCCCAGGATGCTCTGCTGCCCACTCACCTACCGTATGCCTGGCACGTGCCTGCGCTAAGTCCAGAGTGCCTCTGAGACCGCGTTCTGGTTGTGCCTCGAGCGCCTCGATCTTCTGACGCAATGGTTCGTTACTGGTCTTTGCCTCAGCGAGCCCCATCCCAGCTCCCATCGCTGCTCCGATAGCTGCATGAGGAAGAACCGGCACAGTCTTCCTCGCAATCTCAGAGAAGTAGTTTCTCAGAGAAGCAGCTTTCTCAAGTCTAAAGGGCGGTAGTGCGACAAGACCTCCTTCTGTGGGGTCTTCGCATCACCCTGCGGTTCCTTCTGACCCACCGAAGTCGTAGGCGACGCATTGCTGAACGTGGGCTCATTGGGCTGGATACCGTCCTTGTCGGTGACAGTCTCGTCGCCGAGTGGCGCTGGCGTATTGGGAGTACCAGGGCTGGGCGCTTGGCCGGCAGGGCCGCGCTCAGGTGGGCCTGAGGCGCCTGGCCCGCTCTGCGGAGCGGCCGCCGTACTAGCCGCCGAGAGGGCGGCGGCGTCTGAGCTCAATGCCGGTGGGTCGGCAGAAGCGATCTGCAGAACCTGCCCACGAAGCTGCTGGTAGGCCATGCGCATCGCCGCAGCGGCCTGCTGCTCCTGGAGCACCTGGTCCTGCGCTGCAGACGCCTGCTGGATGGAGTCCTGCACCTGCTGTTGAATCTCCATCTGCTGCTGCTCGTGCTGCGCCTGCTGCTCCTGTAGAGCAGCGGCCTCCTCCTGGGCTTGCTGCTGCGCGGCACGTGCCTCCTCGAGCTTCCCACGCAAGAAGTCCGCGTGGCTCTGCTCAGCAGCCTGATCGCCCATCCGCTGAGCTTCGAGGAACTGCTGCACCGGGAGTGGGATGCGCGGCTCGACACCCTCCTCCTGCCCTGCTGGAACAGGCGGGGCCCCGGGCTCTTGCGTCATCGGCTCTTCCTGCTGCGCCATCTGCTGAGGTTGCTTGGGGCCATTGAGCCCCATCGTAGCGTCGAGCGCGGTCTTGAAAGCAGCGGCGCTCTTATCGAACTCCTTGCGGTCTGCTTCCTGGCCCGAGTGCTTACCTGCGAGCCCGCCAAGATGAGAGCCCGCGAGCGTGGAGAGCACCTTCGAGGTCGCGTTGCCATTCATCTTGTGGCCGATGGCTGCGCCCAAAGCCGCGCCACCAAGATGGCCGATGAGGTTACGATTACTCTCGTGCGTATGGTACTTCTCCTTCTCGAACTCGGCGGCGACAGAAGCGCGGCCGCGCTCCTTGCCCACTTCATCTGGGCTCTTCTCTGCTGCCCCCATCTTCATACCACCGCCAGCCATACCACCAGGAGGAGCCATGCTCTGCTGCCCCATCGCTGTCGGCGTAAGTGGCGCTGGCATCGCCGGCGACATGTTCTGACCGCGGCCGCCGGGCGGCAGTGGAGTGGGAGGGGCCCCCATCATATTGGCCTTCTTCAAGACCCCGGGGAGCTGAATGTTGTGTAGGACAGCACTGGCGCTCTTCATAAGCACCGCGCGTTCGGCCTCTGGCATGAGAGCTACAGCCGAGTCGAAGGCCACAGCGCTCATGGCCGTCTTGTCCTTGCCGCGGATGCGCAAGAAGAAGTCTGCAGCTTCAGCGTGCGGGATACCGTTCAGGAGTTGCTCTTCGAAATCCATGGCGACTCCTACTCTACGGTGTAGATGTTGTGCATATTGTTGTTGTCCGTATACGACCAGACCCAGTACGGAGCAATTGGTGGGGACGCTGCAGCGGCGGGCTTGTAATACTTGCCCACAGTATTGTTCGCGGTATCGAAGCCGAGTACCGAGTTCGCAGTACCGGTGCTGCTGACAGTGACTCCATTGGTCGGTGTCACTTCCTGAATGCTCAGGTAGCCATCGAACGTCGTTACCGACAGCGTTGCAATGGCCGCTTGAATCTGCGCCTTGATGTCGCTGAAGAGCAGCACCTGCGGATTCGGGTTCGAGGTAGAGCTCGCAACGAAGGTAACCGTACCTGTAGGCCCTGGTCCGACGAAGATGAGAGTCAACCCAACCAGACCGTACACGCCTGGACCTTGGTTACTCGGCGGGCCAACCTGAGACACCTTGCTACCGCTCCAAACGCCGCCGTTGAGGAACGTCTGTACCTCATCGATGGTACGGAACTTTCGAAGTCGGTTGATGGACATGGCTCAGTTCCTCGATGCGTAGCTAGAAAAAGGCGGGCTGGGGCGCATGCCCCAGTCTACCCGGTCAGTGGGAAGTAGGAGAAGCGATGGGAGTTGCCTCCACATCCTGAGATCCGCAGCAGCGACAACGAAGAACAATGCCTGCGCCATGCGCACCAAAACGCAATTGTAGATTCGAGGCCTAGAGATAATGCAACATATGAATGGTACGGAGCATGAAAAACAGCGGCAAAACGTAGGCGGCGTAGGTCGAATTTACAGCCCAAAGTTCCGAAAAAACGCCAGGATGTGAAGGTCCAAGGATGCCCCCGATATTGAGCGCCACTTTCACGCGCTGCTTTAGCTGATCGGTATAGCTTTTATAATACTGCAACCACTTCATGAGGAGCGGCGTCTTGTCGTTCACGCCGACGTTGATGCCGCCGTTGGAATAGTTGATATGGTTGCGCGTCTGCAGCAAGCCGACCGACTCAACGATGGAGATCACGGTCATACGGAGTAGCAGCGCGTGCTGCTGCTGCTGAAGCAGATCCTCGAAAGAGTACGAGGTGAGATGCGGCGTGCCGTTGAAGTCTGCCAAGGCGTCGAGCATCGACCAGGCAATCTGTCGGTCGGTCGTCTCCTCCCCAGAAACAATGCGATTCAACTCCGCGAAGTCGCGCATGTAGAGACGAACGGACTGGATGAACGCCCGGAACTCCGGCGTCATGTGCGGGATGCCTTGAAGGCGCCCGGTGTGCTGGTCGCCATACCCCATCATGGGCTAGAGGGCCTTGCTACGCTTGCTCACCGGCGGCGTGGTGTCTGTTGCAGTGGGGGCCTGTGGCGGCGAGGGCGCTGGAGGCAGCGCCGGCGAGCCCTTGGCGTCAAGATAGAACTGTGGAAGCTCGTCCACCGCCAATGCATGCACCTTCACCAGGTGCTGCGCGGCCGCGAGCTGGTGCGCTGTCACCTCCTTGAGCTCCAAGGACCCACCAGGTTCGATGAGCTGGCCTGCAACGACGATGGCCTGCTTGAACAGCTTGTGCTGCTTGAGCGCTTTCGTACGAACGTCGGTCAGGTTAAAGAACTTCATCGACGATTCCTCCTAACCTTCCTCTGACCATCAGAGGATACGTCTTCCGTCGCCATAGCAACAGGATCTGTGGCTTCGGCTTGGGCGCGTGCAATGGCCGCGTCGACGGGGTCGCTACCTGCAGCGGCTTCAGGCTCAGGTGCGTCTGCATCAGCGGCTGCTACGACGTCTGGTGCAACTGCGTCCATCGCAGTATTGGGCTCAGTCGACTCGGCGCCTTGAAGGAGTGCCGGCTTCTCGCCTGCTGGTACGAGCTGCGGCATGGTTGCGTCATCTCCGCCGCGCTCGGGCACGAACCGGTAGCCGTCGGGTAGCGGGAAGTTCCTGTCATTCGCTACAGAGTCGAGCAGCGGATGCGGCTTGGTTTCCACCGGACCGATAGGCGCAGCCTCGAGTGTTTGGAGATCAACGAGGCGGCCGTCGCGCGTCCGCACTTCGATCATGTGCTGCGCGTGCTTCGCACGAAGCTCTTCGAGATTCTTCTTCACCATCTCCTCAGTGACGAGGATGGGCTGGCCGCGAATGAGGCGCCGCTTGTCGTCCCCTACGTACTGCTTCATCCGCGGATTCTGCGGGAGAGCTGCACGTACGGTACGGTTGTGGCGAGCTCGAGCCACATTGTGAATAACGTACTCCTGCATTAGAACCTCCTAGTAGAAACGAAGAAGGCGGCACGGCGTGAGCCAGTGCCGCCTCCTCTTAGCCAACCGGCCTTTCGGCTAGTACTGCGTGATCCCAGGGAAAACCAGGCCATTGTCAACCTGGTTATTCGGCGCACCGAGCGCGTCCTCGACCACGGGGATGAAGCTCGTGATGAGACCGTCGGCGTTCGTCGTGGGGTCCGCGTCTGCCGAGTAGAGCTCGAGCTTGCGAACGGCTGCGATGTTGATGACCGCCATGCCGATATCCTCCCAGGCCTGGAAGGTGATGACGTTGGCGATCTTGTCGATGTAGAACTTCGTGTTGTTCAGGACGTAGAACTTCCCGAAGAACTCCGGCTTCGTAAAGACGTAGACGTTTCCTGGACGCAGGATGTCCGTCTTCACAGTACGAATGTACGAACGCCCGAACAGGGTGTTGTACTTGTAGCCGTCGACGGCGGTCTCCGATTGGAGCCTGTCGCCCAAGTCCTCGACCGTCCACTGGAGGATGTCGTCCCAGTCGGCCTCCGTCATCAGCAGGCGCTCCGAGCGCAACCGGTTCCCGTCCAAGAGCTTGAACAGGTTGATGAGGTCCGGTCGCTGGATGGGGAAAACGGTGGATGTGTTGCTCGTCTGCGTCCGAGCAAGTTCGCCCTTACGCACCGAGAACTCCACAACGCCACCAGCCTGGATGGTCGTCGCGTTGAGCGGCGTTGCGACACCGCCGTTTGCGACCACCTGAAGGGCCTGTACGGCCGCCTCGGTGAAGACCGTGAACTCACGGTCCTCGACCTCCTGGATGTCCTTCACCGAGTTCTCCTCGATGATCTTGGTGATGGGCATCTCATAGGCCAGAAGCTCCTGCTCAGTCTTCTGGAAGACCTCGCTCGAGATCGTGTAGAAACCGATCTCCGCCTTGGGCCCACGAATGAATCTTGCCGTGGGCTGACCACGGAAAGACATCGTGAGCGCCCTCGACTGAGGCTCGACATCCACGATCTTGACCAAGGTGTCGTGGTTGACGGAGCGCTGGCAGTCACTGCGCGTGACCTGCTCCGGTGGGACGACCTTGCGGGCGTAAGAGACCTCACGCAGACGGTCGCGGATATACGAACCTCCGTACTCCGCCATCTTCTCTTTGCCCTCAGACGAACCGAGCTTCTGCGTGAAAAGCTCGTTCAGGACTCGCGCCGGAACACTCATGATGGTTGCCTTTCTCCTTCCTTCTGGGTTCCGGTCTACGAGGCCCAGCCCGAGATGAACCGGAGTTGACCGCCGTTACTGGACGGAAGCCTGGTGCAGTACCCGATGATCGGGTCGACGTCGCCGCCGCCGGGGGTACCGTGCCCGACGATGCCCGAGAAGTTGCGCCCACTGAAGTTGATGAGCGCGACCTTGAGGGGCTGCATGATGGTAGTAATGGCCGCACCGCCGTGTACGACAAGGCTCGCATCGAAGATGCGCGTGTCGAACTCGTAGTCCCCACGGAACAGGAGCGGGATCTTGGTGAGCGACATCGCCTGAATGTCGTAGCGGCCCTTCTCGGCGAAGACCGGAAAGGAACGGACTGACGCGTAGGTTGTTCCTACAGTGCCGGTAATGAGCGCAGCGCGAACCGCTTGGTAGCTCGTGTTCAAAGTAAACCACTCGCCGTCGACCATGCAGGTCGGGTTAGTGGGGTTCGACAGCGTCGGGTCGTTGAGCGCGAAGTCACGGCGCTGAATCGGAAGGATGTCCGAGACGGGCGTGAAGTTGATTCTCTGCAGGGTCGACATGATCTAGCTCCTCCTTGAGTTCCTTGGTATGGGCGGGTCTATCCTGCCGTCCCGACGATGTACGATTCGAAAGCAGACCCGCTGGAGGAATCCCCAGGCGCGTCGTTTGTGAGCTGCGCGAGCTTCGTTCCCATATCGGGACCGACGAGGTCCACGGCGTGCTCGTACGCATCGAGCTTACCGGCAGCTGCGGTCTTCTCGAGTCGGTCAGCAAGAGCATCGGCAGAGATGTCGAGCTCAAGTCCTTTGGCGTGCATCGTACCCGCAAGCTTCTCTACGCGGTCACGGCGCTCCCTCGCAGCGAGCTTCTCCGTAAGATCGTTGATCTGTGCGCCTTGCGCCCGGATGTAGGCCGCCGCATCAGAGAGGACCTCTGCGGCCTGAGCATTGCTGAGCTTGTCCATATGCGTCTCCTACTGGGCTCCTGCAGCAACTGCGTCAGCTGCGAGACGTGACAGCAGAACCTTGGCGGCAGCTGTCTTCACGCTCGTCGTCACGGGATTGGGCGTTACCGGCGTAGCGGGGGCGACAGGAGGAGCCGCTTCGGCTGTCTTCTCGCCCTCGGGGAGGGGCGGGGTGGCTGCTTCGGCGAACTTCGTCCCCGCCTGCGCCGTATGCTTGAATGCATCGCGCAGTACGCTGTCGTGCTCCATCGAGAGCGCAGGCTCCTTGAGATACTTGGCGAGCTCTTCACGTCGCACCCCGTGCGACTGCGCCTTGGTGTAGTTTCGTGCTGCGTCGTTGGAGCCGACTAGGCCAGATGGCCCCTTGGGAGCGCCGCCAACGGGGTGTCCGCCTGGCTGACCGGCCTGAGTGGTCTGTGGGGGGACCGCAGCGCCGGCCGTAATCTTAGCCGGGTTGATCGCGTCCTCCGCCTGCTTCACGCGCGACGCCATATAGTCAACAAGTGACGTAGGGACAGTCGCGGCGCCTTCCTTGTTCTCTGATTCGCTCTTGTGCGCTGCCTCGGCGTGCTCGAGGCCCTTCTTGGCCGCCTCAAGACCCTCAGTCTCCTTCTTCTCCGCGTCCGACCCGGTCTTCTGGGCAGCGAGTTTGGCTGCGATGATCTCAGCTACCGAGGCGTGCTTTCCACCGGACACGATGTTCGGGGGCATCTTTGTATGCTCGAGCCCCTCTTGCATATTGTCCTTCATCTGCGTCGCACCGTGTTCGGCGGGCAGGTCCTTCTGGGTGGGCGGGCTCATCGGTGTGATGTGCGCCGGGGTCGCCTGTCCCTTGTGGTCGGGGAGGGATTGTGAGGCAGTTGCCTGCGAGACACCCGGTGGGCTACCCACAAGATGCTCGGTGAGATTGTACGGCCCGCCCATGTGAGCATCGGCGTTCTTCATGAGCAAGGAGGCCATATGGTCGAGAGCGCCGGCAAGTTTTTCACCGAGCTCGGACTGGAAGCCGGAGCCCATCTTGCCCATGCAAGAGCACTTCTCCTTGCCGCACTTCTCGCACTTCTTCTCACCAGCCGTCTTCACGGTCTGGAGGTGCGCCTCCGCATTGACGCTGGTACGGCGCGTGGCGTCCACCATCGCAGCCTTCACCAGGTCTTGCAGCATCGGTCGTCCAGCCATGTTTCCCATCGTGGTCTCTCCGTTCGCGGAAGCCCGCTTCGGCAACATCTCAGCGCCCCTCGGGGGCATGGATTTCTGCGCCTCCGACCCAGCGTCTGCCTGTGGTGGAGTGCCTGTATTCACCCTGGAGTAATTGGTGCGCGGGCCTATACCTTGTGGTCCTCGCAGACCTGGTGCGTAAGTGTGGGAGATGCTGGGGGTTGGGATGGGCGAGGCCGCAGTCATGCCGGTGGCCGACGGCGGTTGTGCATCCGCTCGTTTCAACCATCCGTACATGTCCGTTGCCTCCCATCGCCATTCTCCGAGTTGCTACTACGACCACGTAACTGGGTAGCCAGCGACCTCGAGTAGTTCGAGAGCGCGGATACCCACCGCCGCCGCGTAGTCGGGAGCGGATGCAATCTTCTCGCTCGGCGCGGCAAGCCCGAGCTCGAGGACCGCTGCGATCTTGCGACCTGCCTCTTCGGGGTCGAAGTTTCCCTCGAACGCAACCTTCACAGCCTGCTCAGCAGCAAGCCCGTCGATAGCCGAGCCTTCCTTGTCCTTGCCGAAGTGGTGCGCAGCTGCCGCGCCAGCACCGGCCGCTCCTGCTGCGCCCGCAGCGTGGATACCGGCGCCAATCGCCTTTGCCTTGCCTTCGGTTACAGGACCAGAGCTATGTGCCGCATGATGTGCCGCTGCACCAGTATTGGCCATATGGCCCTTCACATGATCGAGCCCCTTCTTCAGGGCCTCATGCGCCCGATGGCCAATGCCCTTGGCTGCTACATAGCCCGCTTGTGTGTCGCGAACCTTGCCTGCTTCCTTGACCGCAGGGTCGGCGGCTGCTTCGGCGATCTTGCGCATCTCCTGGCAGTACGCATGAGCCATGACGCGCCCGAGGAAGTCCGCTTCGGCGACCTTCTCCGCCTGCGCCTTCTTCTCCTCGTGCTCCTTCTTGGCCTCCTCGTGCTTTTCCTTTTCTTCTTCTTCCTCAGCCGCCCCGGCGGCGGGAGCGGAAGCGGCCTTCACCCAGTTACTGTAGAGCGCCTCTACCTGCTTGGGCTCCATCTTACCGAGGTCGATGTTCTGCTCGGTAGCAAGCTTCATGAAGAGATCAATGGAGGCCTGCTTCTCGAGGTCTTCCTGGTTCGCGGCGGCAGTCTTTACCGCAGCGCCCGTTCCGTAGAAGTCAGAGAGGAACTCGTCCATCTGCTGTGCCTTGTCGACCATCTCAATATCCTCCGGCAGCTTTTTTGCTCATGGCCGACGTGTTCCTCGAGGGGAATCCCCTCTCCACGGAGGCGGGTGTGACTTCGTCCATGAACGCGAGTTTGAAGTAGCTTGCGCTCAGTGGAGTGAAAACAGACTGGACCGGTGCTGACGCAAGCTTGGTCAACTGACTGTGCGACGGCATCGCCATCGACGATATCAGTTCGGGAGCATGTGCAACAAGTTCCATGATGCCTGTTCGGTATCCGTTGTACGCAGCACCCATCTTACGCAGGACGGGATTGGAAAGGGAAGAAGACCTCCCACGCTTTTCTTTGGGGTCTCCAGTAGCTACCAGTACACGCCTCTCAATTACTGGCCCCAAACCAGAACGCTCACTCATCATAGGCAACAGCAAGCGAGCAAGAACCTGTGAAAAGAAGCGCGGTCCCATAGGCACATCAAGCTTCTCCTCACTCTTCGGAAAGACTTCACCCTTACTATCCAACTCATCTGCCAGTTGCTGTTTTCCCATCTGAATAAGGATGATCCGCTGAAACTCGTGAGGGCGCAGCACCATGCCGAGACCGGTTGGTGTGGACAATGCCTCTTCGAGCGAAGAAGTACCCAGCGCATCGAGCGTTGACTTGGGTAGATCCTTCTCGTGTTGTGTCAGCAACGGTACTGCTTTGCCAGCGAACTGACTGGGCACAACATCCTTTGTGATCTCCGCATCCTTGTTCTTCGCCAGCTTCCCCAAGAAGGCGTGCTTCAACGTCTCATCACTGACGCTGGCTACCTTCAGCGTAGCAGTGCCATCAGGCGCAAACTCTGGCATGAGGATGTCATCGTCCTGCCCGTAGCCCAGCTTCTCTGCCAGCTCAGCGCCGTTCAGGAACCAAAAGACCTTGCCGCCACCGGCGATCTTCATCATCACCTTGGCCGTCTTGTCGGCGCCGATGAACACGAAGCTGATATCGAAGAACTTGGGGTAGTCGTTGTAGACGAAGACCTTCCTGCCATCGGGCAGGATGTGGTTCATCATCTTGCCGGCGTGCTCGCAGTAGTCCTTCCTGGTGATAGAGACGCCGCGGATGCCTTTGCCGTTCTTCTTTATGAGCTCCTTGTGGTAGGCGAGCACCGCGTCCCCAGGTGATCTGTGACGCGAGGAGTTGAACATCTGCTGCGCTCGACGGTAAGTCTCCTTGTCTAGGCAGATGCTGCAGGTATCGAAGGGAACCTTGCAGTTATGCACAGCGACGCCGTTCACCAGGTAAGAGTTGTCACCCTCCACCTCGAAGTTATAAACGTCGTCTTCATCGTAGAAGGAATCCAGGGCGCGTATAGGCACAGCCCAAAGGTCACCGAAGTCGGCTAGCACATTCTTGGATTTGCCCACCTGCATCACGCGTACTTTGGCGCAATAGCCCTCGAAACGCGGCGCCCACTGTCGGCCGATGGAGACCACCCACTCATCCGTATCCGTTCGTGAGAAGCCGCTACCGGCCTTGTGGTGAAGCAGCTGGTAAGAAGTCGGGATGCCGAGACGGAATAGGAGCTCGCGAAGCTGGTGCACAAGGTCTTGGGAGGAAGTGCTCGCGCACAGCAGGCCGGTGGCTGTAGAGAACCCGTCACCGTTCAGATAGGCGCCAATCAGATTTAGCTGAAGGTGCGTAGGCCAGTACAGAACTGCCTCGGCTAACCTCTTGGTTTTCGAGAAACGGCCGGCGTACATCGCGCACCGCTCAGCCACTTCAGGATCATAGATGCCGATAGCGAAAGCCTTACAGCTGTTCTCTCGTGGCCGCCAGACCGGCATGTTGCGCGTGCCGATTTCAGCGCAGAGCCTCTCAATCTCATCGTGTATGGCATCCTCCGCACCCACTGTGAGCTCGATGCCGGCCGGTTCGTCCTTCTTATTGAATACAACGTGGCCTTCGGCCAAGTAGTACCCGATGAGGCGGGCCCACGCAGTTGTGATTTCTGATGGTGCCTCCGTAGTAATTTTGGGGTGTGCGAGCACAGCGCCGTCCAAGTCTCTGGCGCCCACCCAGTCAAAAACCGGATGTTCCTTCCGCCAAACTCTGGAGGGGTCCTTGCTGTTGAAGGCTGCCCAGAAAGGGTGCTCCTGCGTAGCTATGAAAGAATCCTCATTGGCGGGCTGAATCTCAAAGAACTCACCGCGGTAGCGTCTACGATGCAGCTCGGTTACACGCCCCACACCGCCAGTATGTGTTCGTACGCGGTCATCTACTACAACATCCTCGATAGGCTTTCGCGTACCGTCCGCCATGGTGACTTGAGCCCCTGCCTTGAAGCAGCCCATCGACACGTCGGGGAGCTCGCCGGCTCTGAGCTTGTCCCAGACCCCGGTGCCACCGAACTCCTGGCACTTGTCCTTGTCGACACGGGTAACAAGCTCGACCCGCTTCATCTTCGGATGCCAGGCAGCGAGCTCTACATCTCCGAAGGCCCGCGCGGCATCCTTGTTGCGATGGTGGGCGTAGGGGTGGGCAAAGTAGAACGTGGGAAAGCCGTAAGGCCAGTCGGTCGAACGAGGCTTGTCCACAAGCGGGTTGCCTGACCATTCATCAGGCCTGTGAATGAGGGAGGCCTCGGTGAAAGCGTCGCCGTTTATGTTCGAACCCCACCACTCACTTGCACCCATCGCGTTGAGCAGCACGTACTGCGAGTCGTTCTGCGGCCGCAGGCCTGCGATGTACTTTGCTACCTCAGGCAGCAGTGTAGGAGCTGCGGTCTTCTCGAATACTGGGTCCGCCGGGCCGAATAGAGGAATGACCCTCGGTCCGTACTCGTCTTCCCCGTGGAAGAAGGCGACCTTGATCACGGCTACTTCTTCTTTTGGATGAAGGCTGCGTTGAGCACCTTGTCGGCGAGCGGGTTATGCATCTTGTCACGATGACCAAGCGCCTCTGTGGCAATGCCGCCCGCTGACATCGGGTCGCTCATCATCCTCCGCACGTAGCTGCTCGACACCACGGGGTCCTTGGTGAAGTCCGGGTTGAACATCCGCAGCGTAGAGAACATTTGGTTCACGTGCTGCGGGTTCTCGGCGTGCATCTCGGCAACATCGGGGGCGTACTCGAGCATAGAGTTGAAGTCCCGCGTCTTGGTCGCAGCATCATAGAGCTTGTGCACGCCCAGCGCAGCAAGCGCCACGGCAGCTGTCCCGCCCGTTGCAGCGAGGCCCTTACCGCCCATGCGCCCAATACCACCGGCCATAGAGGTGGCAGGCCGCAGCCTTCCACCCGTGACGGCATGCCGAACGCCCTCCCTAACACCATTCACTACATCACCGTAGATGCCCGCCTTCTTCTGTGTCAGGTAGTCCTCAACGGGATTCTTCTCACTAGCCATTTTGAATCCCCCACTTGTGCTGAAGATTCTGTTCGGTGCCAGGAATCTGCTGCGCCACTAGCCGCCCTGTCGCACGCAGCCCACGAGCCGGGAGGCTGGGGCTATTCTCGATATGTGTCTTGGCCTCATTGGCCGCGATGAGACCGCCGCCGACCAGGGCCGCCTTGGGCAGTGCGCCCGCAATGTTGGCGCCGGTCTCGCCACCAACAACCCTACCTAAAGGGCGGGCGGCAGCGCCGGCCCTCCCTGCAAGATCCCATGCCTGCCCGGCAAGGTTTGCCTGCTTCACGTACGCGTTGAGATGGCCGAGATGCCCAACCAACTCGGTCCGCGCCGCGCGGCTCTCCGCCAGCTTGCTGAGGGTGATACAGAACTCGCCGAAGTCCACAACCAGCGGGTGCTCAGGATTCACGGCGCGGGCACCGGCGGTCTTGTCTACCGACGCCGTCATATCCTCCACCCGATGGAAGACGCCCTCACGCAGTAGGCGCGGGCTGATGAGCGTGAAGGCGACCTTGATGTACTCGTCGGACGGAGCGACGGTCTGCCAGGCCTCCATTACCTCCCCAAGAGAGATACCATTGAGTGCGGCCTGCTTCACCTGATGGTAGACTCGGTCGCCGAGGTCGGCGTACATGATCTCGAGCCCGCTGATCTGCGACTGCAGATGCTGCTCGGCGCCGGCGAGCTTGTCCTTGAGCTCGATGACTTCTCCAAGCGGGTTCTCGTATGGAATCTCGGTAGCCGGCTCCATGGCGCCGAACATCGAAGCGAGCTTGGTCTCTTCGTAGGCGCTCGAGGTCTTGGTCTCCCCGGGCGGGATGGCGTAATCGAGCGTTCCCCTGTCGAGCACCGAACCGCCGCCACCGTCGTTGAGGTCCTTCAAGATCTCCGAGGCATCAGCAGGACCGCCCTGGAAGTCAACGACCGAGCTGGTTGTGCCTTCCTTCTTGAACTCGGTGATGAAGGCCGCCGTGTTGGCGAACTCGACGACACGCTTCACCTGCTCGGGGGAGAGCTGCGCCTGCTTCACAGTCTCGGTCACCGAATCGGTCAGCGTCTTGTGCTGCCCGTTGCCCCAGTCGGCCGCTGCCTTTTTACCCAGCACCTCGAGGTATTCTCCCGAATGCGGATGTGCATGCGACTGTTGGTAGGCGCCAACGCTAGGTAGGTCCATCAATGCCTCCTCTTCTAAATTAGGCTAGTCTAGTTCACATGGGAAGCCGAGGGCTCTGCTCCATACCAGGTTGCAACAATCCGCCGAAGGTCAACGGCATGTGCAAGCCCTGTTACAAGGCGGCATGGAGCTACGCGAACAGGGACCGGTTCAGAAAGCCAAAGCGCAGAGCAGCAGCGCTGACCGGTATGCGCGCCACCGCTCGGTATATTTCCATGCAGGCGCTGTCCGCCGCCAACGTCGCAGAGCACCGCGTAACCGCACTGATGCACCATTTAGGGCTAACTGCACCGATGCTTCAGCGCGACGTACCCTCCGTACTCATTCTACTCAAGGAATTGCTCGAACCTGTACGATACGAGCACGTCATCCAGCCTGGCTTCATTCGCTACTGGGGCGGCGTGTTCTTCGGTATGGATGAGACCTATCTTGAAGCCATCGGCCTTCTCACGAAAACGGAGGAACCGTGGCGGCCGTTCTGCGACTACGCCAACCGACTGACTCAAATGCTACACACGATGGGGTCAGACGCCATGACGCACTCCGAGGAGCTCTTCCTCGCTGCCAAGTACTTAGAGAGTGCGCGGCAGAACCTCTGGCACGTCGCGTACGTACTCTGTCACCTGAGACACGGCTACAAGGTAGCGACCGACGTGTTCGGCGACGCTGGCAAGGCTGTGAACGAACTCTGCGCGCTGCTTCACTAACGCGAGTCAACCTTGATCTAAAGGCCCCCTATAGGCACTGCGTAGCGGTCCCTGTCCAGGGAACTCCCTCTGCGGCATTATCAAATCTGGCCTGGGGTATACAATCATCGAACCAACCAGGCAGTAGAGGATAGCGTGTAAGGAGTCGTCGGGCTTGTCGGGGCGGTGCCGGTACTGGAGCATGCGCAGTGTGTCGTTGTACTCGGCGTAAATGTTCAGGCAGTCATTGGCGTACGGGTCCTCGAACTCCTCGAAGCGCGGCAGGTCTATCTGCTTCCTCTTGATGGCATTGAAGACGTCCGACATGAGCTCGGTGCGAACGATCTGCCAGCGGCGGAAGGCCGGGTTCCACAAGACCTTCTTTCGAGCGCGGGCCATATATTGATACTTCATCACGCGCTTGTATCCGAATTTCCGCGTCAGGTGATCGTTGCTGTGAAAGCCACCACCATAGTCCGTGGCAATGATGCGCACATTGAAGTACGAGAGCATCTCGCAGATCTTCTGCAGCTGCGGAACGGGGTCGACGTCTTCCCCGATGAAGCGGTGGATATAGAAGATGCGAAAGCGGCTTTCTATGTACGTACCAAGACAGAGGACTGTGAAGGAATTTTCGCCCGTGCCCCAATCAATACCAGCGAAGATTGTGTTTCCTGGCATGCCGTGCTGGCGGTACTTATCGAGCTCGCTCGGGTGCATTGAGATGTTGGGTCGGCAGCACTCACGCACCTGCTGCCGCGTCAACGGACGGAGTCCTGAATCGTAAGATATACCAAGGACTTCGTTGTAGAACTTGGCTCGCTCGTATCGCCCGTAGTCGAGGTAGATCTCGCTCCACTCTTTCCACGGGACCATGAGCTGCGGAATACGATAGGACTCGAATACACCTTCTTCTTGTAGCTGCGCCCATTGTGCATCTGTGTGCATCGGGTCGATGAGTTGGTGGCATCTCTCACAAGAGAGCCCCTTCTTCTGAATGTTCTTCTCGCCGAGGATGTTCCAGAAACGTCCGCCCTCGCCACCATGTCGGTCGCAGGGCACTACCCACTCGCCCATGGTGCTCATGGGCTGGCCTTTAGAAGTACCTGAACGGTAGTACTCGAGTACGTTATCGAGGCCCTTGGGCGTGCCGGCGTAGATGAAACGCTTTAGGTTCTCGGGCGCATGGCTGGAGGCCTGCTCGATGACTGGAACGCAGTCAGACAGGATGTCCTGGAACTCGTCGATGAAGATACCGTGCGCAGGGATACCGCGGCAGCGGTCGGCGTTGAGGAAGGCGTAACGCAGCGTGATCTTCGAGCGGTTGACGAACTGCTTCTCGAAGACGTTCTGCTGCAGAAGCGACGTCGTGTACGCCTTTAGGATATCGCTGGTCTCGAGTGGCTCCTTGATTCGGTCGACGGAGAAAGTTTTGGTCTGCGTAGCAGAGGGCGACACGTATAGCGTACGGAAGCCAGGAATCATGCAAGAGTACGTCAGCGAGCGGTTACCCAGCATCGTCGACTTTTCTACCTGCCGTGCACAGAAGAGCAACACGCGCTTGGCCGGTGTGTCGTAAAGCTGCCGCATGTGGCGTCTGGGCCCGAAATCAAACGGGCCCCAGCCACTTCCATCAACCAACGGCATCCGGAAGGCGAACTCGGTAAATTCCGAAGGCAGGATAGGTGGGATGTCGCCGTCCTCTACATAGGCCTCGTCAACTAGACTGAAGTCCGCGAAGGACTCCGGCGCGTTCATCCAATCGTAGGCCGCTCGGAGCGCGTCGTCGCTGAGCTCCGGTTCGTCTTCGCTATCCAGCTCCTGGTAGCCGTTGGGTCCGTAGTGATGATAGATAGTCATAGGCTCACGTGTTTCCACCGACAGAGACCGCAGACGCGCAGGAGCTGCTCAACAACATGTGGAGTTGTGTACAGGCCGCCGGTCCAGTGTTCACATCCAATGCTCGGTGCATACCCAAAGACGCGTCCTACGAGTGCTCACTACAACTCGCGCCTGGCAATCTCATGCCGTCCGTGTGGAGCTCGCTGACGTCCCTGATGAGGGAGTACGCCAAGGAGAGCGGCTGGAAGATCACAAGACTGGCGCTCAAGAAGGGTCACGTTGCTTTGGCCATCTCACCTTCGAGCGCTTCATCGAACAAGTCAAAGAACCGGTAAGAGAACCGGTGCGGGTCGAGCTTGGCTCCATAACCCTTTGCACGAAACCACCAGGATGCCATCTCCGGAATGTACTGCGCCTGAAGACGCGGAAAGTCTGCCTTGAAGTACTCCCGCGCGACATCTTGTAACTTGCTCGGGAAGAGCTCGTCCCAGTATCGACGCGGATTCACTAGACCATTGATCTCCGCGGTTATGAAGAAGTGGTAGACGATGTCGCCTTCGGTAATGGCGAACTCAGCGCGGAACGTCGTGTAGTCATTGACCTGAATGAATGACAGCGGCAGGACCGGCAGCTCAGCCGGGGAGTCCTGAACCGCTGAGATCACCTTGTCCGACGAGATCTTGTCCTGTTCCTTCATGGGCGTCCTCAATGGGGGCCATCTCCACTGTGTGGTGACCACCGCTTAGCTCGTGAACAGTCAGCATTTTGCGCGTCTCTGTGCGCAACGCAATCTTCTTCTGCAGCTCCTGCAGGTGATCCGCTGGCTTCGCGATCATCTGCAGCATCTCCTCGATTATCCTGCCCCCGTTGATGTAATTCAAGAACTTCATATGGTCTCCAGGACCATCTTGCTGAACTGCCTCAATGGCGCGTGCAACGGCGATGTCTCGAGCCTCCATCATCCGCGTAGACAGCTCACCACGGTTCAGGCTTACACCGAGCCGCATCTGGGCCAGGGTCGCAGACATTGGGGAGTACGGCAGGTCGGCTGCTAGCTTGCGCGCATCCTTGTAGTAGGCCGTCGTCAACAACTTCTTGCGATCCTTGAGATCTGGGTCGCGCTCTCCCGCCTGTTCGAATCGAAGCGCAAAGAGAATGCGCATCTCAGCGGTATCAAGCAGATCGATGTTCCAGAAGTAGTGCTGGTAGAGCTGCACTGCCTCGGCTGTACAATAGACTTTTCGGTGCTGCGTAACATAGGCCGCGATAGCCGACAGCGGTACGTGGACAAGGATCATCGTCTCCACAAACTCTTTGGCCCGCGGAACCTCCAATATTCGCTTGGCCATCTTCATCGCCGCAGTGGGATGAAAGAGGCTGTTGACCCGCTCCTCGTTGATGAACTTGAAGGACTTCACGTGCCCAATATCCATGGGCTGAAAAGGCGCAGGCGGCTTCAGTGCTGCCCTCACCTTGTCTAGGTACCTGTCCGAGATGTAATCGAGCCGCTCGTCGTTGAGCCGCTCCTTGATAACATCGTTTGTATTCTGCCTGTTGGCCAGAATCAGGTATTTGATGTAGTGCTCTGCCGGGCTACGAAGACGCATCGCCTCGCACGAGGGTACAACACTACCGCAAGCGGGTCTAGACTACTTCTGAAACGCGAGCACCTTCAAGCCCTCAAGGACTTCCTCCGTAGCACGGATAGCCGTCTCCAACGCTGGGGCCGGTACCTCAGCAAGCCCCAGACGCGCAGCCAGAAGGAGGTCGCACATCTTCAATTGCGAGGCGTCTATTTCCGGCATGGAGCTGATGAAGGTTCCTAGGTTTTCAGGATTGAGGAAGCCGAGAGAGAGCACAGTGTCTACGGCCGCGGGGTCGGGTATGACCGCAGCTTCCTTCACGAGATCCCTGCGCAAGTCCGGCATGTCACTGAGGACGCGCATCGCTTCCTTGCGAGAATCGAGGAGCGCCGACGACGCCGTCTTGATTTCCCTGTTGACGATAACGCTCGCTGGGCGGTGCAGCGCCGCGGCCTCGCCCATCTTCTTCTGGGCGTAGTCGAGGTTGGCGCCGAGCCCGGCCAGGACGAACATCGTCTCGTCGAGGGAGAGGAACGACTTGGCGTCAGACGCCAGTTTCTCCACAGCAAAGCCGTCAATTGAGAAGCAGTCCCCACCGCAGCGCAGCGTCACTGCCGTCAGCGACCGCAGGGCCTCGCCCTCCTTGCCCATGTCCTCGGGGGTGCTGACGAGGGCAGTTTTCTCCGAGGTGTCGAGCGGGAGCCAGGACCAGGAGTCGGGGATGAGGAACTCCCCATCTGGGCCTGGGGTAGGCTGTTCAATGTTCGGCTGCACCATGACCTGCATGCCACGCCCATCGAAGGTCTCGGCGTGTAGGATGACACCACCCTCCTCAGGGGATGCCATGGTCGCCTTGACGGTCATGGGGAGCGTCGCCTGCGAATCCTTGTAGAAGACCCCCATACCCCCAGGCTGCCCCTCAAAGAGGCTCACGCCCTCACCGACGGGGATGCCGGCGATGTCGCTCTGCACCGCCATCTGACTGCCGTTCGTGAAGAGCGCTATGGGCAGCGGCTTGCCGTCGAGGTCGATGAGGTTCGGGAAGACGAAGCCGATAAGGTGGTTACCCTTCTCGTCCTGCACTTGGTAGATGCCGTACTCGGTGATCATCTGAGCTTCGCCGCCGGGGCTCTGCATGGCCTCCTCATTCGAGCCGTCGCCCACTGACATGGTCGTGGACCCGGTCTGGTCGGCCGCGAGCACAACTTTCGGTCCGAGCAGGCGCACTGCTTCCCCGCGGTCGAGATGGCTCTCGATAGGCATCCAGCAGGCGTACGAAGCGGTCTTAAGCGTATAGCCCTCTGCCTCCTTACGCAGCTGCACGACGGACGGCTTAATGTGACTGAGTGCCGCCTCCGCTAGCTTGACTGGGCTGACTGGCTCGTACCTCGAGAGCGTATCCAACGCCGCTGCCGTACCGCCATGATTAGCGACGTACTGCGCCTGCAGGCCGCGGTCGTGCGCGAACTTGGCAAAGAAGGCGTTGTAGTCATGCTCGCGGATGGTCGGGAGGATGGCAGAGAGAACACCCCCCTCCTTACCCATTCCTACATTCATCGTCGCGCCGCCGCCACCGAAGCCATAATTCTGACGGTACGGTGGGTAGAGCTGCCCAATCATCGACATGTCGCCGGGGCCGCGCCCCGTGATATCGAAGGCCTGCGGGCGGAAGATGGCCTGACGCAGACGCGGCTCGGTGAGCGGTAGAACCTTCGAGTCATCGGTGACGAGGAGGTCGAGCGGCTGTAGGCGTAGGTCTTTGATGATGACGGGGATACGCGCGTTCTTGATGCCCGCGGCAGCAGTTGCATCAGGAGGAGCTCCGTGCTGGACCTCGGTTTTATTCTGAATTTCTATGTGACCAAAGGCGTAACCGCGCTCCGCATCGACACGATCCATAACAACATGCGGCTCGAAGTCCGCTGCATAAGGCACCTGCTTGTAGAGCTCCTGCATCAACTCTTCAGGCCACTGATTCGCGTCCTCTGGAAGCATGACTTCTGCTGCCGTCTTTTCGAAGGTCACCTCAGGCTGGAAGAAGAGCGGCTGTGTCATGTCGATGAGGGTACCAAATGCACTACAGCGCCGCAATCTTCAGGCCATCTGCGGGATAAGGATGATGGAGGTACCTACCATGTCCGAATTTCATCCCAAACCGCAGATCAAGTTCTTCTTCGGAGCCCCCTGACGTCGTAGAGAAGGAGACAAACGAGTGGCTGGCGCACAAGCCAGGTATCGTGTTTCTGAAGGACCCGAGCGTGCGCTCAGACCTCGTGAACTACAATCACGAGAAGCCCGGTGTCATCGTCCGAAGTGCGGAGCGCGTCTTCATAACCATCCTCTACTCGATGCACCTGGCCGAAACGCGCTGAGGCGCGAAGAAGCGGGCACAACCCGCTTCTTTTTAGCTACGGATTGAAGATGAGGCCCATGCTGGCCTGTACCGCAGCGCCGTTGGTGAGCAAGATGACGCCGTAGACGGGGGTGTCCGCAAGCGTGCAACCGGGCGACAGCCGAGCTGAGAGTATACCTGCACCGATGTCATTGATGTTGTCCGGCGTATCGAAGCCGACCGTGAAGAGGTCCGCTGGACCGACCTCCAGCGCAGCCAGTAGGGAAACGATTGGAATCTTCAATGCCAAGGAGGCTTGAATGAGCGCTTGAATACCACCAATCTGAGCGCCAAGGGACGCCGCAATGGCAGCATTAGCGCTCAAGGATGCCGAGAAGCCAACAGCTACTGAAGGCAGCCCCAGAGAAAGCGAGGCCTCTAGCGTCGCTTGAATTTGTACTAACGCTGCAAGCTGCGCCTCAATAGCGGCAAAGGGGTTCGATATCTGCAGCCCTATCTGCACCTGAATTGAGATCGACGCCGCGAGCTGCACCGAGACATCCGCTAGCAGTGTCCCAAGACCGAACGGCCCAGTGAGAACAAGATCGAAGCCGGCAAGCAGTGGTGGGATGAGAAGAACAATCCCCGGCATCAGCTCACCGAGCGAGAGCTCTTCTACGAACTGTACGGTCACGTCAGCACCGAACTGTTTTGGCAGACAACAATCGAACCCCAGAGCGTGCCAGTCAAGATGATGGGTGTTCCAGGAGCGATGCTCCACGGGCCGGTTGGAGAGCCGACAACCGGGATAGGAGTCGGCCCGACCTGTAATGGCGTAGTGGTTGCGACATCGATACGCACCATGTCGCCCTTAGAGGCCACGGCGTTCTTCCCAGCATTCAGCCGTACGACAGTCCCTATAATGTCCGTCTCTTTTCCGCCGTTGATCTTGACGCTCTTGGGTGATGTGAGCTCCACGACACCCTGCGAAGAAACGCTGAGGTCACCGACTACCGAAAGCGTGTATTTACCCTGCGTTTGCTGGGAGAAGTTGCCGGCATTACGTAAAAAAACGTTGCCAGTTCTGTCGTAGGCGAAGCGGAAGGTAGACGCTGAAACCGGAACATCGTTGGGCACGCCAGTGCTGACGTTGAAGCCTTGCGGTGTAACGGCGATCTCGAAGAGAACGCAGTTGCTAGCTGTAGCCGTGTTGTTCTTCTGCCCCAAGCCATCCGCAGCAGCGGCAACACCGCCGTCTGGGTCCCCGTATGGTCCGGTGATGTCGCCGCACGTCACGCGCACGTCCGCGTACTGATTCTCGGCAAAGACACGGAAGGTTTGGACGAACTGCGTGGGGTGCGTCGTCTGCGAAGGGCCTTCCTGTATACCCCACTTGATGGCACCACCAGAATTCTGGTGCTCATAGTTCTCGCTGATGTCCATCACGAGATTCTGCAGAGGGATATAGAGGCGCTGCGCGAGCGGAGTCGCACCCACCTGGAGCACGCCCCCTCGATGCAGAATGACAAAGTTGTTGTCCCTCGAGCGCATAACGATGTCACCAGGATTCGCTGTGCGTCCGGCGGCATAGGAGGAGTCAGTCGCGTTCGCCGGTGCCTGAGCGTGCTGCGTCGTACCGAGAGGCGCGTCGTCCGTAGAGGAGTCGACGGTCTCAGTCGGCATAATGAAACCTAGAACGAAGGGCGCCGTGCTGTCCGAGGGGATGCAGACCATGACGGTCGCATTGACCTCAGGCATGACGTAGATGCCCTCGCCGCTGGCATGGTGCAGATATGGCGAGCTCACCTGGATGTTGAAGTAACGCTTCCTGTCGAATTGCGCGATAACATCGACCGTCCACTTGAGCAGATTGATGTTGACGATGCGCCCTTGGCAAATCTTAGCCGGCCCATGACCAGCCACGCTCGTCATCGACGTGCGAAATTTCGATGCCCAATTCAGCATGGCTCCTAGTAGTAATGCGCCGGCACATCACGTAAGTGTTCATGCCCTGGCTTTAGCGCGTCCTTGGAAGTAAGCCCGAATTCGGCGCCGAAAGCAATGGCTGGAATCGGGTGAGTAGAATGGAGGTGGGAAATGCCGCCCATCGCCGCGGCCTCAGTGAGCGTCGTTCGCAGATGTTCATGCTGCAACTTCGCCATCCAATCCTCAATGAGGGCATGAGGCATAGCGCTGATGCCTTTCATCACCGGCTCGTGTTCGATAGGCCGCTTCTTGTTGCGCAGCAGCTCTTGGTTCATATGCTGCACCTGTGCCAGCGGGTAGAACTCACCGCGGAGGACATCGGGATGCTCGCCAGGGTCATTGACCTTGGTTAGGTTACTCATCGCGCGCACGACCGTTTCAATGGCTCGACGCTTGATGCCTTCCTTCTGGTAGAGCCCGTAGATCTCATTCGTGAGGTGATTCTGTACCTCCTCAATGGAGCCTGTCGCCGCATAGAGATGATGGGGGTTGAGCAGCGTACGGTTGGGGTCGGAGAGCGTGTCCCCTGCCTTGAGGTGCTGCCCGACCACCGGAACCTTCCAGTGGACATAGCCCTCTACCGCCTCTGCGCCTGGCAGCGGCTGATGCAGCGGCATGCCCTTCGTATCGCGGCCCACATGGTGCTTCTGCCCGCCGATGAAGATGTCAACTCCTGTTGACGTAGGCACGATCTGTTCAACCTTCCCAGTCTTCATCGCTAGGGAGGACTCGTCCTGAACTTTCTCAGGCAAGTACATAAGCTGCTTGAAGCGCTCGAAGGAGTTGAGCAGCTTCGAGCCGCCCTTGTGTTCGCCTACGCCACCTGTATGAAAGCTCTTGAGCGCTAACTGGATGCCGCGTTCACCAACGGCTTGTGCAGACTGCACGCCGAGATTGTGCCCCAGGTCGTAGTGCTGACCACTCGAGCCAAGCCCTGAGCACATCTGGCAAATCCCTTTCGGGTCCTCGCATTTCAGCGGGCTTCGTACAAGCAGCTTGGCGTCCTTCTTCGCCGCTCGGATCTTCCCGACAACGCTTGGGGTGAGTAGCGTACCCGCAGGAAAAGTAACCTTGCCGTGTGTGAACTCCTGCTGCAGGTATCGATCATGAATATCTGCCTCATTGGCGTCCAGGACGATGCCCTTGCTCGTCCCGCAATCAGGAGAGTTCACAAGAATGTGCATCATGTTGTTCATGAGCAACTTGGATAGATAGCCTGGACCGCTGACCTCTTGCACCTTCATGACCGAACCGCGTCGGGCGCCGTGCATCTGAGTCCAGTAGCTGCCTACGTCTAGCCCCTCTGCGTAGCTCTTGGTCACAGGTATCGGAATCTTCCGATCAGCGGAATCCTTGTAAATCATGGGTGCTAGAACCATCTGTTTGTACTGGTCCCAGCCAGGCTTCACGCCAGCCTTGTACATTGTGTAGAGGTTGCTTGGGTCTTTCTCTTCCTTCTTTTCATGTAGGGCCTTCATCTCGTCGGCGGCGTGTTCGTATACGGCAATGGTTCTGCGATCCCTCTCGTCCTTAGTCATTTTCGGGTCGTCGGCGTATTTCTCTACGACCTTGTGAGCTGCTGACAGCACGTGGTCCCTCGACGCCTTGTCCGGCTCGAAGTCCTTAAGCGAGAGTGTGTGCGCCCCAACTGGGATGAAGACATCCATCTTCTTATTGAGTGTTGCGACTGGGTTCTTACCCAACGTGCTAAAAGACATCGCGTGCCCAGCGCTAGTAGCCCGCGGAACCGCTGCTGCTCCGAATGTCGTAGTGTTGCCGAGATCCTTCAGCTTGTTGACGACCTCTCCATACTGCGGGCCGTAATGCTTAGCAATGCCTGTCAGAAGCGCGCTCAGGCCCGCTGACTTACCGTCGATTCGATAGTGAAGATCATGCAGCATCTCGCTCTGCATAGCCTCCGGAACCGCGCTGGAGAGCAGAATGCGCCCCGGCGTGGTTTTCTTGCCACCGATGTGTACGACATCGGTATACCCAAGCTTCCCCGAACGCACGGCGTCAAGTGCCAGGCCAGCGTGCTCAAACTTCTGCCCGGAGTCCTTACCAACTACCGACAGCTTGTAGAGTCCGAGGGCGCTCTCGAGCGTCGGCTGGTACATAAGCCGGCCAGTCGCCTCGCTGAAGAGGTTATGAGAGGGGAACATCCGTACGGCCTCGTTCACCGCATCGTGCGTGATGGGCACGAAGGCACTCATCGTGTCGCCGTCGAAATCGGCGTTGTATCCGCCCGTCACGAGCGGGTGTATGCGCACAGCGTCGCCCTCAATAGGCCGTGCACGGAAGGCTTGCACATTGTACTTGTGCAGCGCAGGGTCTCGCTTTAGGAGAATAGGTCGCTCCGCCATCACACGATCGAGCGCACGCCAGACCTGTGGGCTCTTCTTCTCTACAAAGGCCGCGCCCTGCACCTCGTTCTGTATGGCGCCCATCTGCTTGAGCTGGCGAACGACAAAGGGCTTGAAAAGCTCGAGCGCGGCGTGCTTCGGCAGACCCACCTCATCCAAATCGAGACCTGGCTCGGGGACGATGGTCGAGCGCATCGTCAGATCCTGCTTGCGGGCGATGAGCTTGTCCTGGAAGTAGCCGTGTTTCGGTGAGCTGCCGGCAATCTGGTGCAGTAGCCCCTTGTGCTTGGCATCTCCGTACTGGAGCCCCATGCCCATGAACATCTTGGCGCCGTCGTAGAAGTCCTTGCGGAGATCCGACTTCCCCTCGTCAGTGAGATTCCTCACCAAGATGGGGTCCTTCAACTTATCGTTGATCTTCGCGAAGTCGGAATAGAGCTGGTTGATATCGTCGAACTTAGGTGACCCATCCGGCAGTTTCGATACCGGTCGCATGATGGGCGGCATGACAGGGATGTTGTGAAGGATGTACGCCTCGCTTGGGGTCACCCCAATCTGCTTGAGCGCCCGCAAGTACTTTACCTTCTTCAGTACACGGTCGACGCTCTGCCCCTTGACGATCTTCAGCTGAGCCTCGGCCTTGGCGAGATCGCGCGCAACGTTGACGCGGTCTAGCAAAACCTTGATGCCCGCTCCGCCAGTTACGCCGGCGCCGGCCTCCGTGATGTTGCCATTCGCCGTGACGCCCTTACTTCCATGCAGAACAGCATTAAAGTCTTTTGGAGAGAGCCCGGTCAGTGCCTTGATAGGCTTCTCGAAGATGGGGTTTGGCAGCGGTTCAGATAGCTCGATTCGCGTCCACTGACGACCGCCCAACCCACCAGTAAGCTTCTCATCCCAGAGCCCACCGGCCTTAGGCTTAGGGTCTCCGTTCTTGTCCATCTTCGAGTTCAGCATGTCCGCAGGGTGCGGCAGTGCGTTCTTCGCCAGCGCTCGTATGTGTTGGTCCGTCATTGGCGAGAGGATAAGGTCATGCCCCTTCTTCTCGATGTTGATGCCACTCCCGCGTAGCATGTCTTCGAACTTGCGGTAAGCAAAAGTCGGCTTGGGCGTCGGTAGTGGGTGCCCAGTCTGAATGGCTGCCCAGATCCGGTGGTGGTCGCTCGGCCACCTCTTCGCCGGGTCGGTCTGCGGGTCCGGGCCCTCCGACTTGTATGTCTGCATCTCCCGGATGTTTGCTTTGGCGCCGTGCGCCAGGAGCGCGAAGAGCCCCAGCGTGCCCATCGACTGCCCGCCAGTGCTCTTGCCACCCATGGGCTGCAGATTCAAGTCGTAATGCTCCGCCGCTGCCCCAGGCAGGGTCCCACTGCCGCTGCGCACTGCAAGCTTCTTGTCGATCTGGTGAACGAGTTTGAAGATGTGCTGCGGCCCCACCGTCACCTGCCCAAGGATCTGCCCAGTCGCAGGATCCTTGAGCTCCTCGGTGTCCGAGAGCCCGTGCGCCTTCAGGTCAGCCTGGACCTTGGCGATGACGTCCATGTTCGTGTCGAAGTTCTTCACGATGTAGGGCTTGCCGGTCTTCTCGGCGATCTTGGCGACGGAGGTCTCGAAGACCTGCCCCACGTTCATGCGCCCCGGTATGCCGCTGGGGTTTAGCGCTACCTCTATATGCTTACCGTCCTTCGTGTGCGGCATCTCAGGGTCGGGCAGAATCTTGGTGACGATACCTTTCCCACCATAACGATTACTGATCTTGTCGCCGACCTGCATAGGCTCGACCGTGCGAACATGAACGGTCAGCCCTTTGTCGCTGCGATGTACGCCTACGACCTCGCCCTCGAAGTCGCTGTCCCACCGCATGCTGCGGTCATCGTGCCGACCGCCCATGGCCTTGCGCACAGCCGCCATACCCGTACGGTCCTTCAATTTGTACGGTCGCATCGCTGCAACGAGCGGGTCGCCTGGCTGGACCTTCTGCCCCACCCGCACTATGCCGTTCGAGTCCATCTTCTCGTACTGTTCCTTCGTCATCAACCCGGGGTTGGAGATGTGGAAGCGCTTCTTGTCGAGTATGGTCTCCTGGTCGAGTGGCATCATCAGCTTCTGCAGATGCTCACTCGAGAGCTTCTTGGCAGCGCTGTCACTAATGACAACACCGTCCTCGAAGTTGTACCCTTTGAAGGGCAGGTACGCGACGCGCAAGTTCGTGCCGAGAGCGAGCGTCCCATTCTTGGAGAAGTTCGTGTCTGCAATGAGCTGACCCTTCTTCACATGATCGCCGACGGCGACAACGGGTGTAGAGTGCATCACACTCTTGGCGTCATTGAGCGGGTAGTTGTTGTAGAGCTGAACTTCGTGCTTCTTACCAAGGCGGTCTTCAATGATAATGCCGTCCCTGTTCACTGCTACAACTTTGCCTTCTTCCGAAGCAGCGTGGGACGCCTGGTAGCCCATGATGTTCTCGAAGGTGTCGATGCCTTCCTTGTCGGAGCCTGTACCTACCTGGACAAGTGGGGCCTCACGATGCAAGAGCGAGACCGCCTGTTCCATATGCCTGCTCGCCATAGACGCGCGGTTACCGCTCGTGTTCGCCAGGAATGGAATGAGGTTCGAAGTCATGTTGAAAAGCTGAGAAGGGCTGCGCATAACGTAGTGCGCATCCTCGAATTTCACGTCGCGAATCTCGTTGCCCTTAGAGCTCGCGCGAACTGTATGGTGCAGCGGATGCGGTACGCCATCTTCCCACTTCACCTGATCTGGCAGGACGATGTTTGCCTCCATGAACTCGCCTGGAGAGACAAGCTCGGTTTTTTTGGAGAGCAGGTTGTAGAGAGGAATCTTCGCCTCGTGCCCGACCTTGCGTACACCGATAGGCAGCCGCAATGTGACACCTGTTTTCTCACCCTCCGGTGTGTTGAGCGGATCAAGAAAACCGAGATGGCTGGGATTCACAAACTTCGCTTCATGCTGTACCTGCTGCGCGGTACGAATACCGCCTGCGCCCATGATAGTAGTCTGCATCGCAGACGACGCCATCTCTAGTGGATTGATCTGCGATGCCGGCATAGCCGCCGCGTTCGCTGAGGACAACGCCCCCTTGATGGGCTTGTTGAACATGTCGAACTTCATGACGTCATAGGCGTCCTTTGCTTTGTCGATCTGTCGCCCGGCACGTGTCTCAATATTCTTGCGCTGATGTAGAATGGCGTCATAGGCGAAGTCACCGGCGGTACGTAGATCCTTGAAGACCAGTGAATCGCGGTCATCCTCTGGGTGCCCCGCCTGTACCTTGAGCATCTTCTCAGTTGCGAGCTTCAGCGCCTCGCCGGATACATGCGTGAAGGGCCGCCCTAACGTGAGTTGCGTGGACTCTGGACGGAGATGCGTCTTCTCCATCATGTCGTAGAAGTGCTCGGCAGCGACCTCCTTGGTTGGAGTACCTGCCCACGGCTTATCCGCCTTGTAGAATTTCTCGAGCGCAATGTCCGACTTCGGCGCCTTCTGATTCGCTTCGAACATCTCCTTGCCCCACGACTTCATGAGATCTTCGTCGCTCACACCAAGCGTCTTGAGGAATGGGTAGATGGGGAGCTTACCGCGGCTCTTACCGTGCTCCATTCGAAAGACTTTGGTTGCCGGGTCCAGCACAACATCGAACCCGCGACCCGCGTTGCACGCAGCCTCAAGCTCACCGTTCACACGGCGCTTTACATAAATGCCGTGCCGCAATTGCCACTGGTTGTTGACCTGATACTCCTGCCCATCGATGATGTACGAGTGCCTGTTAGTCGTCTTCGGAATCTCCGCGATGCGGATAGTTCGACGGTCTAACGCCTTTCCGGTCTCGTTATCCTTGAGCGCCAGTGTGGCATAAATAGGCACCGCCCAGGTGTCGTTCTCCACCTTTGCCTTGTGCTGTGCGCGGATGTCGTCTGCCTCACCTAACTTGTCGCGTACTTCGAGCGCCTCAAGGTGCAGCGACTGCTTCTTCCCGACAATGGGGTTCTTGGCAAATTGGTCCTGTATGCCCTCGAGCACGCGTTCCTTCAGGTGTTCGAACGCCTTCTTGGGGTCCAAATACGCCATGGCCGCTGCAATCATCTCATGCCGTCCGGCATAAGGCCAACGACACCAAAAAACGCACCGCCGCGGGATAAGAGAGATGGGAGATGCAACGCCACGAAAGGCATCAATATGGGACCGAAGGACAAGAAGGTAAAAGAAGAGACGGTGGGTGGCGGCATGGAGCGAAAGATCGAACGCGAGCTGCTACCTACAGACGACGGGTCCGAAGACTTCGATGAAGACTTCGATGAAGACGACGAGGAAAGCGAAGACGAGGGCGAGTAACGCGGAAATAGGTTGAACACTACGGGAATAAGAGAAGCGTGAGAAAGAGTCTCTTGTGGTTCATACTCGCCGGTTTTCTCAACGGCATCATGCTGTGGATTCATCGCAAGCTGACGGAGCACCTTGATCATCAACCTGTACCGTGACAGACCCAGTACATTCCCAGGAACCCGCGTCATAGAAACACAGCTAGGCATCGAGGGGGTTCGGTTTACGGACCCCCTCGATGCTCGACGTATCTGGCAAGTCGAGACCGCATACATGCCCATCCCAGGCCGCGTTCTAGGCGGCCTGCGCGTAAAGATTCGCGACCAGAAGGGATTCATCTCCTTCTGCAATCAACGCGATCTGGAAGTAATACTGGGCTACGCCCAACCCGGCGAGTTCTGCCCATGGCTGGACGAGTACTACGTTGATTGCACCAGTGAGAGCTGGGTCGGTCTGGCCTGCGACGACGAAGACCTACGCGACGACCTACTCGAACGAGAAGGCCTGCTGCGAACACAGATGCCGATGAGCATCCTCACCACGGAGTACGACATAGCCAGGCGTGTACACATAGGGAAGAACTATGACGTAGAAGATCTCTTTGTAATGCTCGGGGACTACGCACCAGAAACAGGGCAGTCGCCCGACACGCGCTTCGAGACCATTGAGCACCGCTGGATGCGAGCAGAGAGGAAGAGAGTACGTTGGGAAAAGAGCTAGACCCAATCGAGCTGCGCAAAACGGACCACATCTGCGCCGATTGTGGCGGAGCCGTGGTTTACATGGACGAGGTTTTTCTTCTCCAGATTGTTCGCTCGAAACGCGGTCAGGAAGGCGTACTGCACTACGAGGTCATCGACGAGCACGACCCGGACGGCTGCTTCCGATTCGAGCCCTACTATTTCTGCATCCAGTGCTGGGAGAAGAACTACGGCGAAATACACAGCGACATGGAGGACGAACTACCGGTCAACGACTACGATAGCAAGTTCGAGTGCGTCTGCTGCGGCAGTGGCATACGAGAGTTTGAACTCGCTGGGCTCGCAACGCTCGGCGAGTTCCACATCTCCGAACGCGCACCGAACGGCATGCACGATGCCTCTTTCTTAGGCATCAGTAACCCCGATCTGATCTGCCTCTACTGCATGTCGCTCCTGAACGATGGGTGCATCGATATGTGGCCCGACCTTACAGAGTACGGCGAATGCGTCGATTGCATCCAAGCTCGCTGCTGGAGAGCGTCAGAATGCGAATGCCGCTGCCACTTCGAAGCGCCAGAGGAAGATGAAGAACAGCCCGCTGAACCAACCACCATCGAATATCGATAGAGACCAACATGGACATCCCCGTCGAACACCTCATCTCCGTTGCACTTCTCACACCGATGGACAACCCATACGACGATGATTGCCGTTGGGGTGCGCCTGCTATCCTCTGGGGGTCGCCGGGCATTGGCAAGTCCGACAGCGTCCGCGAGGCCGGTCACGCAGTGGGGCTTAGCGTAAGCGAGCTCTTCTTGTCGACAGCACAACCAGAAGAACTCGGCGGCATTCCGATGTCTGATGGCAAGGGCGGTGTGACAACACACATCGCGCACCCCGGCATCCAAGATCTCATCAGGGCCAAGCGCGGTGTCATTTTCGTAGACGAGCTCACCTGCGCACGCCCGGCAGTACAGGGCGCAGGCCTGAGTCTCGTGCGCGACCGCATCCTGGCTAACAAGCGTCTACCAGGAGGCATCCGCATCATGGCCGCCGCCAACCCGCCAGAGGAAGCTGCAGGCGGTTGGCCACTATCCTTACCTATGGCCAATCGCCTTATGCATTTCGACATGCCTACGCCGTCGCCGGACAAGTGGGCCTCATGGCGAATGGGCAACCACGCTGCTCAGGTCATCGGCGCCGATGAGGGCGAGGAGATGGTCCGCAAGAAGTGGCCCGACGTCTTCCCCTACTACCAAGGGCTATTCGCTGGGTTCATCAAAAGCCTAGGTCCGGATACGCTCCTGAAAATACCGCGCGACGGTCACGTCGACCGCGGCCGCGCGTGGCCGTCACCCAGAACCTGGGACCTCGCCACCAACGTCGCTGCCACCTGCGAATGCATCGGCCGTAAGGAGTGGCGTCTCGAGTTCATCACCGCGTGCGTTGGAAAAGGGCCAGCAGCTGCATGGGGAGAATGGACCCTCAAAGCCAACATGCCGAGTCCAGAAGACATGCTGACAAACGGATGGGAGCCCGACAAGCGCCGCCTTGATATCTGCTTCGCCGCCTACGGCCAAGCCATCGCCTGGACACTTGCGAAGCCAGACAAGGATGAGCGCACAAAGTGGGCGTTGAAAGCATGGGTATTGCTCACCGATGCCTGGGAGAAGCACGGTATGCTCGATGCCGCATGCGCTGCCGCAGTACCTCTAATGCGCGCAGGCTTCACCACGAAGCACTCATCGGCGATGGACGCAGTGTCCCGTAAGATCATCAAGAAGTTCGCGGACAAGATATCTCTCTTCGTACACACAACGCGAAACCCATGATCTCGCTCATACCATCTGTGGACACTATCGAGGACAAGCTTTCCTATGCGAGAGCAGCAGTCGTCTTCGATGCACCATACTTCGCGAGCGTAGTACACGGTTTCATCTACGTGCCTGTCGAAGGCCTTGGCACCATGGGCGTAACAGCGCAGATGGTACTGGCTTACGACCCGCAGTGGATCAACGAAGCAAGCATCAAGGAGCTAGCCGCAGACATCGTCCATGAAGTCAACCACTTCATGCGCAGGCACTTCGAGCGCGGAGCGACTGTAGAAGACAAAAACCTCTTCAATCTGGCCGGCGACCTCACCATCAATCCTGACATGCGCAACACAGGCATCTGGGAGCTCGCCGGTGAGAAATCAACGCGACCCGCCATCTTTCCTGCGCACGTCGGGTTACCGGAGGGCCTTTCCACAGAAGAGTACTACGACCGGCTTTTACAGATGAAGCATAATGGCGCCACCATGCCGACGCCCAGCATCGGAAACTCCGGCAAAGGAGCGCCTAATAAACAGGGAGGCGGACAAAATCCTCAGCAGAAGCAGGATCAAAGCCAAAGCGGGCATGGCGCCACGCCCTCACAGCAAACGCAAGAGCCGGCCGGCCAGCCTGACCAAGATGGAGGTCAAAGTAAGCAAGAGCCCAAACCTGGACTTGGTAACGGCGTCTGCTCCGGCCACTGCGGCAGCATAGCCGGTGGAACAGACGATCCTCGTCTTGTCGACAAGCTGAACGCCGAACATGGCCGCAGCGCCGTCGAAATGGAAACCATCACCAAAAAGACGGCTGCGGACATCGCAGCGCACATCGAAGCGAATGGGCGCGGAAGCGTTCCTGCAGGCCTGGCTGAGCTCGCCAAAGCCCTCATCGAGGAACCGCACGTGCGCTGGCAGACAGAACTCGCGCACGTTATCCGTCACTCCACCGGTCGCGTACAGGCTGGTGGGGAGGACTTCTCGATGTCCCGCCCATCCAAACGCTCCATCATGAGGGGCATCGTCCGCCCAGGCATGATCGAGCACCAGCCCGAAGTCGCCATCGTCCGAGACACCTCCGGCTCGATGAACATCGAGCAGCTCAACGCCTGCATCCGCGAGGCCTACCACATCCTCCTGGCGCTCGGCGTCGACGAGGCCTGGTTTACAGATGCTGACGCGGACGTCGCCATGCCGTGGAAGCGCGTAGGTCCGCAGTTTTTCCGCACGCTGAATGAGGCCCACGGCCGCGGCGGCACGAGCTTCATCCCAGCCATCAAGGCGGCCGACAAGCTCTTCCCCCGTCCCGACATCCTCATCTACTGCACCGACGGCGACGGCGCGGCCCCCAAGAAGCCGCCGATGTACATGGACATCGTGTGGTGCCTAATCCTCGGCGGATACGCCAGGAACAAGGCCCCAGCCCGCTACGGGCACACGGTCTTCGTCACCGAGGACCCGAAGCAACGCAAGGCCGCAGTCATTCTACCGGACGAGCCCGATGAGGATGACGAAGACGACATCAGTATCTGATGCGCACATGGTTCCCGCATACCGGGTACTGGTGGAACGATCGCGGTCGCTGGATATGGTCAGGACCTAACCAAGTGGAGGACCGGTCGCCGGAGAGCGTCAGCCGCTGCTACCGGTTCCTCCTCTCAGTTCCCTACCAGACCTACGAGGACCGAAAGCGCCTCGATGAACAGTGGCGCGTCGACCTCGCCGAAGCCATCGTCGAGGAATCATGCAAATGAGGGGCGGCAGTGCCGCCCCTTTTTTTAGCTACCTGTTCGCCTTACGCTCCGCCTGGCGAGCAGCTCGCGGCTGACGGCCGGTCACACCATCCCGCCCGCTCGTCGCGGTGGACGCTGTTGCGGTAGAGGTCGCGTGTCTACGCCAGCACTACCGCTATCAGCCTGCTCCTGCGGCTGCAGTTCAGCCAGCATCTGCTTCACCAGGTCGGCGAGCTCCGGGCTCATCGCCTGAATGTTTCTCAGGGCCTGTTCCTGCTGAGGCTTAGCCATCGTTACGAGTAGCTTTGCTTGGCCCATCGCATAAGTGGGAAGGTCAATACCCTTCTGGCTCTGCTCCTGGTTCAGTCTCGTCTCACCCGTAAGCTGGCTCGAGACCGACGAGAGAAAGTCCTGCGGCGACGGGTCCGTAGGCTGCGCGGGTGGCGCAGCCATACCGCTCGCGCCGGCCCCAGCGGCCTGCATCTCCACAGGCATTGTCCGCATCGCGCCTTCGCCGCCGGCGCCACCTGGACCTCCACCCTGCCCCTGCATTTCTATACCCCCAGGCTCGCCTGGCGCAGCGGGGGCGCCCATAGCCTGCTGCGCATCCTGCTGTGCCTTAGTCTGGAACTTCATCATGATCTGCTGCGCCTCACCCTGAATGCGGGCCATGGCCAGCTGCTGTTTCTTCGTCGCCTCGATTCGCTTGTCCGTCTCGCGAATCATAATCTCGTTCTCTTCGTCCTGGTCGAGGTCACTGTCCGCTAGCAGCGTCGTGTCGCTCACCTTGTTCGCCTGATTCAACTGGAACAAGTAGGCCTTCCGCTGCAGATCGTCGGCCATCTTGAATGGCTTGAAGCGAATGTTCGCCTCCGGCCAACCAAGGAAGCTAGAGACCTGCTTCATTACGAACTTGGCGAGGGCCTTCTGCCTCGAGATGTACCCAAGGAACATGTTCTCCATCATGCGCATGGAGACGTTAGTCCCGGCGTAGGAAAGGCCGCCGCGTATGAATTCCACGGGCACTCCCATGCCATTAAGAATCTGGTCGCTCCAAGTCGTGATCTCCTGCGTGAGCATGAGCGCACGACCGTCACCACCAATGGTCTGGTTGCCTAGCGGCAACGGCATGATGGGTATGTAGTTGTTGTCATAACGCCAGCGGGCGATCTCAGCGGCGACCTGGTCACGCCAGTCGATGAGATTGATCGTCGTGTTGTGTGTCGCGACACCGGCGACACAGAAGCTCTTGTCCTCCGCCATTTGAAAGCCGATGACCTCGGGAACATCGGCAACTTCGTGCACGGCATCGATCCGCAAGAGCACGTAGTCACCACGCACGAGGCCGCTCTTCTGCGGCAGCTCCTGCCAGTCAAAGCCCCCAGGCCTACCGAACAAGTGCCGTAGCTTATATGCGGCGTGGCCGTTGTAGTTCAGCTGGTAACTCGTCGTTCGGAACTTCGTGGTGGCAGTAGGTTCCTCTTTGACCACGCCTCCGATGAGACCGAACGAGAGCAGGAGTCGACGCGCCTCCATGATCATCGAGGGGTTCGCAAGTTTCAACCCGACGCGATCTGTGGTTGTCTTGAAGTCACAGCCATCTCCGTTGAACAGCGCACGGAGCATATCCAGGACGATGACGTCACTAGCCTCCGACACAACGTCTGGGATGCGCTTCTCGGCAAAGCCGGAGCCGCACATGGAGACCAACAGCTCGGATAGGATCACATCCTCAATGACAACAGTTCGACCGTGTTGCTCTGGGCGCTCGTAGTGCGACACGCCACGGAACCCGAGCCTCTTCACAGCGCTTTCAATGAGCTCTGCGAAGTCCTTCTCCTCGAGGTGCAGCGAGAAAGAAACCGTGGAACCACCGTACGATCCCTCGGACAGGTAGTAGCCAATGAGTGAACCCAGAGCAGGGCACATCGGCAGAAAGCGGCTCACGCGATCTACCTTAGGCTCGCGGCGCGCAGCTGCTGCAGTAGCGTAGTCTGCCTCCGACCATCCCTTCTCTTCCAGGAGCTTCTTCCGTTCGCCCCAGGCGTGCACGGGATCTGCGTTCTGCTCGAGCCACTCGTATGCTTCCGCAGCACTCTGCGATAGCCGGCGGTAGACCCAGCTGTCGGTTGCTGCGCGCTCAGTCACGTAGTCTGCCAGATCGAGCATCTGACCCCGACGGATCTGGCGCTTGATGGGATAGGCAACGTAGTCACCCTTCTTGAGCGCTTTCGCTTCGATGAAAGTCGGGTCGACCAGACCAGCGCGCGGCTTCTTGCGGGATACGCGAGGCACCGCCAAGATCGGATGATCTTCCGAAACCGCGAACGGAAAGGCCGGAAGGGAGGCGATCTGGAACTTGAACACCTTCTCGGCCGGCTTGATCTGACGGCGCTTCTGGTACTCGACGCGTCGCCACGCACCCGTGTGGCTGCGAAGGAACTCGCCCTCGCGAACCTCTGCTGCCGGCAGCAAACCAGAAGGTGTTTCGACCAGAGTCTCTGGCGAAACGCAGTAGGGGTCGCTAGATCCGCTTCCGGCTTGTGGAAACAAAACTCTCAACGGAACGATGTGCTCGAGGAGGATGGCCTCCTGCGCCTTCTTCATGACCTGGAGGTAGAACGTGTCCTTCAGAACAGGCAGAAGAAGTGGCGTGCCCCAACCGCGGTCCTGCGTAGCCAACGTAGGCCTACGCATGTGGAAGAAGTTGTCCTTCGAGAAGATGACACCCTTCTGCTCACGCATCGCTTGGATGAAGACCTGCGGCACGCCTTCGACAATGTCCTTCCTGCCAATGACAATGTCATTACGCACCGTTGCAGGGATGGTGTAGAAGTACGTGTACTCCCCAGAGATGTCGTTGTACGTAATCTCGATGTCTTCAGGATTCCAGCGGATGGTCTTGATGCCGCTCGCATTCTTGTAATAGAAGTCCTTCGCGAGCGCGTCGCCGACGTAGCCACACTTTGGGCACGTCAGGCGGAACTGAAAGCTCGTAAAGATCCACTGCGCTCGAATCTTCCCCGCTTCATCCCGGAACGCGCAGTTCTTACAGTAGAGATACTTCTTGAACGGGAAGCCTAGACTGATACAACCGTTACCGTATGCGAAGTAATCGAGACCGGCCTCTACACGAAATGGCTGCCAGCGAAGGTGGTCTTGAAAGTAGTCGGTCCAGCGCCTCTTCACCTCATTCGACGGATGGTCAATGATGATGTCGGTGACCGGGTACTCCGACAACTTGAAGACTACCGCATTGATGAGCGGATTCGTGAGGAAGTAATAGCGGCACCATTTGAACATCGCCTTGACGGTGACGGGCAAGTAGGTGTGGGCGACATCGAAGAACGGAGACGGATAATTGACGCCCGTAACATTGGAGCCCTGGATACGCCCACGCGACTGCGCGAACCGCAGGCCAGAAGCCGGGCCTGAAGCGACTGCGCCACCGGGTCCAACGAAGCTCATTTCACAGCCCTATATCTTTCTGCCCACCTGCCGCTGAGGGGCTCGTAACGCGCTCACTGGGTGTGTTCTGCGACTCGGTAGGTTCGAGCGTGCTGGGGTTGCCTAGGTCATTGACTAGAGGCTTGCGCCCACGGATACGATCGATGACGCGGCCGACGCCGGCGCCAGCGCCCGTGCCCAGACGATTCATCACCTCAGCGCCGCCCACCGGCATCATCCCACCCATTACGCCACCAACAGCCCCACCTAAATTACGACCGAGCTCCTCACCCTTACCTGGCCCGGTAGGGCTCTCCTTATTAGCAAGTGTACCTACTGCCGATGCGGCCGGCAGACCAACCATAACCGCCCCCAGCGCAGGGTGCATGCCGTGATACTGCTCCCTTGCGCTGGCACCGAGAACCTCACTAACTGGCCGGTCTTTCAATGCTCTCAGATAGCCAGGAACGCTGGTAAGCCCCATGTGCTGAGCCGTGTCAGCAGCCGTGAAGGCCTTTTGAGCTTTAGCTTCATGCGGTAATCCCCTGGCGGTCTCCAACGCTTTCCTGGCGTCAAACGCACCGCCGCGGACCCCCTCAAGCTCACCTGGCGTTAGCATTCCTGTGAGAGCGTGTACCTGCCGCTGCCCAGAACGGGCTGCGCTGTGAATTAGGCCCTCACCGGCAGTGAGCTTGCTAGTGTCCAGCTTCGAAAAAGCGCCCGCACCTGCTCCGGCCAGGGCGCCGTAACCGGCGCCGCGTATAGCCCCGCCACCGGCGCCGAGGAGCCCATGTAACGCTGCGCCGCCCACTCCAGCCCCTTCTGCGCGTGCCTCGCGGTATCCCTTTGCACCCCCTAGGCCAGCGCCAATAGCCGCCCCCCCGAGAGCACCGACGCCCCCGAGTGCGCCTGCCCGCTGTAACACTGGTTTGGCCCGTTGCAGCAGCCCCGGAGCCCCAAGTAGCGGCGTTGTCGCCTCTTTACGGAGCTCATCGCGGAAAGCGTGGATTGTAGCCTCAAGCATGTAGATTCAGCTGCCGCTGTAGACGCGCACGGCTCTCCTCGAGAATGTCATTCGCAGTCAGTAGCCGCCGTAGTTGCTCGTCCATGTGCGTCTCGCCAACAGGTGGCTTGTCGGTAGAGCGTACCTCATTCCACCGCACCGCGAGTTGCTTCTGATCAATCTCCTCGGGCGCCTCAAGCGTGATGAAGTCCGCAGGCGGTAGCGGTAGGAAGATCCCGTCGTGCTTGTAGACAACCTTGACGTACTCCTTCATCTCCGTAGACCACGCCACGTCGTCACGTATACGGGCTGCCACGTCACATGCCACCAATACCTCTGCAACTGTGGGGGCGGGCATCACGGCGAAGTCGGGGAACTCATTGTTGAAGGGGCGCAGGCAGGCAACGAAGATCTCCCACTGCTGCCAGAATGTATCGACGAGATGCAGCGTCTTACAGGCCTGTAGCTTCGAGAGGTTGAGGTCACTGAGGAGCGGCGTGCCGAAATCCTCTGGGATGAGCGTCTGCAGGGTCTCCGGTTCCCATTCAAGCCAACTATGGCCGTACCTACGCAGAAGGAAGAAATCGAGCGCAATAGGGTGCGCATCTGGATGACGCCAGATATTCTTCGCCGTCACGTTCTCGGGGGGCGCCTGAACAGTCGTGGTAACAGACGGCGCATCTGTACTTCCCTCCTCAACGATGACTGTGGGGTCGCCTTCGATCTTCGGCAGCTTCTTCTTGTCACCGATACTCTCAAGGGCCTCGAGGAAGGCTTGGTCATTATCCAGAGTCGACACGCCGCCTCCTAGAAGTAGGTACGTTCTACTCCAGGCTGGGTGCTGTTCGCCATACGCATCAACATCTTCTTCTGCGTGCGAGGCAGGCTCTCGTACATCCCTACTGGGTCTTTGAGGAATTCCTCCTGAAAATCATTGCCGAACGTAGTCTTCACGCTGAGAGCGCCGATCTGAGCGAGCCGATGCAAATCAGCGCTCGTAACACAATCGTTAGCGATCTGATCGCTCCATGCCGGGTCGTTGTTGTCTTTCTTTCCATCTGCGTTCTTCTCCACACCGAACATCGTATAGTACGGGTCGGGAACGACATCGTAGCGATGGTTGAGTCCGGCGACCTTGTCGAACTCTTCGACGACTCCGCAGATCTGCTCTGGTGAGAGCTCGACGATGGTGCCTGCGTCCCGCCAGATGCGTGTACGGGCCACCTTCTCGACTTCTCCAAGGAGCTGGAGCGCCGCGTCGTTGTGCGCAACTTCAAGCCGCCTGGCGTCGAAGGCTGCCTTGATCTCAGCCTCGGATGCCGGCGTGTTCGATCCGTAGCGCTTCAGGTCGTAGTTGTCCGTCCTGATGTCGAGCTCGCTCGCACGCTTCATGAAGTTGGTGGCGAACTCACGGCGCTTGTCCGGCGTCAGGTGGTTGGCGTATTGGGAGTACCAATGATTCGCGGTCTTCACCTGATCGTAGGTGTCGAGCGGGTACTTGCCCTCAGAAGGAAGCGCAAAGACGCTACCCTTCTTCTCATGCATTCGAGCCGGCGCCTCGAAGTTCGTTACGTCGCAAGTAGGGCGTAGGTGTCCGGCCTGCGGGAGCTTGCCCTTCTGCTCGTGTGTAGGCGGGTGAACGACATCCGGCTCGACCGCCTGCTCACCACCATGGTGAGAGCGCTCGGATGCCACAAGCCGACCGAGGCGTGCGGTCTTCTGAATGACGGTCTTCGATGCCGAAGGGAGACCGAGCGTAGGCTGATTCGGTAGGAGAGCTGTCCCACTCGCCTCAGCAACTTTCGGCATTCCAGGCGCGCCGCCTGGAACCACAATGTTGGCCCCCATAGCCTCTCCCTGACGAACGTTCGCCAGGTTGTTTTTGATTTCGCGTGCCGTTCCGGTCACGGTCGGCACAGCCGTGGCCAGGCCAAATGCGCCGCTGATAATGCCCGCCATTTTCTGTAGCTGCTCGGGGGCCTCGACATCGTACCAGCCGCAGGCCGTGCAGAGATTCTCTGCAGCGGTCTTCTGCGCCTCGACCGGAAGTTTGTAGGCCGTCTTGAGGAAGTACTCCACAGCGAGCGCTGTTCCTCCTGCGTCGATGCATGCGTACTTGCGCAGAGACTCCCCATTGTTCAGAAGAATGAGCGCGAATACGTCATCAGGCAGCGTGCGTCGCTCCTCGTAGCTCAGTACGTGTGCCTCCTTCACTGTCTGCGGAATACTCTCGCGTGTCGGGTAGACCGACCGCAGCACAGATCCGTCGATGTCATCATACACGTCTAGAATCAGGCCGCTAGTTTGCATGCGGTCTATCTTACACCGCGCCAATGGCGCACGAAAAGCGGGATAAGAACTAGAATCGCCACCAGTAGTATACGGAGGTCTGCATGAACGTACCGGTCACCGTGACCAATCGAGAAGCACCGCCCGACTGCTTCGGCAACCCGAAGCTCTGGAACAGGAACCATCCCGCGTGCGCAGGCGGGCCCGACGCAAACTACGTCAATCCCGACAACGGGAAGAACGTGCGCTATCAGTGTAACTACTTCAACTCCTGCGGCAGCCGTGTCGCGGCGACGCTTAGTAGCGTCATCCCCGCACAGAACCTCTTTAGACCGCCTATAGTTACGCCACCACCCGAAGCGCAGGCTGCACCACAACCTGCACCACAACCATTCTCGCGCCCGTACTCCCCACCAGCACCGGCATCCAACTTTGGTGAGTACGTCCGCAGAGTGGAGGCTGAACGGGTAGCTGCTATAGGCTCTCAGTACGGTGTGCCTTACCCACAGCACCCATACCCAACATGGGCCTCAACCTACGCCGTACCACCATTCCTGTCTGCGGAGGAGCTGAGGCATCCCGGTGAGTCTTGGTGGTCGCCGCTCATCAGGCAACTTTTACGAGGCCTCGGCAAAGCCATAGGCCACGTTGCAGCGCACTGGTTCGACACGCATGTCATGAAGGCGGCCGTACCAGAGAAGAAGCCGGAAGAAAGAAGGGAGTAGAGGATGCAACTGCTAGTCCGCCGCCCTGACGTCGGGTATCTCGATACAATGCTCTGGTGTCCGAAGAGCGCGATAAATGTACAAGGCACTAAGAACGCGCTGACATTTGAGTTCTTCGACAGGCAGGCGGTTACGCTCCTCACACTCTACCGAGAGACTGAGCACCATCTACTGCTACCTCGAGAGTTCTGGAAGCCAGAGGACTACGCATTCCCAGTCATTGACTGCCGGCCACAGCACTACACGAAAGTGGACATCCGGAGCAAGGTAAAGCTCGACCATACAGTAGAGAACGGACAACTCGTACCCACAGGCGAACGCACGCAGCAAGAGGCCATGAATGCACTCCTCTCCTCACGGGGGGGAGTGCTCCAACTTCGCTGCGGTGGCGGGAAGACTGTTGTTGCCCTGGACTTCGCCGCGCGCCGCGGCGTCCCTCTTCTTATTATCCTCGATACAACCGAGCTCATACGCCAGTGGCGCGAAGAGATAGCCGACTGCCTTGAGGTACCTGATGGCATCGGGCTGATACAGGGCGAGCACTTTGATTGGAAGAAGCCTGTAGTTATCGCGACGTACCACACGCTGGCTGCAAAGGCCCATCTGTTTCCAGAAGAGGCGCGTCGATGGTTCGGAACCATCATATGGGACGAGGGGCATCACATCGCAGCTCCGACCTTCGCGCGTACCGCCGACCTTTTCTACGGTTACAGGCTAGCCCTGACAGCCACCCCCGATCGCGAAGATGGCTACCACGTCATCTACAACTTTCATCTAGGCCCAGTCATCTACAAGAACCTACGGCAGGACCTGAAGCCTAAGTTCTACTTTGTCTGGACAGGAATGGGCCTCGACACAAGCGACCCACGCGTACAGGCCGCTGCACGTGACAAGAATGGTGAGCTACACATCGGCAAGATTGCGAGCTTTCTTGGTGCATGGCCGAAGCGCATCGACTTCGTGCTAAGTGAGATTCGCCAAGCAGTAGCCAACGACCGGAAAGTGCTGGTTCTATCCAAGAGCGTAGACGCACTCGTGAACCTCCTCGCTGCATGGAACAACAAAGGGCAGACACTCATCACGGACATTCCATTTCCCTCCGCCCAGGACGTTGGCGAGACGACACCGCCTTCCGAGCTCGACCCGAGTTCTCTTCAAAAGATCCAGAAACAGCTCGGCGTCTGCATCGGGCACATCCAAAAGCTCTCCGGTACGAGCCACAGCGCCGCTCTGCAGGGTGAGCTCATCAAGAAAGCGCAGCTCAACCAGCTGCTATATGGTCATCGCGTCTACAAGAAGTGCGAGGCCTTGTGGAATAAGGCCCGTAGCAAGTACCTCAAGACGCTTCTCGCTCAGCAGAGCGACGCCGGCCTCATGATCTACAAGGTCAAGCCAGACCAACGAGCAAAGATGCTACGCGAGAAAAAGGTCACCTTCGCCATCATGAAGTACGGCAAAGAGGGCCTCAACGAACGCGCGCTCGACACCATCATCGTAAACGAGCCGCTCTCGAGCGCCAACGCACTGCAGCAGCTTATGGGCCGCATACTCAGGAAGAAGGGCGGCAAGAAGGAACCCATCGTCGTTTTCCTCGAGGACGATATTGGCCCCTTCATCGGAATGTGCCAGAAGCTACGTTCGCACCTGCTGAGCTGGCCCGCCGACCAAGACGGTCCACTCACCTATGAAAACATCGGACACATTGTTGGGAGACGAGCATGTCAAACGACACCGAAAATGTTCACGGACACGCCGAAGGCGAGCCAATAACCGACCCGAAGAACGGGACGTGGATACGCATCCAGGACGGGCCAGCGACTTACCTGGGCCGCGTATACCAACTCGACTTCAGAGATCCATACGCGCCCAAGGGCCTGAATGACCCGCCGAAGCAAGCGGTCTCAGCGCAGGCCATCATGATGGCCGACATCCTCACGCTCTTTCCTACCTATTTCTTCGGTGTACAAGAAACGCGTGTGGCTATCACGGGTCCCGATGGCAAACCGCTCGTCGACCCAGAGACGAGAATGCCACAGGTGGGCTTACAACGTCAGCCGCTAATCAGGGGTATCGACTTCAACCTACATCCCACCATGATGCACTTCCGAAGAGGGAACAGCATCTACGTCTTCAGTCAGCAGCACAAAAATGATCAGGCCACGCTTCGGGCATTCTGCCAGCACGCAGAGGAGCTCAACGAGCAGCACCGCAAGGACGCGATGGCGCATCAAACTGGCCTCACAACGTCTGCAACGCCGCAGGATGTTGCTGCTGAGGCTGAAAGGCAGCGGCGTGTCCGAAGACATTAGACCAGACGCCAGGAAGTCACTTGCTACACTGAGAGAGGACTGGTCCTCCTGCATCAAGTGTGATCTCGGCGTAGAGCGCATCCGTCGAGACGGCAAATTCGTCTTCGGCCGCGGCTTCAATCACAGCGTAATGTTCATCGGCGAGGGCCCCGGTGTAGACGAAGAACAACACGGTGAGCCGTTCATTGGGCGTAGCGGTCAGCTTCTACGCCGTGTCATAGACACCCTGGGGCTCACAGACTTCTACATCACCAACATTGTCTGCTGCCGTTCTTGCGCCATCGCAACGCAAGCAGACGGCTCACCGCAGATGCGGATGGACTATCGCACGAAGATCTCCTACCCGGTGTTCAGAGACGAACCGCCAACGCCACCGCAGAAGAGCGCGTGTAGGCCACGGCTACTCGAGGAGATCTACCTGGTCGACCCCATCGTCATCGTGGGACTCGGAGGGCCAGCGTGCGAAGCGCTCCTCGGCCGCAGTATCACCATCACACGTGACCATGGTGAGATTGCCCAGATCGCCATCCCTGGCGCGAGCTATCGACCTGTACTCACGGAAAAGAAGCAGCAATGGTTACGTAAAGTCGGCAAGGAGTGGCAGAACCCAGTAGAGCAGAATGAGGTCTACTACTACTTCGTCCCCACACTGCACCCGGCGTACGTCGCGCGGCAACTGTCTGACAAGGGCCCAGGCAACCCATTTCAGAGATTCGTTGGCGATATTCGCAAGGCCGTACAAACGTACAACAGCTACCTCGAAGCAATCTTCGGTGTCATCCCGACAGAGCGCGAGAAGGTCGAAGCAGACGAGTTACACCACGAACTAGAAAGAGAATCCGAGTGAAGAAGAAGAGCATCGTCACAAAACCGCCCGAGGAATTTCTCGAGGTACTCAGATTTCTCGACGCCAAAGCAGCACTCGAGGAGTTCAAGGCCGACAACGCGGCTGTATTCGAACAGTTCGCACACCTCGTAGACCGGTACAACTCCGAACTGGAGCAAGCGGAGAAGGCGGTGAGGCAACAAGAGGTGAAGTGCGGCCCCTTCGACGCCTACCAGGTCTCGGTCAAGTACGATCCAGAAGCGCTCTACGATGCAGTAGGACGTGAGCTCTTTCTGCAAGTGGGCGGCGCTATCAGTAATACAACAACTTACGCCATCGACAAAGGCCGCTTCGACGCCGCCGTTACAATGCCCAACAGTAAGATCAAGGACGAAGTCGTGAGCCTCGTGCGCAAAGAAATTGTGAATTATCACATGCCACCTAAGCTGGTGACGCCTTGAACGAGGTGCGCGTAGAAGTACAAGTGGGCGACGGGCCGGCTGAGGTTCTCAAACGCGAGGTCCTCAAGGAAGACCAGTTCGCTCAGCTCGCAACACCTGGAGCCATTCATGGAAACGTCGGCTTCAATGTCGGTACCTCACAGAACTTCGGCGACGTGAAAATCACAGCCGTCGTGAATCTCACTTGCGACCAGAACGAGCCCACACTCGACCGCGCCGCTGAGCTCGCCCTACTCAAAGCCATCGAGTACATGCAAGGCGGCTTTTCTATCCTGGCAGGAAAGAAAGCAGAATGATCAAGGGAGTCACGAAGTTTGACGGCGTGGCCGTCGGCGAGTTCACAGCAGTCTTCCTAGGCCCCACATTGGAGTTCAAGGCCAAGGCCGCCTTCGTCGACTCCAAGACAGGGGAGACGCACGGGTGGACCACCAACAGCACATGGTCCCCACCCACCATCGCAAAGCTGAAGGAGCTGCGTGAGATGATGGAGCTCGACCTTGGCATGAAGCACCTCGAGAGCGGTGGCGAGCTCACTGCCAATACTGTCACCGCTCAAAGGGGCGGCGCACAACCCCCAACAGGGCTCGGCGACCACCTCGGAGAAAGCGGCGCCGAGCAGGTCTGAGCTCGTCCACAACCCCTAGTGGCTACGGCTGTGGGCCACCACAAGACACGAGAAAAAAGGGGCTTCGGCACGTTGACATGGCTTCGAAAACGGAGCCATGTTGACGGTCCGGCCTGCGCCGCCTTTTTTTAGCTCCGCGGGGCTGCACATTGTCTCGCGTTGGCGGAATAAGGGCGTCGCATACAGATTACGCGTCCACGGAGGGTGAATGAGCTACCAAATGGCGTTGTGCTATCGCGTTCTGAAATCTCGTGACATCGAAACAGCTCTTTCATTCGGGATCACAGCAGACGACTTCATCTCTGACGAAGCGAGAGTGCTTTGGACTTCTATCTTCAGCTACTACACAGACCCGCGTACAGCAGGGTCCATAATAGACACGTCCACACTGAGTGCGCACCACCAGATGGACTTCAGCATGGGCGACGACATGCCCGGGACCAGCATCAAAGGGCTCTGTAGTGAGGTGCGCCGACAGCGCGTACGAGCGCAATGCGAGAGGGATGCCGTAAAATTCTCGCAGGCGATGTCCCTACCGCAAGTCGATCCGATGGGTCCAATCAGCGAACTGCAGTCAAAGCTGCAGACGTATCAGGCACTCGGCTGCGCGGCCAACACAGACATGTCCATTTTACAGGGGGTGGAGAGTGCGTGGCAGCGTAAAGAGTGGGCGAAAGAGGGGCGCGACTTCGCCAAAATGCGCTGGCCATGGCCCGCGCTGCAAGCAGAGACCTTCGGTCTGCAACCGGATGACTTCATCGTATTCTACGGCAGACCCAAGTCGATGAAGACCTGGGTACTTGCATACCTTCTGTCCTGGGCATTCCACGAACAGAAGCGTGTTGTCGTCTACACGAAAGAGATGACACCAGACAACGTTTACTTGAGAACGCTCGCCTGTATCTTGTTCTTCGGCTACCGAGAGCTCCGCGGGGCCGTAATGTCTAAGTTCAACCCACTAGAACCGAACGACGAGCACAAGTTCGCTCGGTTCCTCGAAGACCTTCGTAACGACCGATTCCTCGCCAACCTTATCCAGGTAGTAAACGGGCGCGAGGTCGGACCGGGAAACGACAACGTCCCGTGGTTAAGGTCAAAGGTCAAACAGTACGAGCCGGACATCGTGTTCGTTGACGGCTTCTATCTCATGAGCGACTCCAGAAAGCACACAAGCGACCACCAGCGCGTAATGAATATCTCACGCGATCTGCGAGACATGAACCTCGGCACGAACGTGCCGATCATCGCCACAATTCAAGCGAATCGTAAAGCTGAGGGCCACGGCCAGGCCAGCAGCGGAGAGATCGCCTACTCGGATGCCGTCGGCCAGGACGCAACAATGTTCGCACGCGTAATTGCCGACAAGGAGGCTCCAACTATCAGCCTGGTTGTAGGCGGCAGTCGCGAGTTCGCTCTTCACGGAATACGCATCCACGCCATACCAGCCAAGAATTTCACGCAGCACTCCATACTCCAAGAACATGACATCAAGAAAGCTGTCGAGGGTGACCAGGGGGAGGACGAGAAGAAGCCGAAGAAAGGCAAGAAGGGCGGGCAGCCTACAGAACCCGATACACATGACAAGGATCTAGCCGAACAACTAAAGGCAGTAAAACCAGCATGACCGAGGTCCTCGATATCGCTAGGCGATACCTCAAGAAAGTAAAGTCGTCCGGCAATGAAAACGCGATGGCTATCTGCCCCTTCCATCGTAAGTTAGATGGCAGCGAGGAGCACGGCCCGTCATTCGCAATCAACGTAAACAGCGGCCTCTGGTTCTGCCACTCCTGTCACGCAAGTGGTAACTTCTACACCTTCCTGCGCAACATTGGGCTCACGCACGCCAACATTATCGCCGGATACCAGCGCATCCTCGACGAAGTCGCAAAGTATATACCGGACCCAGGCAACCCACTCAACCCCGTAGCACCAACAAGTGAGCCGCTACCAGAAGGTATACTAGGCCTATTCAACTACTACCCGCAGCTTATGGCCGACGAAGGGTTCTCCCCCGAAGTCTGCCAGGCATTCAGCGTAGGATTCGACGAGCTGCATCAACGCGTCACATTCCCATTGCGCGATCTGGAAGGTCGGCTAGTCGGCATCAGCGGACGAAACCTCACAGGCGCCACACCCCGTTACAAGGTCTACGACAAAGAGTACAAGGACTTCGGTCTGGCAGAACGGAAGACCGAAAAGCGGGCCATCATCTGGCACGCCCGTGAATGCAAGGAGGCGCTCGACAAGACCCCTTTCAACGACCGCTTCATCGTCGTCGTGGAGGGCTTCAAGGCCGCTATGCGCGTAGCGCAAGCAGGCGTAAGTACCGTAGTCGCCCTACTCGGCTCCGCCCTTTCAAAAGAGCAGAGGTGGTGGCTCGTCAAACACGAAGTTCCCATCTACCTGATGCTCGACAACAACGAAGCCGGCTTGAACGGCACGCTCAAAGCCGCCGAGGCGCTCCTCGGACGCGCTGGTGGAGTGCGCTTCGTAGAATACGCAGCGCCTCAGCCGAGTGACCTAACACCAGAAGAGGTAGCAGACGCTGTTACAACAGCAGTTACATTCGGAGTTTGGTACCAAAAGCAAGTTGCAACCAGCACACAGTAGAAAGGTCGTCCTATCATGGCATTCGGAAAAGATCCTCGTCTTGCACTCGCCGGCGGCTCACTACGCCAAACTGTTCAATCATTCGGCCGTGACCTTGTCACACGCGGCCCAAAGGGCCGCCTGCCATACTTCGTAGATCAATACACGCCCACTGTTGGTTCCCCCGACACCATCCGCCTCATCGCAGGGCACTACCTACAACAGCACGCCATCGGTACAGGCGACGACGTACAGCTCGTAGAATTACCGGCTGACTACATCACGTTCACCGAACACTTCCTAGGCAGCCCTACTGGAAAGGGCAAGAGCGCAATCTGCAGCGCAGGGCCGTTCGCCAACATCAAGAGCAAGAGAGCGCCATGCAGAGGCTGCGACATCTTCTGGGAAACCGCTGTACGTGACCCAAAGACCAACCGACTCGAATCGAAGACCATCAGCCGTGTCGACAAGTACGTGATCTCCGTTCTGGATTATGGCCCGTATCACAAGCTCGAATCCATCGATCATGCTACTGGTCAGCTCAAGATCAACAACAAAACCGGTGAGGCTTTCTTCAACTGGGTAAAATGCCAAGGGCAGGGCTGCGATGCCTGCCGCGCCGGTAAGGAGAAACGCTTCGGCAATATGTCCCACTGGCCGATGAGCTACACGCACAACCAAGTGCTCATCGCTTCTGAGGTCAACATCGGGCAGTCGTGCGCCGTCTGCCGCACAATGGACCTCAAGCCAGACGGCCGCACCGAGTCGCCTATCCGAAGCCTCGTCTGGGCTTGCCGCCACTGCGGCGAACCTGCCATCGACATGAGCAACACCTCACTGAAATGGGACGAGATCTACAAGCTTACGGACCGGCCATACGAATGCCCGGCCTGCGGCGAGAAGAGCCTACTTCGCGAAGAGATCATCTGCGTAGAATGCGAAAAGCTCGGTCAGGTTGGTAAGCGCGCCGGGCTGTTCGACGTCGACATTCGCGTACAACTCACCGAGGTACCAGGCCAGAAGGCCAAAATGCTACAAGTCATGGGTTGGTCACCGCCGCGACCTGTCGCACCTGACTTTGCAGAGATGGCTGTACCCGTAGACCTCGTCGCCCGCTACGCCCCAGACTCGATGGAGTATCAGATCTCTCGATTTGGTGCCGCACCGCCAACCACCGGGCGTACGCCAGTAACTGGCGCACCAGGAACACAGCCGTTCACCAACTACGGCCCCAAGACAAGCTGAGGCCACCGTGCGCGGAGCCCCGCCTTCGGGCGGGGTTCCATGCACACTAGGAGAGCTATGGGTTGGAACATCGACATGCCGGATGCCGAGTGGTACCCCATGGGGGACGAGCGGCTAGACGGCTTAGTACGAGAAGTACGTGACCAAGACGTCCTCGCTATAGACACCGAGACGACAGGCCTCGTGGTGTGGAAGGACATGCCGCTCTTCTGGTCGCTGTCTTGGGGACAGCGCCGTGTCTGCATGCCCATTGAAACGCTGCGATACTTCCACGATTCCTTCGTGGACGAGACAGTACGCTGGGTCTTCGCCAACGCGAAGTTCGACATGCACATGCTGAGCAATGTCGGTGTTCAGTTCGCCGGCGACTGCGCCGACACGCAAGTTATGCACGCGCTCCTCTACGAAGAGGAGTCCCACAAGCTGAAGGACATGGCTAAGAGCGTCCTCGGCTGGCGCTGGACCGACTTCTTCGACACGTTCCCGCGTGAGATGGTTCCCGACACCAGCAAACCGCCCAAGCTGGTCGGCGCCACCAAAACCAATGCCGGCAAGCTCGTTTACCCCAATCGACGAGAAGAGATTCACGAGCTCCTCAAGCGCTTCGAGAAGGACAACCTCGAGAAACTCGTCGACTACGCCTCCAACGACGCGTACGGCACCTTATGCATCTACGAGAAACTGAGGAAGGAACTCGAGCACGAGCGGCTCAACACACTCTACCCAGAGTGGCTGCCGACCATGGCCGACCTGTTCTTCCTGACCGAGGTACCGTTCACCAAGGTGCTCTTCGGCTGCGAGCGCAACGGCGTCTACGTCAACAAGGACTACCTGACCAACCTTGGTACCGGTATGCAGCGGACGCTCGACGAGCTGAAGATGAAGATGGTTCAGCTATCAGGTAACGTCAACTTCAACCCGAACTCGGTCGAGCAGAAACGCGACTACTTCCTGAACATGGAGGGGTTGCGGCCGCTCATGATGACCAAGGGCGGCAAGAGCGGCGTCAAGAAGGCCAGTATCGACAAAAAGTTCCTCGAGCACTACGCCGAGGAGAGCCCTATGGCAGACGCGCTCGAGGAGTATTCAAAGCTGGAGAAGCTCCTCAGTACGTACATCAACAACGTCGACCAACACCGCGACAGCTTCGGCCGTATGCACACGCGGTTCAACCAAGACATCGCGCGCACTGGACGGCTAAGCTCATCTAATCCTAACCTGCAGAACGTCCCAACGCCCGACAAGGACAGGTTCAGACTACGCGGCGCGTTCCAGCCACAGCCTAACAGCGGCAACACACTCATCGTTGCCGACTACGCGGCACTCGAGATGCGGCTCCTGGCCTGCGCCACCGTCACGCCCGAGAATCCCATGGGCGCTCGAGACATGATTCAGATCTTCCTCGACGGCAAGGACATCCATATGGGCTCCGCCGAGCTAGTGTACGGGGACATCTACGCCAAGAAGTACGGCTTCCGCCTCACGTACGACTTCCTGAAGAACGCGAAGAAGATCGACGGGCTCATCAAGGAGGGCAAGCTCCACGACTCCGACCGCACCGAGGAGATTCGACTCGCAGTCTTCGCCAGGAACGCCATCAAGACCGTCTCCTTCGGACTGAACTACGGCATGAAGGAGAAGAAGCTTGCGCGCGATCTGGGCATCTCCGAGGACGAAGCGCTCGACATCATCGACCGGTACTTCAAGACCTACCCGGCCATCGAGGACTTCTACGAATCCGCCAAGACAGAGGCCCGTCAGACCGGGTTCTCGTCCACGGTCCTCGGCCGCCGGCGCTTCCACCCCAGCATCAACTCACGCAACACGATGGACCGGTGGGGCGAAGAGCGGAAGGCAGTGAACAACAACATCCAGGGCTCCGCAGCCGACGTCGTACGCATGGCGATGATCAAGGTCTCGAAGGCAAACCTCGAGTACAAGTACGGCTGCAAGATGCTCCTCCAGATTCACGACGAGCTCATGTTCGAGTGCCCGGAGGAGACAGCAGACGAGTGCATGACAGAGATCAGCGAACTGATGCAGCACCCACTACCCACAGACCTCGCTGTCCCCCTCACCATCTCCATCGGAAAGGGCCCGTCATGGGCGAACGCAAAGTAGAACTGTGCGGCAAGGCTTTCTCTACGCACATAGGGGCGCAGTACTGCATTCTCAACCCAAATCACGATGGTGCTTGCTCGAACGATATCGAACCGACGGCGACACCGCGTAGGATTACATTCAGAACGGAGGACACCATGGAAAAATTCGGCGTGGAAGAAGGCGCGAATCAAGAAGAACTCGAGAAGCAGGCCATGCAGGGGTGCCCAAAGTGCGGTGGTCGCGTCGCAAGACACGGCGCCACGCTCACGTGCAACAACTGTGGAACCGAGCCATTCGAGACGGAGAAGAAGTAGATGCCTCGGATGCCGGTGAACGAACTTACAAGAAAGATCGCCGGCCTCGAGGCTCGGCTCAATAAGAAGCCGAAGGTGAAGGGCGCTCGTGTCATGGCTGACATCGACACGGCGCCCAACACGTACTTCCTAAGGCGGCCCTCCGGCATCATCGGCTTAGACATTGATACGGGGGGCGGCTTGCCCGCCGGCGGCCTCACGTACCTGTCCGGACCTGACGGTACTGGCAAGACCTTCTTGCTCTACAAGTACCTCGCAATGAACCAGCGCTTATACGGGAAGCAGTCCGCGCAGGTGCTCGCGGTCAGCGAAGCCGCTCCTGACCACTTCTGGATGCGGCGCTGCGGTGTACAGCTCGCCATCCCTGAAGAGATGATCGCAGAGCGCGTAGATGAGCTCAAGAGACGCGGGCTCCCCTCCTTCACCAAGGAGGATCTCAAGAGCCTCCGCACGGATACAGTAGGCGAGCTCAAGATCCTCCGAGGGGCGACAGGTGAAGAGCTCTTGGAGTCAATGCTCAAGTGCTTCGAGGCCAAGTGCTTCGACCTCATCTGCCTGGACTCCGTGTCCGCCTGCCTCCCTGAGGCCGACGCCATGAAGGACCTGGACGAGCCGGCGAAGAGGGCCGCGGCCGCTGGCATGCTCACACGCTTCTTCCAACACTACCTGAACGGGACCACGGGCTACTACGGCCCCAACCCGACAACGGTCATCTTCACCGCACAGGTGCGCGCCAACAACAAGAAGGCAGAGGCCATGGCACACATCCAGAAGTTCCTGCCCGACTACGCCGCGATGGGAGCGTGGGCAGCCAAGCACGGCAAGCTCATCGACATCCTAGTGAAACCGGGCAGCAAGGAGCGCGAGGTCGTGAAGGGCGTTGGTCCAGCCGCAGAGGCAGAAGAGAAGGAGAAACAGAAGCAGAAGAAGGTCGCCGTCAGCAAGACTGTCAACTACGAGATCATGAAGGGGAAGGCTGGCGTGCACGACGGCGTCACCGGCGAGTTCGACTTCCACTTCGAGAAGCTTACCGAGGACCAGAAGATGATCGTCGAAGCCTTGGTGCAACAGGGCATCGCCGCAGCCGACGACGGATACATCACCGTCTACAATCCGACCACGATGGAACCGCTCGAGGGGCTCAAGAAGCTCGCTGGTGTCGACCGCCTTGTCGACATGATGAAGGCGGACTTCGAGCTTGAGCTGTTACTGAGACGCATGCTGCTCACCGCCGCGGGGGTTCAGTGCGCGTATCGCTGAACACCGTAGCGAAAATCGGCATCTGCTCGAAGTGTAAGGCCGAGGGCGTCTGGGTCCTCGGCTTCATGCTGCTCGTGGACGGCCACTACGGTGACGCCGAGCCGCTGTGTTCCACCTGCCTGATGAACTGCGACGGCCAGAAGACCAACGTGCCGATGCACGAACTCGCCCCAGGCCCGGCACCGCGCAAGAAGGCCCTCAGGTCCAACCAGCGGTCCTCCCTACGCCAGGAGCTCGACATCCAAGAGGAGTGGGGCGCCCGCCGGCAGCCTGGCTCCGGCAACCAAGCCGGGACGAAGGGGGACAATCGCAAGAAGGGGGAGCTCCGCATCGAGGCCAAGTTCACACAAGCCGAGTCCTTCAGCCTCAAGCTCGATGAGCTCTACAAGATCGCCGGCGAAGCAACCCACGGAGAGCTAGCCGTACTGTTTATAGACTTCCTCACCCAGGGTACTGGGAAGCTGAAAGACCGCTTCGCTGTCCTCCATTCCAACGACCTCAAGGAGCTCTATGCCGCTAGCCAGAATCGCAGATCTGAACGGCCCACCTGAAGAAGTAGCCTTTCGCGTAGGTCAGGCGCTGCAGCTCTCAGACATGTACGACGAGTTCATCGCATTCGACCAAGCGGACAGTCACGAGAGGGCCCCTGGCATCCACGCCTCGGAGCTCTACCCGTGCCTGCGCAAGGTCGTCTACTCACTGATGAACGTGCCCAAGAAGAACAACGTCTCGAAGTTCTGGAAACAGCGCTTCAAGGTTGGCTCAGCCATACACGACATGCTGCAGCGGGACTTCCACAAGATGGCCAAGCAGCAGGTCATCGGGCAGGCCAAAACCTTCGCGGAGCACATCGCAGAGAAGATGAACTGCCGTATGGCGTTCGAGTCTGAGGCGCCAGTGAGCCCGAAATTCCAGGCCATCGCCGCGCACTACAACATCCACTCCAGCTGCGATGGCATTTTCAGCTTCTTCGACCTAGACACAGATGAGCTCGTGCTGCGCATTGGTCTCGAGATCAAGAGCAAGTCCGCTCCCGAGTACGAGAAGCTCAAGGTCCCCGAGGAACAGCACATACGTCAGGGGCACATCTACATGGCCTGCCTTGACGTTCCGCTCATCTGGTTCTTCTACATGAACAAGTCCAATCAAAACAACACCAACTCACAGGCACCATGGCTGATGGTGTGGCAGCCAAAAATCTGGGTGGAGGTAGAGAATCGCTGCATTGACGCTACGGCGCATGCAGCGAGAAACCAGCTACCACCACGAACCGAAACCGTCATCTGCCAGTTCTGCCCCTGGGCCTACACATGCGAGCCAGCAAGTGTACGAGATGACTCACCACGCCAACTACGCAGGGGACTGAGAGGACCAGCGCTATGACCACACGAGCGCCTCAGACAGGTGGCCTGCGTCTGCCGGGTGACATCGGCATCGGCCAGCAAGACGCAGATTACATCGCCGGCGAACGAGACACGCTGCCATACGTCGACGCGCGACTGAGGATGTCTGGCATGCAAATCAGCCAGGAGCCAAACGTCGCGTACCTCCCCATCACTGCCGAACAGCTTTTGGTACCTGACGCCAAGTCGTACACCGTGACACACACGGCGCACGTCCGATGGTACAACCACATCGTACGGATCCTCGCCGACATTCGTGCTGAGCTACTGCAGGTCGAAAACGAGATGGCTGATATCTCACGCACGAAACGCGAACACTTCCGCAACCTGGAATCTGGCAAGAAGAAGAGCGAGCGTATGACCGTACAAACGATGTCAGACGTCATCGAGAGCGACCCCGCTTACCACACGCTGGCGATTCGTCAGCAGGAGCTTCAGCAACTCGAGCTCAAAGCAAACGCCTGGTGCAAGGAGGTCGAGACTAACGTCAAGGTTATCTCGAGACAGATTGAGACACGAAGGATGGAGAGTGATGCCGGCAACAGGTCAGCAAACATGCCGGGCCAGTCACGCGGCCGATGGGAAGACTCTCGATGATTCGCCTGGACGTTCCCTGGATACCGCCTAGCTCGAATCATGCCTACCTCAACATGCGTGGTCGTGGACGCATCCTCACCAAAGTCGGCAGGGAGTTCCTCACGACGACCACCGCTCACTTCTCCCAGAACTACCCAAAGGAGATGCGCATCTTCAAACCGAACAAACCATATGTAATTGCACTGCGCTTCCATCTCGAGCAGATAGAGAACTCCGGATTCACGACAGGAAAGGCCGCATCGCGGTATAAGCATATCGACGTCGATAACCGTCTCAAGCTGCTCATTGACGCGCTCAAAGAGGCTGGTGGAATCGACGACTCGCAATTCTTGTCCATGCACCCGCAGAAGGTTCAGGGTACGCCGGAGCGCAGCACGCTCTGGGTCTGGAGTCTGGAAGAAGAAAGCTGCCCGTTCAATGACGTCTTCGACCGTCTCACCTGAGTTCGCTGCAGAGTACGCTCTCTTCGAGCGCTGCAACCATACAGAGATCTACCAGATTGCGCGCGGTGCCGGACACGTTGTATTACCCAGCCTAAGTCGCGACGCCCTCATACGAATCATCATCGGTGAAGTACCACCCCCGCCGCTGCCGTTCCACGACGTGGATGAGACACGCATTGCTCTCATGAAATTCATCATCGATCATAGAAAGAAACTCGAGACACAGCTCACGTGTCCCGCACGCTCTTTCAAGCCCGACGCCTGCTTCGCCTGCGTCGACGCTCAGGTGTACAGCTGCCTCACCTCAAACGGAGCCGAGAACCAACGGCTCATCCTGCTGCACAAGAAAAGTTAGGAGACTACAATGGCTGACCCGAATGAATTGACCCCGCAGAACGCACCGCGTGACGCTGTCGCACTGGCAGAGAAGAGCCCGTTCCAGCTGCGCCTACTCGCAGAGCGTCACCTCGGCAGTATGCGCACTGAAGCCGAGAAGCAAGCTTGGTACCAGCTCAAAACTACCGATGCCCGCGTCACATACATCCTCGAACTACTGAAACGCTGGGACCAGCAGAACCCAGGCGCTGCAGCGCCAACCAACGGTGTCTCCGGCCACGCAATGCCGGCACCAGTCGTCGAACGCACCCCCGTTGTAAACTCGATGGCAAGCTCACTGCAGCCGGGTGTGCAGCAGATGCAGCCCGTTGCCCCCATAGGCGCGCCTACAACCGGGTTTGTGCCACCTCCCACCACGATGACCACGCCGTTGACCAGCGGCGTCGGGGTCGTCGGTGTCGCCGCTGCCGGCGCTGTGACTGCAGGACCGGGCTTCATCCCCAACGTGAGCCCTGGTGCCATCGCTGCGGCTGGTGCCGTCGCTGCCGGCGAGAAACCGAAGCGCGCACCTAAAACAAACGCCGGCGCAGGTGCCGCAGTCGACCTCGGCGCCGACGTCATCAACTTCCTACAGCGTCTTATCGACGGTCAAGACAAGGACCGTGAACGTTACGACGCTATGCAGAAGAACGTCTCCTCGATTCTCGAGGAGGCCGCCAGCATGAAGGCCAGTCGTATTACCGAACTGGAGGTTCAATACAAGGCGCTCACGGCGCAGATGACCACGCTCACCAATCTCGTAGAGAGCACCTGGAAGGTCCAGATCTGGACCATGATGATGCTTCTGCAGTCACAGTCAGCCGTGAACGGGGTCAGCCCCATCGACGTTCTGCGCAGTGCGATAGAGGACGGGAACAACTTCCAGTCCATCGTCAACCAGGCAACGGGAAAAGCGTAAGAGCTGTACTCGACGATCCGTGGCCGGGTACCACGCGCCCGCAGAAACTGGACTTCATCGAAGTCGATGAGGCGCTGCTGGATACCGTGAGCCACGGATCGATTATCGAACTCGCTCGCCGGGCTGGCGTATTGCTTGTAGAGGAAGAACGCTTTCCAGACCTCGTGAGAGTACGGCTCAAAAGAAACCAAGCGGAGTAACACCATGAAGAGACGCACGAAGGAGGCCATCATCACAGTCGGAATCCTGCTATTCTGGTTGGCCTTCGCGCTCATCACAACGCGCTGTAATGACTTCGACAAGCCCATAGATGTAGGCGCGTCGCCATGCCCACAAACCACAGCGCTCGAGGACGCGGGGCGCAGCCAGTAAACAGGGGGCCCCAACGGGCCCTCTTTTTTAGCTACCCGGGTTCTTAGTGCAGAGAGCGGGACTCGCGTCTACGCCTGGAGCCACGCGACCACCGGCACCCGGCACCCGGCGTCAATTCCACGTCGTGCTTCATCTTCCCCCCGTGGACGGGCCGGTGATGGCCGTGAACGCGAAGACTGGCGATATCAGGCATCGCGTAGCCCATAAGCGGATTCAGGGTCTGCGTTGCCTTTGCATCACGCCCTATCATGCACAACGCGACGAAAAAGCGCAAGACCTTTTTTCATCGTCGGCGGGTCGGTGCCGGCCCTTGTGGCGGACCCTCTGGTGCCGGCTCTGGAAGTTGTACGCGCGGTACGCTAATCGTCGGGGGGAGCATATCCTTGCCAGACACCGGTGCGGGGCCTTGAGGGGGAGCCGGCGATGTGGGTGCCGCCACAGGAACTTGAACCGGTCGCGACGTAGGCCGAACACCGATGCCTTTTGCACCACTCACGAGGGAGATAAAGCTGGGTTGTCTGTACCCGATCGAAGCCCCAGTGCCAGAGAGGTACGTGTACTGTATCCACTCACCTGTAGCGGTAACGTTCGCGAGAATAATCTGAACGGTGCCCGCACCGATTACTGAATCGCTTGCGATGCCGGCGACAGCCGACGCTTGCGTAGCAGACGGCTCCGAAAGCACCTCTTGAGAGGAGATACCTTGCAGAGTCAACACAATTGAAACCGTGGAATAGCCAACCGACTCAGCTGCCGGTATTCCAGCAATGCGTATGGCTGGACCGGTACTCATACTACCCACAGCCTCAGCGCTTCCTATCCCAACAAGCGTGAAAGTTGCGGTTGTTCTCTGTACATTGACGGACTCTGCTGATGCGACCCCTGACGGCGACAGCGCCCAACCAACATTCGGCGCTCCCACACGCTCGACGCTATCAATACCAAAGAAGGTGAACGACTGCGCAACCGACGCGCCTGACAGCGCCTCATTGGAACCGATGCCGTACGGGGACAGCGTAATAGAGACAGCGCTCTTGGATACCGCTTCGGCACTAGGAATACCGCCTGGCGATATCGCATGGCCCACATCGGATGCGCCTACGGCCTCATTGCTGGAAATGCCGGACGGTGCGAGCGTCAGCGTTATCTTCTCTGCGCCCAATGACTCAACGGTCGAAATGCCAGCCGGCTGTAGAGCCCACCCGACATCGGGTGCGCCAAGAGCTTCGCTACTGGCAATACCGCTTGTGGAAACGCACTGAGTAGTGCTCGCAGCCGAAAGCGCTTCTGTAGAAGAAATGCCGGCAACGCTGACACCCTGTGTTGTCTTTCCATACCCCCATGCCTCATCACTACCGATAATCCCTGAGATGAACGCTGTACGCGCAGTGGTTGACTGGCCCAGCACCTCAGCGGAGTCGATACCAAAACCTTTGAGGGTGCTAGACGACGTCGTAGCGCCAAGCTTTTCCTCAGAAGCAATGCCCCACAACGTATACGCAATGAGTACGTTCTCAGCACCAAGCGCTTCCGCTGTTGGTATTCCACTGGGCGCTAGCACGAAAGAAATGGGCGAAGGTGAGAGGGCTTCCGCGCTGCTGATCCCAGACACCGACAAAACGGTCTTGGATGTTGTGGCGCCCAAAACCTCTGCGGTAGGTATGCCTGCCGGTGCTGGCGCAGGGCCTGTATTCGGCGCTCCTATAATCTCCGTCGTAGCAATCCCTGAAAGCGCGAGCGAGCTCGACAGCGTCTCCGCACCAACAGCCTCCGAGCTAGATATCCCGTAAGGCGAAAGTGTGACTGTGGCTTTCTCCGCGCTGAGTGCCTCGGTTGTAGAAATACCCGGTGGTGAGAGCGCTGGCGAGACATCCTCTGCTCCAACGGCCTCTGCAGATGCAATTCCAGCCACGGAGACCTGCAATGCAGTAGCTGGTGCGCCCAGCACCTCACTTGTTGCGATACCAGGCACAGACCCAGAGAGTACTGCCGTCTCTGCGCCGATGGCCTCAGCAGTAGGTACGCCTGTAGCGTTTACCGCCCAGCCAGTGTTTGGCGCACCGACAACCTCAGCGGAGGCTACGCCCGACGTAGCGATACCCAATGTAGTACGCGCACCGGGCAGCGACTCGGCAGAGTCAATACCTGTAACAGTACCTGTGAAAGCGACTGTTTCCGCACCCAGCGCTTCAGCACTAGGGATTCCTGGTGGGTTCAGTGGCGACGCCACACCGCCAGCACCAACGGTCTCAGCCGACGAGATACCAGCGACAGATACTGCAGTTGTAGTACTTGCTGTCGGTAACGACTCAGCAGTATCGATACCTGATGGAGTGAGCGCAGCAGAAAGCGTACCTGCACCTAGCCCTTCAGCGGTCGGAATACCGTTGGCGTCTACAGCCCATCCTACGTTCGGTTGGCCAACAACCTCAGATGTCGCAATACCGAATGGTGAAAGACCAGAAGTAGTGCTGGTGCCTGGTAGAGACTCAGCTGAGCTTATTCCGGTTGGTGCTAGTACCGTCGAGGTAGTCGGAGCGCTAACACGCTCGGCGCTGTCGATGCCAGACGTAGACACGCCCAAAGTCGTACCGGCCTTCGACAAGGACTCCGCAGTCGCCACACCTGGCGGTGATATACCAACTGTTACAGTTTCGGCGCCGAGCCTCTCTTCGGAAGAAACGCCGTAGGGCGCGAGCACGCTCGTCGTAGTTTCAGCACCCAGCGCTTCTGATGACGGTATTCCAACTGGTGTGAGCCCGTACGTTGTCTTCTCTGCACCCACGGCCTCGGCGCTAGAAACGCCGGACGGTGACAGTGCCCCCCCTACATTCGGTGCCCCCAAAACCTCTGCGCTAGCAATACCTGATGCGCTAACCCCATACGTCAGCGAAGCCTTAGACCATCCCTCTCCGCTCGGTATGCCAGGCAACGTGAGCACAACCGTCATAATGAAGGCGCCTAGCGCCTCTGATGTTGGGATAGATCCAGTCAGTGACGCCGTAGTCGACGGCAGACGTAGAAGCTCGGGATCGAACCAACCGGTAGCCGAAGGCGTGGCGACGCCTACCGCACCGCCCCACCACCCCGCAGGGACGGCCAGCGCACCCCATTGGCCGACCCATGCGTGGCTCATGTCCCACCCTCTCCGGGGAAGCGGTTACTCGTTGTCGGACTCGTACTCGCGCCAGGTTCCTACAGGGCCCCAAAGAGGCGTGGTCCCTGTTGGGCTGATGACCGCCAACGCGACTCCCCCACCAGGTGCAATCTCGATCTTGCCGCGAATGTCTCGGTCAACGAGCTGCGTCTGCCCTAGCAGGGTGTTGGCGATGTCTTCCCACGCGAGCGGATACCACCAACCTGCCGTCACGCCGACCAGCGTTTGAGCGGAAGCCACGATCAGCCTCGAGGTGTTTCCACTGGACGTCGACCTGTTCGTGATCACGATATTGGCAGCCGAGGCTGACGGAACCGTAGCCGGCATATTCGCCGGTGGCAGGACAGCACAGAGCACGGTTGCGTTAGCGCCGCCCGTACCGCTCACCAGTATCATCCCCAGCTCGTCGATGTACGCGGACTTCGTATTCGCCGCTGGATTGACGATCAGCCACTGTGCGGCGGTTGTCGGGACCGCCTGCACTGGCGCGATCCCGGTAGCGCCAAGGGCAGACAACTGCATCCGCATTCCTGTACGCGTGCCTTCGTCGCCCTCTCCCTCCATGTACGCGATGGGAACGCTCCCCAACTGCGTATAGGCGGAAACCACGTTCCCCTGCTGCCGTCGTGCACGCCTACCTGCTACGCCTTCTGTGATCATTACCTTCCTCCTCTATCACCAAAGCCGCGTTGGCCGAATGTCAACGACGGAAACCGTGAGCTTGTGCGTCCCCCGAACGCTATGGACAGAATCCCATGGTCCTGATTCGCAAGCGAGGCCAGCTCCAAGCGCTGACGCTCGTTCCTCGACTCGGCCGGAAGCGGGTAGTCGAAAGACGCGTCACCTTGGTCTTGCTGGAAGCGGCCAACAGCGACTTTTGTGCGCGCGATCTCGTAATTCGGGACATTGGTGTTACTAAGCGAGGGAACGTCAGGGCTCTGTCTATTGAGCCCAGTCATATCCTCACTGAGTCCCGGGCTGACGAACAGATCTCCGTACTGATCCGTAACTAGCGTGTTCACCGTGTTAGCGGCCGTGGTCTGAAACTGACCAGCGACGAGAACGGGGTTACCCGCTACCGCAGCACCGTCCGCCGCCGCGCCGACGACGTTCGGGCGGCCGCTCGTATCCCCCAGCATCCCGCGCAGCGCCGTCCCGTCCGTGAGACCCGCCATCAGCGCGTTGGTCGGGAGCGCTCCGGCAGCGATGGTACCTAGTGCAAGCTGCACAAGGTCTTTGCCCGCCGTGGACGCGCGCATCGAGACCAGGGACGACCCGCTCGTGTACGCCGAGCATCGAATGCGGGCGAACCCAACACCGGGCAACAGGAGGATAGACAGGAACCCGGCCCCGCTGCTCGCCGCGTAGGCGACACCGTTCGGAAACGGCGTGCCGACGATGCTGAACGTCTTCGCCGCGTTCCACGTCGTTCCGTCTGCACTGACCTCCGCGATCAATGTGCCAGTGAACGTCGAGTTGGTGATCTCCAGCGCAACGCTGTTCTGACCCGATGTCGCAACCTGCACCGCCGCGTTCAACGCGGCGAGAGACGCAGAGTTGGTCGTATCAGTTACGACGTTTGTCGTGACATATGGATTACTCGAGGTGACGACCTTGACAGTCGCAGTGCCCGTCCACGCCGCAGTAGCTCGAATACGGAACTGCGTCGTGCCTCCGACGTTACCCGTGCCTTTGAAATTCTGAGTCCAGGCGCTCTGGTAGGTACCCTGCTGGATCGGCAGGACCGTGTACGTGGTCCCACCGTCCATCGACGACTCGGCTTGCAGGGTGCCTGTCCAAGTTCCGGTCACCTGAACAGTGACTGTCTCTTGCGATGCAAGAGTGAACGTCGCAGCAGAGCCAGCCGTAGGCGTACCGGTGAAAAACGTCTGTCCGTTGGCGACGGTTGTGGAAGTTGTGTTGGTGTCCTGCGCAGTGATGTTTTGCGTGGCAGGACTCGAGTCGGTGTACGGCTGCGAGTTCGGTGAGAGAGCCACCACGAGCGCGGGTTGAGTCGCGACTGGGGCCGTGCTGGCAGGAGCTACCCCTACGATCCCGTTGGTTCCGTCTGTGATCTCCCCGATCACGCGACCGGAAGTGTCGGTCAGGATCGTCCGAACATCCGTGCCGTCATACCCTGCGGCAAGAACCGGGTTACCAACCGGTACGGCTCCGGCGGCGGCTGGGCCGACAACATTCACGCGCCCGGACGAGTCCGTCGACAGCGCTCGAATGTCCGTCCCGTCATTCCCCCCAACTTGCAGCGCCGAGGGGGGAATCGCGGCCCCCGGCGCTCCTACGGTGTTCGCGAGGAACGGAGGGGCGACGGTCGAGCCCTCTATCGTGTAGACGACCGGACCGCCGCTCGTGTACGAGGTCATATTCGCGCGCAGAAGACCCACGCCAGAGTTGACGGCGATCCCGTAGAACAGGATCACCGTTGCGCCGGACCACGTAACCACTCCGGAGACCGGCAGCCCGCTTGGAATCAGTTGCAGCTTGACCGTCTGCCACGTGGTCCCACCGTCCCTCGACTCCTGCATCGTGATCGTTGCGACCGCCGTGACCGCCTCGAAGACGACCGAAAACGACGACATCCCCGCCGTGGACATCGCTGGCCCCGCCGTGACCGAGGACAGCGTCCCCGATAGGGACGTGTTGGGCTGGGGGGCGGAGTTCGGTGAGAGCGTCGTGACGAGCGCGGGTTGAGCCACCGCACCCGCCGTGTTGGCCGGCGCTACGCCAACGTTTCCGTTGAGCCCATCCGTGACTTCTACAACCGCGCCGCGAAAAAAGTTGCTCGTGACGAGATCCCAGCTCTGACCGTTGTAGATCAGTGTTGAATTTGCTGGGAGCGTTGCAGACGGAGTGACGTCCGCAACATTCGTCCCGTCGTTGTGTTGCACTTGAACGGTGCAACCAAGCGACGCGCTTGTATTCGTAATCGACAGCCCCACGACCGAACGCGAGTAGGTCGCGGCGGGAGAACCGACGACTGTCGTCGTTCCGGGCGTAGCTGCGATGAGCGTATTTTGCGGGGGAACGCTAGGCGTGACCGTACTACTGAGAAGGTCTACCCAGTCGGCTTGCACATGCAGTGCTGCCTGACCGCCAGAGACGATCTGGAGTACGCTCGAGGTGTTGTCGAGTAAGATCATAGGCGGTCACTAAGCCTGGCACGCCGCCAGCGACGCGCCACGCTTCTACAACTCGTAGATTCCAGTCGGCGTGAGCGGAGCGTAGATAGAACCGATGTTGAACGCGATGTTACCGCCGGACGGGGTAACGGGTAGACCCGCTCCAAATGCGATGACGTCTGCCGTCTGAAGGTCAGGGATGTCGTGTCCGGTTGACGTCACGGTGAGGGAGTCTGCGCCCTGTGCAGCAGCGGCGTTGAGCGTGGCAGAGAACCCGTTGGAGAACCAGAGCACAGGCGCGGAGCCTGTCGACCCGTCCCAGAGCTGAGCTCGAAGCGGCTGTACCTTCATGGACGTCGATGAAAGCGGCGTATCCCCGACCGTGATGACGCGGATCTTCCCATCCTGCCAGCCGATGATCTGGTTGGTGGCGTCTGAGCCGCCAGCTGCGTCGTAGAAGACAACCGCCTGCGCAGGGTTGCCAGAAGGAACTGTGGGCCAGGTGATGGGCGTGGTTGCGTTTGCGACGCCCTTGGAGCTCGTCGTACCCGCAAGAGTCTGATCTGTGCCGACACGGTTGCCGAGAATACCGGAAACGAACTGTGCCTGCGTCAGGTCGATGCAGTACCCACCAGAGGTGTACGCAGCTGACCCAGCGATGGTCTGACCCTCGAGGGTCGTCATGGAGAACGTGGAGCCGCTCGGGCTCGTCACAAGCCCAGTCTGGTTCGTTGACAGGTTACCCAGCACGCCGGTTACCACAACGACGTCGCCAGTAGAGAACCCGTGTGCCACTGTCGTGGTGTACACCGCTGGGCTCGCGTTGGAGACCGTTGAGATGACCTTCACGTAGGTGCCAGTAGCGCTCATGTCGAGCAAGAGCGCCTTCTGCGTATCACCTGTCCACGAGATAGCCTTCGTATTGAAAGCGTTGCGCCCAGTATCGAACAACCTAGCGGACATGCCGCAGGCCCGAAACTCACGCTCCCTACGCACGAACGACTTCTTGCGCGCCCTGGACTCCTCGAAGTCGTTGAGCTCAGCGAGAACGCGGCGTGAGATGTAGATCCGCGGCATGCCTGCGTCGACAAGGCGCTGCTTCGCGATACCGAAAAGCTGATTGCTCATACGCGCACCGTGCTTCCTTCGAAATGAAGCCCAACCATGGCCTCGAGAGCTTTGACCCTCTCTTCTTCACTCTGGCTGACTTCAACCAACTGCGCCTTACCTTGACGTAGAAGATCTTTTGCCAGCGTGTCTGCATGCCCCTGCAGAATAGCGAACGCCTCGGCAGCAGAAACAGGGCCGGTAGTCATCGGAACGAAGCGAACGCTTTCGCCCTTGGCGTCTTCTACGACGCACGCAAAGTCGACGCCCTGGTCAGTGACCCTCACCGAACGAACCGTTAACGTCAGAGGGAGCTGGTGCATGCGCTTAGCCTATCAGGTTGCGGCAGCGTCTGGGAACGCCGAACGTGGCTTAGGGGTTGGGGATGTAGTACACGAGAGAGACCACGGAAAAGGTGCCGCCGGAGATGATGCGAGACTGACTTAGATCGAGGTCCTCACCAATGTCACCGTCTAGGATAGCTGTAACCCCGTCTTCGGCAAATGCCCGAAACCATGTAGGCATGCCGCTTGCGAGGATGGCCCCAGCTGGGATTGTAGTCACCTGAGCTACACCATTTACCGGAGGCGCGAATGCGGAAGTGGCGAAACGCAACTCCACGAACAGCACTTGAGAGGTTACGGCAACCTCCGGTGCAGGCGGCCGTGGGGCTCCGTACACGCGCAGATACCCGCCATTCATACTGGCCGTCGTGGCCATAACCTCGACGTTGCGCGTGTTGGTGCTGACGGCCAGCATGAAGAACAGTATGCATCCAACACGTAGCTAAAAGAAGGGGGCCCGGCCCTCGCGGGCCCACCTCTTCTACTTTACGAGCTCGTGCTCAACGTCCTCGAGTGCGCCGGCGAGCTTGTTCCTGTCATCCACTGAGAGCTTGCTCATCGCAATGCCTAGTAGCGTACAGGCCCGTCGCAAGCCCAACACACGACCTTCAACCACGCCAGCTTTGCGCCCCTCCTCACGTGCGTCCTTCACCATCTGCTCGACAAACTCCCGCAGAGGGGCGAAGGCGTCCGGCTTGGCTGCTGCAGCCCCGTTGAGGGCCTTGTCCTGCACTACAGGACGTACTCCAATAACCGGTTGTTCCGCCTTAGAGGGTTCCGCCGCCATGTTCTACTCCTCTTTCTTTGTTACAAGGTCTATCCAATCAGCTAATCCGTTGATTGCATCCAAACTTGCGGAAATAAATTGGGGCAGTAGTCGACTGCAACGCGCCGAAGCTTCCGAGCGAAACGCTGTATTTCTAGGTCGGCGGCGTTGTTCGCCCGTTCACGTACCAGCTTCGCGATGGCTGCTGGGTTCGTGGTCCAGATGAAGCTGGTCTCGGCCTGGTGCGGCAGGAAGCTCGAGGCGGCCTCGTAGATGCGCTTCTTGTCGATGCTGGTGGGTGGCTTGCCATACCGTAACTCAAACTCCTTCACCTCGAGCTCCACGGCCTTGAGGTAGTTGTCGTACGCCAACTGCATGGACTGCTCGAAGTGCTGGCGTACGCCAGAGGCAGCGGCAGCATCCCAGAAGGCGTCAGAGCCGAGATAACGCGGTGGGCAGATAAAGAACCCGTAGTGGTGCGTGAAGCGCGTGGATTCCTGCGACGGAGCTCCCTCCTCATCACGGTCGGCGCCCACATAGTTTCTGATGAGCTCGTGGCTAACCCGGCGGGAGATGCCGGCGAAGAAGAAGCTGAGCTTGGCGTGGTAGAGGATGCTGGCGTGCGGGATGTCGCCCTGCTGCGTGTTTTTGATGTACTCGCTGTTGGACTTCTTGCCGGCCTTCTTCCCGAAGGAGTCGTAACACTTCCTGCCGGCGAGCTCGACGAGGAGCTCGTTGTCGGTGAGCGGCCGCTTCTGCACGACCATGGAGTCGTTCGCATTCGCCGTGGCCTCCTCGAGGTCGTGCGGGAAGAGCGAACGCCAGCTCTGATCCTCGGGGTCGTCCGGCAGACACTCTGGCCGGTGGACGCGAACCCAGTCCATCATGGCCTCGATGCCGATAGGCAATAGCTTCATCGCGGCGATGAGCTCGATGGTGGGGTCGCCTGTGAGAATGGTGACGTCTTTGCGCATGAGAAAGCCTCCTCGCACTAGAGAGTGCGCAGGTCTTATTCCCAACCTACGACGAAAGTTTCTAGTGGCCGCCGGTGCCGTTCAAGCGCGGCGGCGGGTCCGTATCACCAGGCAGGCTAATATTCCACTTCTTCTTGAGGACAGCGGAGATACCACGGTACCCGCCTGAAGAAAACCAACCAAGAGAGAAACCGTAGAGAATCCTGGAGAGCGTCGTTACGGATGCTACAGCTGGATAGGGGTACATGCTCATCGGCACGAACGAGCAGAACAGCGTACCCATAGCCGCCGGGATGGTCGGCAGTACGAACTCTTCCCAGACACGCTGAGCGGTCGTCAGCGGCGTCGTAGAAGAAAGGACTGGCCAGACAGCCTCTGCCAATCTCCGCAGGAGCAGCGTCATCACGGCCAAAACGATGATGAGGCACAGCGTTGGAACGGTTAGAATCTGGTCCAGCGAGTTCAGCGGCATAGCCTGGAAGGTTACCACGTGACGCTAGAAGAAACGAAGGAGCCTAGCGACCTACATCCAGGCAAGTTTTTGCACATTTCGGGGATAAGAGTAGTGGAGGAACCCATCATGAAAAGAGCACTCTCGCTGTATTCGTCGCTTGTCGCACTTCTTCTTCTTCTGCCCAACTGCACGGCCGAACTGCCGCCTGTGGCTGAGGGCAGGGACGACGTCGTCGTGCCGCCGTATGCCCCGCTTCCACCATTACCGCCTGAGCAGGCATTGAATGGAAACACCCCACCAGTAGGGCAGGCATGTGTCTACTGGGGGAACCCGCTAACAAGTGTGGTCAATGTGCAGAGCTACACTGGTGGGCTTATTCAGATCAAAACGGCCACGGCATCAGGGGCGGTCACCGGTCAGAGCATTACTGTAAACGGCGTACAAGGTGTACCTGCAGCGAACGGTCGATACGTTGTCACAGTACTAGACCCCACCGACTTTGTTCTTGCCGAAACGCCTACGTGGCCCCCTACCGCAGCGCCTAACGGACCTGGGCCGGCTTTCTCAGGAAGCTATGTTGCCGGGACAGGTACGGTGAATCAGGTCGACGCGTGTGACTACGCAGTAGGTTTGAACGCGGCCGATTGTGGATGCAATGGAGTGTCTGGCGGCACGGTAGGCTGCGCGGCTCCAGCGCCATCTTGTCAGGGGCTAGACCTCGGCGGATGCTGCAAGATCCCATTTGGCGGAGAGACGACGGAGGCATGCTTTCCGAGCACTGCGGCAAGTGGGCAGCTCACGCTCGACCAAGACCAGTCGAACTGCGAAGGCGCTTGGGGTGGCACATGGACTACGACCGTTCCGTAGTCTTAGGTAATCGAGCGTAGGGGCAGGCAACCCCGGCGCTCTTTTTCCTAGCTACTCATGGCGTCAGAAGCAGCGCCATGTTCTCCATCATCGCAGACGTACTCGTATAGGACAGCGGCGTGGGCACGCCAAGACTAGAGATGCCGGTGTGCACCCCGAAGATGAAGAAGTTGCTTAGGTTGCCTGGCACACCGGTACTCGGCAATGCGCCAGAACTCTGGAACTGCACCTTGATCGATGCAAGCGCGCCCAAGTTACCTAGCGCAACGTTATCGCGTATGGTCATGTGAGGGGATGCGCCAGCCTGAGTAGACGCAAAGAACGCCTGCGCGTTATTGGCGTTGTTCTCCAACATGTAGTTGTCCGTAAAGGTCACTACGCCGTTAGTCCAGGTGTGCGGAATGAAGTACAGCCCATACAGGCCATTGATGGCCATGCTGTTCCCCTCAAGCTGTACAGACGTCAGCTCATCGGGGTTCAGCAGGATGCCGTAGTTGAAATTCTCGCTGAACTCGCTGTCGGTAATCCGAAAGTTGGCGAGCGGCGTGTTGTTCCCGCCCTGGCTGCCGACATCTTGTCCGTACATCGCAAAGCCGTTCCAGACGCCAGATACCTTCGCTTGGTCAATCCAGTACCGCCACGAGAACGTTCCGGTTGCTGGATTGACCATAACGATACCGTCGTCATAGTTCGACCCGGAGTAGGTGAAGTTCTCCAAGATCAAACCGGAGAGCAGCAATGCCTGCGTAACAGACACCGGGCTGGGCTCAAGTAGAACGAACGCAGCCAGGCCGCGGTTACTGTAGTTCGTGAATGTCCCAGTACCAGCAGAGGCGCCGTGCAGTGAAAGCCCCTTGAAGCTACCTGACGTTGCATTGGGCGTCACTCGTACGCGCGCGTTGGGCAACGTGCCCGTAGAGGACTGGTACCCTGACAAGAACACGCCGTCGATGTCTACCCTACCGCCTAAATAGAACCAGATGTCACCGGAGCTCGATCCTGCAACGAAGTTCTGGAACTGCACGTTACGCATCGCAAGCACAGTCGTCCCGTTCAAAGGCGAAAGGACGGACTGCCCACCCGGCGCGAAGATGAACTGATGCCAGTCCTGCACAGAGTGCGAGACACCGTCAATGATGTACTGGTCTTCGCTGCTCGGTCCGCCACCATACGGCTGGCTGTTCGCGTTGAATATAACGTCGGCGACGGTGATGGTCTGCGCGGCAATGAGTAACTGCGAGATGATGCTGCCGGCGCCTGAGCAGGCATTAGCAGTCCAGATACCACCCCTGATAACAACCGCGCCCACGACGGCCTTGTGACTGGTACTGTTATCGCCGGTGCCAATGGGATGAATCCTAGCCAGTACACCGTTCGTAGAGGACGTATTGTTCCCAGACGGATAGCAGTCTTCCCACGTGACATCCGTGATGTTCAGCAGGAGGTTAGTACCAGCCGGATTGACGTAAAGGACGCCAGTGTTCGTAGTCAGGTGCGAGCTCGTCGTCGCCGTACCACCCAACGTGTAGTAGCAGTCTCTGAAGAGAACCCCTTCTACGGTGGTTGCTAGCGTTGCGCCAAAGGCCGTGATCTGAACAGGCCCAGTCTCATCCGCACAGAGCCACGTGCATCCATAGAACTGGTACCCAGCGTGCGTGACGCCATCGTTGACTGTAATCAGAACGCTGTAGGTACTCGTCGGGGAGTTAGCCACAGACGGCTGGAAGTAACAGTCTCTGCAGAGAAGGGTCTGACCGTAGGTCGAAACACCGTTGACGAGCTGCAGCGGAATGCCGTACAGGCCCACATCCTCTAGGAACGCAGTAGCACCAGTAACAACCACCGCGCAGCCAGCACCTGTTGCGTACACGATGCTCAGGTGTTTCAGGATCAGCCCAAACGTCGTTGTGAAGACGGGGCTGGACGCAGTTACGTGTGTCTGAATGACCGTCTGCCCGGAGGAGTGCCCCTCTAGAACGACCTCGCCAGCGAACGTGTGCGATGAGCTCACCGTAAAGGTACCGAGCTTCATCTGGATGTGCAGATTCGTCACGCCGGCTGCCGCAGCGTAGGCCAGCGCTGCTTCCAAAGAGGCAGCACCGCTGAAGTCACCGAACGAGTTCGTACCGTCACCCACGGTGCAGCACCAGCGACCATTCACGTAACGCAGAATGGAGGGCGGCGTCGCATTACCAAACGCAGCGTCCGTGACCACCTTTTCAAAAAGACGCGGGTACTGATCGCCGCTGACCGTTGTCGAACTTGTAAGCGGCCAGAACGCATTCATCCCGGCACCGAGCCCAGAGACAATGTTCGCATCCTGTAGCGGCAACGTGCCCAAGCTAGAGTAGGCAACACCAACATCGCCGCGTATGCGCCCAGTCAGACCAGCGCCAACAGCGCTAGACGTAGGGTCATCCCAGATATCGAAGATGTCTCTGTTGACCGTCTGCCCACGCGTGACGAAGTAGAAATGCCGAACTGTCGCGCCAGAGTCTGTCGGGTCGCAGCTGAACGTCATCGTGCCAGTGGCTGCGAGACGGCTGTAAGGCGTGGAGTAGGTATAGGCCTCGAGCGCAGTAACGGGGCTGCCCAGCACGCCTGGTGCAGAGATCTGCGCCACGAAATCTACGACACTGCCGTCGACGCTATCTTGGTTTCGCAGGAAGGGGAGCGTGAGCGCGTCAATCGGAATCGAGGCAAGGTTCGTTCTCTGGCAGTAGTAGATGTGCCAGGTGACGCCAACCGGAATGCCGACATTCAGTGTGAGCGTGACGTTGCCGGTCGCGAAGCCACCACCTAGCGTGCCCCCAGAAGCAATCGCCGAGACAACCACCCTGGTACCACTGACCTCAATCTCGCGCTCGGTTGAGTCAACGACGTGGAAGAGGTCCTGCAAAGCGTACCCGCCGCTGCCGAGCCAAATGTTGTTACTGCCTGTAATAGTGACGCTCGTCAGCGGAGAGCCCGATACAGTACTGTCGCTCGAGCGGATGATCTGAACGAGATCTGTGCGCAGGATGTCGTCGAGGTAATCCGTGTTCGTTGCCAACGCCTGCGCCGGACGGTTGGCATCATTAGCCGTCGCATCCTCACCGAATGTAATGAAGTAGGAACCAGCATTCGGCCCTGCACCTTGCTGACCGGAAGCAGGCGCAGGCGTACCGGAGATGGCGTTGTTCACATAGTCGTAACCTGCAGGGAGGCCACCAAAGTATGATGGAACGCTGAGCCTGTGAAAGAGTGCCATGTGTACCTCGTGTGCCTAGAACAAAACGGTCCACGCGACTTCCAACGAGAAGGCGTTTGTCTTGGAGATGGTAGGGAATGTGTCGTACGCCACGCCGGTGTTGTTGTACACATTCGGATTCGCGGCGTACGTGAAAAGCATGATCTCGCTCAGCGGCACCACAAGGAATGGTGAGTAACTGATGTCCGTGTCAGCGAAGAGGTGGTTGAAGGTTACCTGCGTTGCCGTAAGATGCATAGCAGGGGCCTGAACTTGTCCGAGCCACAAGTCGCTGAACGCCCCGGGGTATGGGAGCGACCCACCGGAGATACGAACAGGGCGCTCGAGCTTTGTAACCGTCGGGTCAGTATTCGTCTGCGCGTTCGTACCCGGGTAGGCTGTAACCAGCGGCACCGCGTTTGCAACGGTCAGCGCGATCTGCTGGTTGCCGCCGATCCCAACGCCCATGTACGCGATGCGGTTGTTATTCTCCGGTGTAGGCCCCACGAAGGATATGTAGTCGAGTAGCGAGGCCAAGTACTCCCGCCCGAGATTCAGCCAGATATTATGGTTCTCGTAGCGCCCGATGATCTTGCCGCGCTCGCGCATGACCATACGGACGTTATTCTTCGTCTCGACCGTCGCCTTGAGGCCCCAGCTGCCGCCAGCCCTCTTCTTGTTGCTGGTACCCACATTGCTGCGTCGAATCATGTCGCGCCCTCTATCTTGGTGAGCTCGTCGAAGAAGGCTAGCACGACGCTCGAGATCTTGGTGAGCTTCTTGCCGGAGGTCACGAGAGCCTTGAAGCGCTCGATGGGAACCGTCTTGATAGGCCCGAGGTACTTGGCCGTATCATAGTTCGAAAGGTAGAGCTTCTTTGCTTCTTCGACGCTGTTCACACCTAGGATACACTTGTCCTCGTCATAGCTGCCGTCGTCCTTTTTCTGCTGCACGACGTAGACATTCGGGGCCTTCTTATCGTCGCCAACGAACACGTCAACGCCGTCGCCGTCTGCCCCCTCCGAACCGACTACGTATCCGTAGGGGTTCTTCATCGTAGTAGACCAGGGCTTGCCTGTGGCACTGACGCCGCTTCTTGTGTCGCCTTTGAATTGCTCAATGGCGATATTGAGCCCTTGGTACGTCAGATGCCCTTTGAGTTTGTGTGTCTTCATAACGCCTTGAATGCGCAATAAGTTCCAGCTGCGACGTCCGTGTCGAAGAACCAGGGAATCGACTGCCCAGTTTCTACAAGAGCGCTATCCCATGCGACGGTAATGGGGCCACCGCTCGCAGGCAGAATCGCAACCGTCAGAATATCGCTGGCGACGACGGCGACGGAGATGGTGGCCATAAGCGTGATCCCAGAAGCGCCGCAGGTGAACGCCGTCGAGGATTGTAACGTCCCGTTCTTGTAGAGGTTTAGCAGGTAGTTTGCCGGCGATCCTGGGCTCCCGCAGACGAGCTCCAACGAGATGGAGTTGATCGTTCCGTTGTTCGGTATTGTATAGGGCCCGCCAATAGGTAGCCCTGACGGACCAGCAGGAATCGAGATCGTCGGCCCGGTGAAGAACGAAGCCTGGTCTGCCGTGTAGAGCGGCTTGTCGAAGGCGAAAAGCGAATCGAAAGTCGGCAGCGTCGGTACCGAAAACGTCGTGCAAAGCGTTCCCTGGATGAAGTCCTCTGGGCACAAGTAGTTCTTGTCGAAGCCCCAGATGATGGGGTAGTTCGGATTGGGGAACGTCGGCAGGTTGGTGGGGTCCTGGTTGTGGTCAAACTGACTGCGCCACCCACCATTTGGGCTAGGCTGGTCGAACATCGTCGCCACGCCCCAGGTGCCAGGGAAGCACGTATCGTCGTAAAGCGATAAGGTGCCAGAAAGCCCGATCTCGTCGCTGACCGAAACCGTCGCGCTCGCTACATCTGCGCTGACCACGAAGAGCGGGTACGTGTAGGTCGGCTTGATACGCAAGATGAACTGCTGAACGAAGGTGAGAGCCGGTAAGCTGAAGGCCGCGCTGTCCACTTGCACAAGGAACTTGAAGAACTTCTCCACCTCGAAAAAGTCACCCTGTTCGAGGTAGCCCTGAAACCAGGTCGGGTTGTTGACGTAGTCCTCCACAGTGGCCCCCGTGACAAGCGGAGCGAACTGCTGAACCGTATCACCGACAGCGTAAGGCAAGTTGGTCGCAGGATTGGTCTCGAGGGCGAGCGAAACTGGGTAAGAGTACGATCGAACAACCGCAGTATTCGCAGCGTCCTGCACCAAGATGAGCCCAGTCGAAACACTGAAATCGCTGCGAATCTCAACGATGATACCGGTCTCATCAGCGAAGGGCAGACCAATGAGAATCTGCGTGCCTACACGTAGATTGAACATCGTCGGTCCGTTCCAGTACGCGTACCAGAGCCCGGTTACCGTTGAGAGGTAGTCAACGCTACTTGGCAGCTGTGCAAGATCGTCTAACGTGAAATCCGCAGGTATGCCAAAGTTCGCCTCGATGCGCGGACGGTTGTCGAGATAGGACGTCTCTGCCCACAACGAGTTCGGCGGCGGCTGCCCTTCCCAGACATCCGGTCCGCCTGCGCTTGCTGGTACCGGGGTCACGAAGCTGAAGACAGGCTGACCACGGAAGGTCGTAAGGAAGTAGTCGACGTTCTGTCGAAGGACCTGTGTATCGTCCGTGTTGATGATGTACTGCTGCAGGTAGGGGACGCTCACGATGAGCGGCTCGAGCTGGATGTACTTCCGCCTGAGTACACTATAGAGATACACCGAGTACAGGTTGGGCTGCGACAAGTACGCCCCAACCGGTGTGGCGTCTACGGGCAGGCTACCGGTGAGGGTCTCGTTCGCCCCAAGCACCGAGCTGGTCACCAGGGTGATCTGATTCGAGACGCGATTCAGAACCTCGAAGGTGACAATGTCACTCTGCTCACAAAGGCCGCTCCAGAAGTCGAGGTCCTCCGACGTCGCGGTACCAGAAATAGTCCAGTTAGCGTCTACAGGAGCAGGCAGCGTATCTAGGAGTGTTACTCGTTGGAAAGGCCATTCATCTGAGGCTACGTCAACAACACCCGAGATACGGTACGCAACGCCGTCGATGCACAAGAAGTCATTCATCGCGATGTCGAGATACTGCGCACTACGGTCAAGTAGGTAGGTCTGCAAACCTACCGCCGCGCCAGCGGTCCCAGTAGGAGATCCGTTCGCCTGCCCCGCAGTGAAGATGGGAACAGTGGAGGTTCCCATAACCATGAATGGGAATGGCGCGTCGATGCGAATACGCGTGATGGTACCCGCGTGATTCGGGATGGCTTCCACAACGAAGCCGTGGTTGATTTGTGACAGCGCCGCTTGGAGTACCGCCTGAATCTGCGCCGGGAGGTACGTGCCAGGTAGCGTAAAGCTGACAATGACCGGACTGGACTGTAAAGAGACCTGCAGATCGAGGTGCGTTCCGTAGATGCCTGTGATTCCGCTGTCAGCGATATTGCTTGACTCCACACCGCCGTAGACCGCTGAGACAGTCGAGAGCGCGACGAGCGCCGGGTTTTCTTGCATAAGAAAGTCATAGTGCATCCAACGACGCTGGAAGGTGCGTTGGATATCGCGCAGACTCTTTGAGTAATCAACCTGCCAGAGGTTCAAGAGCTCGGCGCCTGCAACCTGCGCCAGGCCCTGCCAGAGGACAGCAACGCGGTCCGTCCCTTCAACAAGATTCCAGAAGTCCGAGAGGTAGTTCCAGAGGAAGGTGAGGTCTGGCACACAACCACGCGCAATGTCGTTCTCTACGACATTCGCGATGACCTCCGCTGGAAGTGAGAAGAGCGCTCCGTTGTAAACCACGAGGCTGAACTTGAAGATGCCGAGGACGTCCGGATAGAACGTTGGGTTCTCGCTCGTCGACGTGTTCAGACCGTTCTGGAGCATGTACGTGAAGGTCGTCGGTGCCGACAAACTGTCAGGTAACTCGAATGGCGTAACCACAACAAAGAAACCGTGGCCGTCAGAGCCCGTACCGGTGACCGTGTATGAAACGCCGTCCACAACCACGACATTGCCTATCGGTATGGGGGACAGCGCATTGATGTTTTGCAATGTCACTGAGTAGAGCTTGTCAGTGAACCCTGTAGGAGGACTGCCAGGGTAAGTCAGACCGTCGACGCAATTGACAATGTACTGACTTCCAGGCGGCGCATCGATAAGCTGCCACTTGTATGTGAGCGCACCACCTTGCGGGTCAAAGCTTGCTGACCCACTCAACTGCAGGATGGAGCAGATGAGCAACGAAGAATCATTGCCAGCACTGGCTACCGGTGGGATGGTGGGAATGAGCAGCGAGGAAGAGAGGCAGATCTCGTTGAGGCTAACCCACGTCGGTGCCCCAGGAGTACCGCGCACTGAGACCAGCGTCTCGTCTGGCGGGTTCACTGCTGCGCTCGAGGACGGGATCACAGGCATGATGTAACGAAGCTGGTGGCCAATACTCGGCAACTCGGATGCCAGCGTGACGTAGATGTAAACCACGCCTGTTGTGAAACTCAACGCAACACGAACAGTCCAGTACTCGTTCTCACTGACGAAGAACTGGCTACCTGGGAGCTCTTGTACAGGTGTGTCGAGAACGAGGTTATTGCTGCCGTCGAAGTGAACCGAGCCCGTATACGCGATGCCTACCTTAGAGAAGAAGAGCCCAACGCAGCCAGCGGATGCGGAGAAGGTCCCGAAGTACGAATGCTCATTGACGAGGTCGGAGAAGTTGTTTGGGAGGTTGTTCCAGAGCGCGGTGAACTGGAACGTAAATTCCGCAGTGACATCGACGTCGATAATGACAGCAGCGTCTCCTACTGGGTACACCCCACCAGAGGCTATTTCCTGATCAAAGTTCGGACTCGGCCCTACAAAGAACTGCAGGCCGTTGCCGATTGTACTGACCTGCGTGTACGAGATAAGCGACTCGCAGAGCGCAACACAGTAGATATCGAACGGCGGCTCTGAGGGCAGGCCAGAAGACGTGATGGGGCCTAGTATCTGCTGGAACCCCAGCCCGCCGCTGAGCAGGCCTATGGAGGAGGTAAGCGGCATCGGACTATATGTACTCGTCCACTATCCAACAGCTTGGCAGCCCAGCGTTACCTGCTTGTGCAGAGGCCGAGTTACCAGCCGAGACACCATTAGCGCCGTTTCCGTATGTAGAACCGAGCGCGCTGACACCACCTAAGCCGGGGGCGACCACGGCGCTTGTACCTAGGAGTACCAAGCCGGCGCCGCCGTGTTGTCCGGCAGTGTTGAACTCGCCATTCGTAGAGGTCCCACCTGCAGGACCGGCGACGGCCGCGACGGTAGACGTAACTGTGCCCGCCGCTGAACCGAGGCCGTGACCGGCTGTGTATGTCGTGGCACCAATCACGAACGTAGCGTTCCCACCGTTATTGCCGGCAGCACCTGACACAGGAGTCCCGCCTGCGCCGCAGGTGTAGGCGTAGCCAGTGCTACCGGCCACTGGAACCAGTGCCTCAAGGTACCCACCGCTACTTGCGCCAGGTGACGCTGCGCTCTGAGTGCCGCTAGTTGACGGCGTCCCACCACTCGCACCACCACCGCCCACGCCTCGGATTCGCACGAATCTTGTCTGCGGCTGTGTGGTAAATGTTCCAGAACTCGAGGTGAGCAATGTCGACTGCACAAGCGACCCGGTGACAGTAACCGAATAGCACCACCAAGTCGCCGAATTGGAATCGTATACCCAACTGGCGCTCATACCTGAACGGGCCAGCACAATGCTACCGCCCGTTACAATCTTGCTCACAGGGTCCTGTATGCTCACGCCCTCAGAGATCTGTGGTTCAAGCGTGTAGTTGTTCGTTGCGAACGCCCCGCCTACATCGACCACGGCGATGACATCGCCATCAACCACATCAGAATAGGTTGGCAAGAGATTGGTGACTGGCCCACCAGTCGTGTCTACCTCAGTCATAGTCTCTTGGACGAGCGTGTAGAAAGAAGTAATAGGGCCAACCGTGCTCTGAAACGCCGGACTCTTCGCAGTAGCAGGCGGAATCAGCCCCTCGATGTCAGCCTCGAGCTGCTCCAATGCACCAGCGGTGAGTCCTGGAATGACCTGAGCGCCCAGGTCGTGCGCCGTAGCGGCGGTTCCCTCTTGAGCGCGTGCTACAGGAACAGTGTCGCCAGTAGGACCTGCCGTCGCCAACATAATCTCGCCGTCCACGGTGAGACGGAAGTTGCCCTCGCTGACTAGCGCTCCGGGGTTGCTGATGGTGATGAACGTGTCCAAAGCGCCGCACGGCGCGGTGAGCACAATCAACGCATAGTTGTTAAACCGTTCCATGTTGCTCTCCTATGCTGACAGCATTATGCTCAGCGCATGAAGCTGATCGAAATGGACCCCGAGCTCGCCAGGAAGGCCATCGAAGGGTACACAGACGAGCTGGCGCCCGCGCAAAAAGCGCTCGCCGCCTTCTACAGGCAGTTCAAGTGCAAACAGTGCGGAGGCGCCTGCCAGAAGGAACACGTCAGAGGGCACGTCTTCGGTGACCAAGACACCCTGGTGCCTCGTTCTTGTCTTCGTTGCGTAGCTTGCCGCGCACTCTTCGATCCGCATTCTGGTCTGCTCCTAGAGCGAGGAACTACGTCGACACGTTCCGCACAACGTTGAGAACATCAGGAATGAACGCTGCCAGAACACCTGTGTTCAAAGAGTCACTCGACTGCTCAACTGTGATGGACCGGTCGAAGTTGTGGATGAGTGCCACCAAAGTAATCGGGTTCTGAACGGCCGTGGCGCCGTTGGAGAGCGCGATGTTATTGAGGCTAGAAACCTCTAGGCGCTCAGTCGGGTCGAGCCCCTCTATGTACGTATTGATGGCCGGGACCACAACGTTCGTATTCGACCCGCCATAGTAGGTCATATCGAATCGTACGTAGTAGGGCAGAAGATGCCGGCCTAGTGGGCTCGAGCAGACAACGCGTTCAGTGTCCGACGTGATGAAGTTCGATACGTTCTGCACGAGGCTGGACTGGTCGTAGTTCACCTGTATGTTCTGGCCGGACAGCTGCACAGCGTTGCTTGGGTCGTCGCTCACACCCACCGGCAAGATAGAGAGCGACATGATGAGCGCCGGCTCCTCTACCGAAGAGAAGGTCAGGTTCGGATTGGCTGTCGTGACGTAGTAGCCATCCGACTTGTAACCCGTGACCGTCATCTGCAAGCCTGCCCCGATACTGTACTGGCTCCCAGTGCCCTCAGAGACCAGTGTTACCTGGAAGTAATAGAGGCTAGCGATGCCCTGCTGCGTAGCCATCGTCGTGGATACAATGCGCTGAACGCCAGTGTGTGAGACGCTGAACTGTTCGTTGCTCTCACCCGTTGGGAAATTCGGGCTGACCACGAGCTCCTCGACGTTGCCGCCTGGGGCTACCTGCATAACTGTGTACGTCCCGGCATTCAGCGCTGTGTTGTAGACATCGTTGCCGCTCGTGAGTGGGAAGCCCAATTGAATGTTGGCACTATTCGCTGCCGCGCTGCCAAGGATTGCAAGAGAGACTGTGGGGTTGAAGACAATCTGGTTGGCGCCATTGAGTGCGCAGATGGTTTGTCCTGCCTGCTGGTTGATCTGTGTGATGACACCAGCTCGCGTCACAGCGCCCGTAGGGATGAAGGCGCTATCGGTGATGAAGGTAATGGTCTTGGTGATGCCGCCTGCTAACGAGATGAGGAGCACGGCGCCGTTCATACTCAGTACCGGGTCTGCCAGCACCGCAGTCCCGGTTACCGGCACGAAGTCGATGACGAGCTGGTCACCGGCCTGAATACCAGAGGCGAGGAAGTCTGAAGAAAGGGACTGGAAGACATTGGCCGCCAACGGTGCCCCTGTCGTACCGTCCAAGGGCTTAGCGCCGCTCGGCAAGGCGGGGATGGCCTGATAGCTGTTCGTAGGATCGGCGAAGAAGTTCAGCACCGAGCCATCGGGGTTGGTCAGCGTGAAAACAGTGTAAGAGGGCGGCGTGACTTGCTGCACCGACGGGAATGCATCGATCTGGAAGCTCGTCGGATCAATGAAGAAGATGGTGGCTGTGCCTAGCGCTCGTGAGCCCACCTGCACATGGATATCGTACTGCGGAACGAAATCCGTACGCGTAACCAGCGGGTCCCACAAGGCGTGGTTGAACGGAGAGTTCGGTACAGGCTGGCCATTGCCCAGCCAGAAGAACCCGAGCTGGTTCCCGTCGAGCGTCTGAGCGACGTCGAAGTCGGAGTCGAGGACAGGACGCAGCTCGGCCCAGCCACCCAGACCGTCTACAGTCTTCGAGGTGATGTCCCGCGTCGAGATGGGGTTCGAGGAGGTGGGGGTGAAACCGAAGAGGACGGCGCACGCCGAGCCGCCCGTGATGCGCGTGTCGGGGATGGCTGGAATGATTCCGCCAACGGTCGTGGTTCCGTTTAGCGCGGTAGCGATGAAGCTGAGGGCACCGCCGGTGGCCCCGGCACAAGCAGCATTGATCTGCGCGCTGATCTGGACCGATGTAAGCGGATTCGTTCCAGTAAAAGTGACAGAGAACGGCGCGTAGACCGGCGGTGACCCTAGCTGTATGGTCATTGAGAGACCGACAACGTTCAGCGGCCCAGGTTGTAGGCCGAAAACGATGCCCATAACGCCGTCCGTAACGTCCGTCTTAATGCCGTTGGCCGAGTTCGCGAAGCCGTTCGATTCCACATTGACCGGCTTGGCGTAGGGGATAGTCGTCCCGATAGGCTGACTCGAAGTATCGAGCAGCTCTATGCTATCGATGCGCAAGAAGGGTGGCACAAGCCCGCCCGTCACGTTCGGACGGTAGATGGCGTACGTGGCTCCACTCACCGTAGCCGCCAGAGGGCGGTCGAGCGTGAGCTGGTCGAAGAATGGAACATTGACGGACTCAACCGTGTACGTCCCTTTGATGAGATGGCCAGTACTGATAACCAGTACGTCGTTCTGCGACACGCCGTAGTTCTCGAAATCAGTGCCGCTGATGGTGCTGACGACCGCCGAACCCAGAACCGTCGTGAGGTCAGGGCCAGAGACACGCGTTTCTTTCGGAGCCAGTAGATCGATGTAGATCTGGTCGCTGACGGTCCAGCGGAAGTTACCGCCTACGACCACAGACAAGGCCGGTGCGATGGTAAGGACTGGTGAGGACCCCAGCGTCTGCGTCACGCCCGTTATGCGATAGCCACCGGCGTCTGGGGGGTCGAGAACCTGGATGGAGAGGTTGTTCGTGGGCGCGTTGGCGAGCGCCGTATATGTCGAATCGTTGAGCGCATAGTTCGTACCGAGAACTAGGTCATTGAGCCCGACCGACGTCGCACTGAGGATGGTGAGCGCCACCCCAGCAAGGACCGGCTGGTCGTCGAAGATGTCGGTAATGATGAGTTGCTGCGTGATGGTCGATGGGTCGAGAACGTAGACATCCGTACAACCACCGATATGAACAGTTCCATTCGGTATCTGCAGCGTCCCGTCGGGCTGGTTGGGGAAGAGGATACCGCCAGGGATTCCCGACAGGGTAAGAACATTCTGGCGCAGCGTGAAGCCGACGCCGATCGCGTCGACCTGGAAGACCTGCTCCGTCATATCGAGCGTGAGGGCGTCTACGACGGTCAGCACTTCGAGGTCCTGCACTGTGGGCAGCACACCAACAGGGAACATCCCGAAGGCAGTAAAGATGAACCCGGCTGGCGCCGGACCGGGAGGGCCTATGAGCGCAGTAAAATCCACACCTTGACCAGGGGCGATCTCTATGCGACGTGTAAGAGGAGCGCCGGAACCATCCGAGATCGACTCAACGTTCACGCCCGAACCCAAGACGGGCCCCAACCCGCCACCAGTAAGGACGTCCCGGTTCATCTCCGGGTCATTGAAGCCTCGGACATTGATCTGAGTGAGCTCGGAGAAGGCCGTTGTGAGCTGCGCAACGATGCCGCGCTGTGTAACTAGAGAGCGCTCAGTGAGCGACTGCTGCGTGGCATCGATGAACTGCACGGCCGTTTGTGACGGCGTACCATCACTGAACTTCGCCTTGTTCGTAATGCGGACGGCGCTGGAGACGTTGGCGATAGTAACGACTGAGTTGGGGATATCGTTGTACTGACTTCCCGCGGCCTCGGCGATGACGTTGATGTCGAAGTAGTAGAGCGTGCCTTCGACATTCAGGAGCATCTCAGTGACGCCGATACTCTGAATCTCCGTAGGGTAGAAGTGCAGCCCTTGATTGTCGGTGATGAAGTTGGCCGGGCTGATGGAAATGTTCTGCGGCTGGGCGAAGTAGATGCGGACGACGCCAGTGGCCTTATTGCCCTGGTCGAGGGTGGCGAAGAGATTGGCGCCGAGTGCCTGTGCCTCAGCCACCGTCAGAATCTGCGGGTTCTGGAAGGAGAGGCTGTTGGCGACGCGCGTGACCTCACGAACGATGGGGTTCCAGAGGATGACCGCAGCTTTGATGAAGAGGTCGGTGAACGCGTCCCCCTCACTCGTAGGCATGTCGGGGAACTGCTGATTCAGAGTCGTCTGGATGAAGAGCCCGATATCGACGGTGAAGGGATCTGTGCCAAGACGCTGAAGGATCGGCTGCACCACCCCTGTGTCGTAGGGCGAGCCAGGAGACAGATCGAGCGTCGGGTCGACGTTCGAGAGGCACTGGTCGATAAACGCCTGAAGGTCTACGAGGGCCATGTATGTATCCTACACCATTACGTTTGCCGTAGCGGACTGCCCGGCTTGAGAAGTAACTTGTACGGAAACAATGAGCGCTGTCTCGGTAGGGCTATAGGTCGCAGACAAGACAGTAGCCGACATGAGGCGCTCACTGCTAGCCAGCGTGGGGTTCTTCGACTGGATGGCAAGAAGCTGTCTCTGAGTTAGGCTCACCGCAAGCACAAAGTCGCTGACGATGTTTCCGCCCTCATCTGAATCGAAGGTGACCCCCACATTCTTCAAGCCGCTGCCACCTAGACGTGGAGCGAAGATGTCACGCCCTGGTGTGGTAAACAGGAGCTTCAGGAAGATCTGCAGTAGGCGAAGAATGCCGGAGACTTTGCTGGCCGGACTGCCGATCTGAAACTTGATGAGACTGCGCTTCGAGACGGTAAGGTTGTATGAGGTGACCGTGACTGAAGTCAGAAGCGTATAGGTCAGCTGCGAGGGAACCTGGGCCAAGAGCCTAGTCTTAGAGGTGATAACAACGCTTGGCGACGGCAGGTCATTGATAAGAACCTGGTCGACCGAAGAGAAGTCCTTGCCCACGAGCTGAAGCGTACGAGGCTGCATGCCCGGAACTTGCATCACGCTGCTCAGCGGGATGACCGACTGAGGGTAACAAACTTGGAAGTCGGTCGCCATGCGCTTGACCCAGCGTACCAGAGGCTAGAAAAAAGGGCAGCTCGGATTGCCCGAGCCGCCCCCAATTTCATCAACCCGCAAGCGCCGGCGCTTCCAGAGGGACGTCCTGCTCCCTCAGAATGATGACGCGGCTGCGGTCGTCGGACCAGCTAACGATGCTTACCTCCTTACACCAAGCATCGAGATAAGCTTGAAGCGAGTCGATAGCCTTCTCCGGGATGCTGTCATACGCATCCTCATACATGTCCGAGACGGCGTTCTCGACGATATGCTCGGCGTGTAGCTTCAGCTCATTCTTCTCACAAGCCCACGTGTACTCGGGGACCTCTACGCCGTTTTGCTCGCAGTAGTCGAGCAGAGCGTCCACATCGGAGAAGTAGCCATCGCCCATATCGCCGGTATGCCCTTCCCAGTAGATCGGCCCGTCGTACTCTTCAATGCGGAGCTTCTGCGCCTTCTCGAACAGTTTCTGCTCCTTGTCCGCCTCCATCTGCGCCAGGCATGCCTGACATCGAAGGCGGTAAGACTGCTCGATGAGCTCGCCACAAACGCACTCCTTCACACAGTGCGCCGCCGCTTCTTCTTGTTGATGCTGGCGGTCAGCCTCGTAGAGCTTCGGGTCTTTCCTCCTATGAATGAGGTACGACGCTCCGCACTTCGGACAGGCGTAGCCGATAGGTGTGTCTTCGCACCCTTTTACAACAAGCTCAAGCGGGTCCGGCAGCTCTCTTCCTCGACAGTTCATCATGTCTCCTCAGTGGTTACAGCGGCGTGAATATGGCCGTCAAAGCTGAAGAAGTCTGGAAGAGCCACGTCAACGACGTAGACCTTCGCACCGGGTGGCTTCTGGTATTCCTTGGGCGGCGCGTGGCTGTAATACACGCGGTCTGCTCCAGGTTCCACGATGGCATAGATACGATCAATCATCGGACGCTGAACTCTTTCTCGCCGAGGGCGCGAACTCGATAGGAGGTACGGTGTATGTGACAGCGCCCTAGCTTGCGTATTCCGTCGAGGTGCTTCTTAGAGCTGTACCCCATATTGCGTTCGAAGTCATAGCCGGGATACTGCTTGGCGTACTCCAACATGAGCCTGTCATGACTCACCTTTGCAATGATGCTCGCTGCCATGACAGCAGGGAACTTGCCATCAGCTTTTGGTATGCAACGTACGCGTGGCAGGTCAGGTAGGCGCATGCTGCCATCAAGGATGACTTCGGCATCTGGGAATTGGTGCAACATCTCTTTGATGGTCTGCGTGTGTGCAGCTCGTAGAACTACGCCAGCGCCCATCGAGTCAATGAGCTCGGGGCTCGACGCAGAGATGTACATCGGCAGCCCGTAGAGAGCTCCGTACACAACCTCACGCGACTCTCGTGTCATCTTCTTCGAGTCTCTGAGCCCTAGTGGTGCCGGCCAATCTTCTGGCACCGCGACGGCACAGGTCACAAGAGGTCCGGCTAAAGACCCATACCCAACCTCATCTGCGCCTATTATGAGCTTGCTCACACTGGGTCCATGCGCTCTAAGTCCCGCAGCGCTTCGCGTAGCGCCCTGAGAAGGTCTCCGTGCTTGAGACAGAAGATCGTACTTTTGTGTGTACAACCTCCTAGATGGAGCACATTGGCGAGCTCTGCGATCTGCTCAAGTTTATCGCGCCGCCTGGTAGAAACTAGTGCATAGCGCCCTACTGATCGGACGCCGGATCCGGATGGTACGTTTGGGCCAAGTACTAGAGCGTACTCGGCGTCTAATTGTGCACGCGGAATGCTAGCCGTCTGATGGAGCGTCTCTTTGCCCTGGTCTTCCATTTTTGCCTCAAGGAGAAGTGTTGACGTCACGCGAGCTATCCGGTTCCAAGAACTGCTCTGGTGGCGCGTTCATGATCTGGGTGACGGCCTGAGTCAGGTTGTTGAGCACATTCTGTATGGCGTCCAATTCATTAGGACGCGACTGTGTATCAGGCCCACTGATGGCGAGGATCTGCTGATTAGCGAGCTCCTCAAAGGTGACGGAGTTGAACGACTGGTTCGTTGTATTGCCCTGCACCGCCGCGTAGGCGTCGCTAAGCGCAACACGAATGTTCTGGTTCTGCTGCTGAAGAGACGGGCTATCCTGGCTGTTTCCGGGCATCAGTCTACCTGCTTCGGTGGTTGTGCTGCGATGTCACTGGCGTACGCCTTTAGGAGCCCGCCTAGTGCATGCCCCTCATACGTCGAGACCGTCATGGTCAAAAGGCAACCAGGTACGAATCGCCCATCACCGTCGACATGCTCTCTCACCATCCGTAGAGCATCCACCATCGTAGTAAAGCGCCTGGCTTGTGGACCGTCAGGAGAGATGAAGTGATAGACGAACTGATCTGCGTGCGCGTTGAGATTCGCCTGCATACGTAACTTCGACAGCGGGGGTGGTGGTGGAAGCGGCGGCTCTGGGCCAGAAATGGGACCAGGCTGGTGAGACTGATCGACGACTACACGCTGCGCGAGAATGATGAGTGCCGTACCCCGTTGCTGCTGCGACAAGATATTGAAGCCGGCATCTGAGAGCTCCTGCAACGACGACTGAAGCTGCGCCGCGTACTCGACCGTGTCCGTCGCAGAGACAGCAACCGTACGCCATTCGATTCGTAGCGGCCTTAGCCCATTACGTGTGTTCGACCTGTGACTCATTCTACGCCTTCTCCCCCTGAACTAGTTGCGATGTAACTGCTTCAAGCCATCCGCCACAAGCATCTGGATGAACCGTAGCTGACGCTTTGACAAAGTACTACCGCAGATGCGCTGCTCAGCAACATCAATCAAGGCCTGCTCCATCCGCTTATAGAGCCGCTGCTTGCTCCGGTACCTCTTCCGACGCTGCCTCTTTCTCTGGACCATCATCCACCTCAAGCCCGAAGTGCTGCAGCAAGGCCTTCATACTGACCATACCAGTCGCATAGAGATCGAAAGGCTGCTGCAGGTCACTCTTCTTCTCCTCTTCACTACCGCAGATACGTTGTTCTGCGATATTGACCAGCGCTAGCTCCGCGACTTCGGCATCGGTCGCCGGCGGAGGTCGGAGCTCGCCGCTATCGTAGCGGCTGAAGCCAATCTGCTCGAGGGCCTTATCGCTGGCCTCTCTTATGCGCCGCTGCATGGAGGTTTCCGATTTCACCTGCGCCACCCTGACATCTTACGCAACTCGCTGTCGTTCGGCGAACGTCCGTTCTGTACGCGGAACTTCCTGAGCGCCTCATCTGCTGGCTTGAATGTCGGACGTACCAGCGGTTTCACAAACTGAACGTTCGGCTCTTTCGGTTCCGGCAGGCCAAGAATGCGCTGCTCAGCCACATCAACCAGATGCTGATCAAGGTCCTTGATCCGCAGCTCTACTACGGGCACTTCCTCCAGCAGCCTGCACCAGTTAGCTAGCGATGTTCTTTCGTAACAATCTGGTGCAGGGTCAAGTACAAGGCACGCGCCCAATCGGTCCATCGTCAGCATCGCTGTGCGTTCGTGGTTCAGTACGATAGACCCTGCAGGAACAACGCCCTCTAAAACACTGACGGTATACCTCAGCGCCTCAGCCCGTGCGTACGTGACGGGCAGATACAGCTTCATGATTGGCTATCCAGAGCTGAACGCGCGCATGCAACTGGCCCCAGCCCACAACGCGGCTGACGTTGTCTGGGAGCTCGTCTTGCTCGTTGTACTTCATGTTCCATAGCAGCGCGGTACCTTGAGGATGAGCGTCGGCCCATGTCACAACATGCGACGTCTTATCATCGACGAAGATGTCACCCTTCACGTGATGCTTAGCTCGTGCATGGATAACGTTGTGACTGATGATGCCGAAGTGACTGTGGAGCCACTTCTCGCGTTCTGACATCCACGTATCGCTGTCCGGGAATGGGCTTGTAACTACTACCACCTCAGCTAGCTCTTTCAAACGCCGAACGCCGTCTTTTGCGCCGTCGTACGGACGCATGGAAAAGCAGCCCAGCCGCGCTTTGAGCAAGCCGTATACGTTGGCCTTGTGCTTCTGAAGATCTTCTGGGACAGAGTCAAATATCTCCCAAGTAGTAATTGACTCTCGTGGTACGAGGACGCCAGACTCAGCGCGTAACGCAAGAAGCGCCGCTCCTATGAAATCACAGATCACGCCGTCAGCGTCGAGGAGAAGAACAGGCTTCATGTCAGGCTTTCTTCCCACCATGTCTCATAGGCCGCGTTGCGTTGAAGGCTTCCTTCAACTCGATAGCACTCCAGAGGTCGAGCCTGTTCTGATCGGCCCAGGAGAAAATACCGGCACACACCACCGCCCAGAACAGTTCTGGCTTATCGGGCATGCAGTGTGCCTCCAGCATCTGCTTGCCGCCAGGCGTAGTAGCCAAATAGGACACCGATAGGTCCGCCATCGCCGTAGCGAGCATGGTCTCGAAGTCGTTTGTGAACGTCACGTGCTGCGGTAGTACGGCAATGTTGATGATGTCCTCGAGTGGCGTTTCGTCGGAGCCGCAGCGCTGAGCTATTCTGATAATACAGTCAGCTAGCTCGATGAGGATACCCTCTGGTTTCCAGAAGGCATCATCGTTTCCAGGCGGCTCAACAGACCGGGCGCGCTCTGCAGCTGAGAACGTGTGCCCGGCCATGGTGAAGTAGATCTCGTCGGGCTTCTTGTTGTCCCGCCACTCCTCGAGGGCCTCGATGAGCTCGGACTGCATCAGCAGTGTGATGAGCTGGATGGAACGCGGGTCTTTCTCCTCGCCGTTGTACCACCCCTTGGAGCGGGAGAGTTCGTGTGAGCGCTGGCACAGTGAAGCAATCGTTCGTTCGTGCATGGTCATCCTCGTGGATGTAGTCGTATGGATTCTCGTGGGTACGACGCGGTCTGTAGTGGCTTGCGGAGGAATCCACAGAGCTCGTACCAGCCTGCACCGGTGCTCATATTCATGACGAGTAAGTCGCGCGGCCGCGCCTTGAAGTACTCCAGGACCTCGGTATTGTGACGGCGATAGCGCTCGCGCATGACTTGCTCATCGAACTTCCTGCGTCCGTAGAGCTCCGTATGTATTCTGTGTGTGAATGGATCCGTGTCCCACTGTACGCGGAAGGGGTTCTCGTCACTCCAGTGAGCACGGACGCTTTCAACCCACGCGTCTTCGTCACGGAGTGTGAGAATGAACTTGGAGCCTGGGTACGCAGCGTCCAGTTCACGAAACAGTAATGGGATGGGCAGGTCGCACAGCGCGTAGCTGCGCTCCAGTGTTGTAGACGTTCCGTAACGCTTCATCTCCTCCCAGATAGCCTTCGCCCAGTGCGCGGTCTTCCAGTGCGCGCTGTCGTACCCCAGCATGATCAAGGCGCGGTGCAGGCTGGTAGTCGCTGTCTTCTGCATGCCGATACCGAAGATACGTGTGGGCAACGGCAGGAGCTCGATGGGCTCACATCCAAAATTCTTGTAGACGACGCCGCAGCCGAAGTTCCCTGCATTGGCAATGCGAATGTGCTCGCGCCCCGGCAAGTCGAAGGTGTAGGGCACGGCAGCATGCCTGAGATGTGGGTATTCGCGGAAGCGCATCTTGTCGTTGTGGCTTACCGCATTGAGAAAGCGCAGGTCGATCTCCCTGGCCAAGAACCCAAGCCGCCGGAGTCTAGTGTTGAAGTCCTTATCGTCAGGACCCCACTCAGCAAAAGCTTCGTCGTAGCCACCGGCTGCAAGGAACGCGTGCTTGGTGACCGCGATGCGCCCGGAGATCCCGCGCCTCTTCGTGTACTCAAGATCGCCCTTTCGCATGTTCGCCCACAAGAACACGTTCTCGTCAGAGAGCTCCTCTGCGATGTACTGATCGAAGTCCGGGGCTGCGAAGTTGTCCGCGTCCATATTCACGAGTAGGTCGGCCCCGCCCAGCAGTGCCAGCCTATGAGACAGATTCTTCGCGTGGGCCATACGGAACGGCCCAGGCTCCGTGAAGCGGTAGACAGAGAGCTTGCCGCTCTCGATGTCAACCATATGGTTCTTCTGAATGAATGCGTCGAGGTGGTCTGGGCTGTTGTAGTTCACGAGAACCATGCGAGCCTTTGTGCTGTCTCGCAGGTTCGCTGGAAGCGTCTCCTCGATGTGCTGTGTTCGTCCCTTACAGGTTGTGCAGAAAGCAACCTGCATCTGTTGCCTGTATGCATTCATAGTGGGAGCGGTGCTCCTTCTCTCGGAATGACCTCGATGAGGGCATCCTTCGGCAGTTCCACCATTGGTCTGCCCATATATTGCCCGAGATATACGCGCAGCTTGGTGACGATCAAACCCGCGTTGTCGGACAAAGAACACGACTCTGCGAGCTCCATCTCGGCGATGAAGGCCGCGGCCTGCCCATCTACAAGCAATACCGGCATGCTGGTATCCCAGCTTCTATCAAACGCAATACTGAGCATGATTCTAATCCTTCGCTGGCTTGTTCTTCAGCACGATGAGCTCCGCCTCGAGCGTAGCCTTCTCGTCCTTTAGCTGACGATTCTCTTCGTAGAGCTGTTTGCTCATTTCATTGATGCTGGACATGTTCTTGGTGGCCAGCTTCTGCCCCTCGACAGCGAGCTCCAGAAGCCGGACCAGTTCTTCCTTTGAAAGCTTCAGCAGTTCAACCTTGTCCATACCTCTCCTAGATAAACGGGCTCACGGGGAAGTAGGGCCGCTGTAAACGATGGGCAGCAAAGGCTATGGCGTCTAAGCGTATACGGCCTTCTACAGGACGATCTGTTGCGGGTCCTATCGCTGCCACCATTACGTATTTCTGCCGCATGACCTCGATAGCATACTCGAGCTGCCGGCGCTCGTGTGTCATGCCATCCGTCTTTCTGCGAGGTCGACGAGATCCTGTTCAGTTTGCCAGCGTAGGATCAGTACATGTCGCTGGCCACGCTTCTCGACGTAGCACAGGATCCCGTCAAGGCGCTCTAATCTAGACATCAGCCCCACAACAGATGCCTTATAACGACCAGAGTACTCTCTCGCCTTGCCCTTCAATGTGCTGCCTGAGGTGGCTTCATCTCCGTAGATGAGCGCCCGCTGATAGTCACCACGAGCGCAGCGTAGCGCTCTGCGTAAGATCACATCATCTTCCACATCCGACCAGTCACCCATGGTCCTTACCTCCAGGCGCAAGCGCCCAGTCGGACCCCTTATCCCTGCGGATGACGGATGCTTGCCTTACTGCGTTGCGTAGAGGCGCAACGATGTAACCGGGCTTCTCTTGAGAGGCATTGGCTGCGGGCTCATGTACGCCCAACCTCGAGCGGCTCGGTTGACCTCCGCCTCCATAGTGCGGAGCTTCTCCTCGAACCGCAACTTGGCCATGTAGATGGGGTAGGCCTCCTCACAAGTAAAAGCCTCAGTGAGCTTGGACTCCAACTCCAAAAGCGCGTCGATGTCTTTGTTGACGACCGTCATAACGTCCTCCTTACTGGCCAATAAAAGCCGACCAAGCGGCATCGTCTCCGAGAAACTGCGAGCAGTCTGTGGTTACCGGCGGACGCCCGGAAGTCGTCTGCACCTTGAGCTCTTGGCCAGTCATCTGCCAGAGCGTAGCGGCCGACCAGGGAGGCTTCACCCAGGCAGATGAGCCGGCCACCCATAGCGGGCGGTCGGCAAGCTCGGAGGGCACATTCGTGCCACCGGCGGTGAGCTCCATCCAGAAGTCTTCGTAGGTGTATAGGCCGACCATACAACCGGCGAGGCCGTCACGTGTAAGGAGGTAAGCGCAAATCCAGTCTATGATCTGCTGTGCCGAGCACCCCCACTGCGCCCACTGGGCTGGCGAAGGCCACTCGAGATCGCCCATGAAGCGAAGCATGCCAGGCTTCCATGGGCCCGACTTAGCGCCATGAAGCTGCGCTTGTGCGACGGGGTCGCGGTTCGCGTGCCCAGCTACCGTTGGCAGCGGGTAGACGTAGTCGTAGACGCCGGCAAGAAGACCGGCGTCTACGATGTCCTGCATCTGCAGGTCGAAGTCAGTGTTCGGCCCGTCATTACCGATGTAGCCCTCCACGTAGCTGCCGACTACGCCCTGGCTCTTCGCCCAAGCCCAGTCGAGATCATCTTGTGATAGGGCACGACCAGGCGCACGCCCTAGAGCGTTCGCTGCGGACACATCGGTAATGAGACGCGTCACGACTAGAACTTTCCTGAGAAGCGCGTAAGAGATTGCACTGCTGCCTTCGCTTCGACGATGCCAGGAACGGGGTGTGATAGTGCACTCACGGAAGGCGGAGCGAGCGCCGTGTACTGATTGACGATGTCGAGAACCTGCGTAACAGCCGCCTGAATCTGCGCGATAGCGGCGGAGAAGTCGGGGTTCGATGTCTTCGCATCCACGGCCGCCTGAACGGCGTCGTTCAGCGCCTGCAATCCATGGTTCACAGAAACGACGGCGTTGTTGTAGTCGGCCTGGGCTTTCGCCTGAGAGGCCAACGGCAGAAGCGGGAGGACGACACCCCACGCTACCGACGCGCTGGAGAGTGCGATCTGAACGCCCTGTTCGAATGTCTGCACCTGAGCAACAGGGTTACTCTGGAATTGCTGCCACCACGTATTGGCGGCCGCGCAGCCCGGGGTGATGGCAAGAAGAGACGTGAGAGCGAGGATGATCGAAAGATTCTTTTTCATGTTGTTCTCCATGAGCGCTGTCGTAGCGCCTTTTTAGGCCGCCTTCAATAGGCAACTTGGACAGGTGAATAGTAAGGCTCCGCTAATGATCATGCGTGCGTCCCACCCATTTCGCAGGGCGTAGTCGCGCATCGCGAAGTCGGCGTCTCCAGTTTCGTCTTGAAGCTGAACTGCGCCTTCCATAATTAGTACTGCGTCGCATTTGCAGCACGGACGTTTGTGCGTACCCATCAGCCACGTCGCCCCTTTCTCTTCCAGGCAACGTCGGCTTGCCGCATCATCATGCGCATCGTGTCATTGTCTGTGGGCAGCTTACCCTGTTTTACCATACTAGTAGCGATCCCGCCGCAGACCTCAGCGTCAACAACGGCGCGGTGAGCGCCGTCTTGAACTACACCGTAACGGGCGGCGACTTGGTGAAGCTTGTTACCCTGAGCCATAGGGCTAAGAAACGCGGCAAGCCGGCATGTGCAAAGTAAGAGCGGTGGCGGTTCGAGCGTTCTTCCTAGCCTAGCCCATTCCTGCGCGAGCATCTGAAAGTCGAAGGGCATGTTGTGCGCAACCCATACTGGATGTGCGAGCTCGACCATGAGATCAGGGAGCGTCTCCTCGAATGTAGGCTTGCCGACTAGCGCCTCTTTTGTGAGATTGTTCACGGACAAGGCCTCGGCCGACTTCTCCCAATCGAGATCCGGCGGGCAGATGAGTCGCGAGAACGAATGAACAGGTAGCCCGTTCTCGAACACTACAACAGCAACTTCTAGAATGCGGGCGTCTGGCCCGAACCCAGAAGTTTCCGTGTCTATCGCAACGAACGAGCTAGACCACATGTTGGCCTCGCGTAGCTAAAAAAAGAGTTCTGCGGGCTACATTCTGTAAGGAAGCCAGTCGAGCTGCTGTAGTTGACGGGTTCCTCTAGCGCCACATCGATGGCAGGTTCCACCTGTACTAGTTCTAATACGCAAGTCAAGAACTTCATGCATCGCTTGTAGTATTAGCTTGTCGCCCTTGTCCGAGATGAGCTCCTCGGCGATCTCGACACTTAGGTCAGTAGAGGAGTAGTAAACTGATGCGAAGACCGCCGCTGCTCGTAGTTCTTGCTGCCCGCCGCGTAGATGACGGAAGATAAACTCAATAGGCATCACGTCTTGTAAAAGCGCGGCGCCGATGGGAAGAAGGGCCGGTTCGAAGGCCCTCTCCCCACTGACGCTAGACAAGACAGCACCGCGCAGCGAGTCTAAACCGCGACTGCTCGCAAACCGATACTGGCTCGTGATCGAAACAAGGCGACGATTGTTCACCGAACCGAGCTTCTCGCCACGCGGCCTCAACTCGCAGAAGTGCGTAAGCGTACAACGTAAGGAGGGGACGAAGGGCGGCGCTGGTTGTTCCACACCACCCATTGTACTTCTTTCGCTCACCAACTACAGGTCTTTCCGCCGCGTCTTACGCAGGATGACTGGCAGCCCGAGTGGTCGGATCCACCTGACTTGTCTACATGTAGCCAGAATTTATCCTCAGTCATCTACCCACTCAGATTTTCTGGCGAACCACATTGTCACGATGAGCTTGCCCTCACCATCCGTCTCGAAGACTTCGCTGTTGTCTGTCACCTGACTCTTCGGAATCCAGACCTGGCCGTCCTGTAGGCCCAGGTCTTCGAAGAACTGAGCCTTCACAAAAATGGCCTTCTCACTCTCGCGAATGCACTTGGCATTGTCGATGGTGAACTCTTTCTCGTCGTCTCCTCTAGGCATCGCCCAACTCCTTCAGTGCGTTGTCGGCTGCCACCAAAGAGATAGGACGCCCGAGTGCGCTCGCAAGTAGCTTAGCCGACCGCCAGCCGGCCTTCGCTGACTTCAACACGATGTTGTACTTCTCGATGAGCAGCGGCAAGAAGATCTGAGCGCACTTGTGACAGAACGCTGAAGGCTCACACGTGTCGTCTATCGTCATTGAGCAAAGGCAACCGCGGCACGTATGCTCCATATCATCTGGGCCCTGCTCAGCGAGCTCGAGCCACTGCTCTACAGTTCGTTCAAGCATCTCACCTTCTCCTGTATCTGTGGAACGGACTCGGCTTCTTGTTGATCCTCTCCAGCTCGTCGTCGGCTAGGCCTACGAAGAAGTCGTCGCCGTTATAGCCGCGAAGATCGTAGTAGAGCTTCACCATGATTTTGAACATGGTCCAGCCCATCACAGCCCTACTACGAATCCGCGACAATGCGCTACACCTACTCCTCAGTCCTCGGTGCAAAGTAAACCGTTCTCCTTCACCTGCGCTAGCCATTCCTGGGCTGTTCTTGTGCGCGGCTGCTCTACTCGCGCGTCGTCCTCTGTGCTGCATATATTCCCGTCCTTGTCACAGCAGATGGCGATGGTGGCCTCAGGCTGTACGAGATCCCATAGCCGTTGATCGGGATCGTAGCCCTGCTCATCGAGCCACCGACTGAGACCACCACGACCTGTCGCGATGACGTGGTCGTTGCCGTCAGTGTAGATGAAGCGCGAGCCACGGGCCTCCTCCCACGCCACGAGCGTATGCTCTAGCGCCTCAGCATCCATGAAGTCGGCGCTGCCGTAAGCTATGCACGCCACTAACCTATCGCACACCTTCTCCGCGAGCTCCAGTCGCTTCATCATACGCGAGACCGTATTGAGCGCGGTTATTTCAGCTAGTGGCCTAGCCACTGTCCCTAGGCAGACCTCATCGCTATCGCTGTCGTGCTCCATTTTTCTCTTTCTCTGCGAGACGCAGGATATTGGGTGTGTGACGCAGCCGGTTAGCAACACGACGAGAAACAGCTTCCCTAGCCTTGCAACCTGCTGCGTAAGCCTTGTCGTACTCCGGGCAGTCCATGTGGTCCTTGCGCATTGGCTTACTGCCAGCGCCATCTCTCCAACCACGCATGTAGAGCTGGAAGAGCTCGCTCCTCTGCCAAGGTCGTTCGATAACGCGACCGCCTGGCAGCCTCATCCTCGAGACCTCCTAGGCATTTGTCTTGAGCGGCTCAACCATTGCGGTCCGGTCCCGTCATCTTCAGAGGAAGCCCTGCCTTGTCTTCCTCTGTCATGAGCATAGTGAGCACCGTGGCGTTAGGCGTGTCGACGCTCTTGTTCTTCCCTCTTGTCCCGTAAATGACCGTCACTTTCTCTTCCTCAAGCTCGTCCAAGAGCAGCTTCTTGAAACGCGGCCAGACCTTTTCGCAGAAGCTGCGGCACTGCGGCTCGGGTAAGTAGACGACGTACTCCCAAACATCCGTGAGATGCGTCTCGCTCTCCCAAACGTCAAGCGCGTACTTCTCTGGGTCTGGCCCGAGCGCTTTGAGCGTGTCCATCTCCTCGTGGTAGAACGCCCAACGCCCCTCCTCCTTGTTCTTGTCCTCAATAGCCTGACGGATGTTCTCCACCGTCTTGCTCCCACTGAAGACTGCGCGGTCCGGCCTCCCCATCATGAGCTTACTGTGAAGGTAATCAGGCTGAAGCTCCGTGAGGAACTTGCGGAACTCCATCCCCGGGTGGGTCCAGAGGTACGAGAAGTTCCCCCAGTCGGAGACCGCGGCGAAGAAGCCGGTCTCGGTATTGATAGCGATGTGCGCCCAGCCTTCGCCTTTGATGTTAGGCAGCGTGTAGTAATGCAGCATGTCAGCCTTAGCAGCAACTGTCGCACCCATCGCTGCACGGCTCCCCTTTCATCATCCGCTCTAACGCGGCGCCGGTGCCGATAGGGAAACACATGCCCTCACAGAAGGCCTTGAGTTTCGGGCATCCGTAGTAGGCATAGTCCACTGCCGCCATGGCCGATACTACGTCGTCTCGACCGAGTAGCCATGCAACCGCGCTCAGTTTCTCAACGCCGCGCCCTGCGCTGATGCCGCGATGATCTGCTGCCTTGCCCCACGCGAACGCTGCGTAGATCTGCGCTTCACTGAGCAGCGTCTGCTCATCGCTGCACTTCCAATCCTCCGCTTTTACCTCGGGCCTCAGGAACTCCTTGGCGTGCTCGAAGTCCAGCGCCGTGATCAAGACCTCCATCTCGAACCCGAGGAACGACCTACTGTTTCTCATCCTGACTACGATCTCATCTTGTGTTCGCATGGCTCCCTCAGTGCTTGGTTTTATTTTCGATCGCTTCGATTGCACTACCATCATGCTGCAAAAGATCGACCGCCGCGGTGAACGACTCGAGCATGGAATCGACGGTCAGGTTGCCGCCCATGAGCACGTCGCGCCCTTCTTCACGGACTAGGACGAAGGCTATGCCGATATTATGAGGCAGCGTCGCTAGCAGCTGTGTGAGCTTCTTACCGGCAGCAACTAACTCTGGGTGTGCTTCTCTGCTGGAGATACTACGCGTCGTCATGAGCTGCCCTCTTCGCCTTCTTAGCCTTCTTCTCTTCACGCACGACGCCAAGGTTCTGCTTGCATACAGTCGTGGCCAAGTTGTTGAGCAGAACCTCGTAGACCAACCGTGACCTGTATGGGCGCACTGTAACAACGCCTGTCTCACGGTCTATCTCGAACGTCCCCTTCTTCATGCCGCCTGCGCCATCAAGAGTGGCGTACACTTTGAACTTGGCGATGCTCATTCAGAGCCCCTAACCAGCGCACTAGGCGGCTTTAGCGGCCGTGGCATCGTATCGATAGCAAGGCCTTGTGCCGGCGGTTTGAGGAACGGGTCGTAGCCACTCAAGTTCGGCGCGTTGTACGGACGTACGATTGCCGTGGACCCGCTGCGTTCTACCACCCTTCTCGCATTGACGCGCCTACGCTTAGGCCCCTCAATCTTCTCGCTCGGGTCTACTAGCTCCCGTGGGTTGACCACCGGGTCATCCCAATCGCTATCTCGTCCTCCTGATGAAAATAGCTCACTTCTCCCGTACTGTTTTGTATTGTGCATGATCTCCCTCCATTCTTCTTATGCCTGAAAGCTGACGGCTTTTGCTCATTCTTTCGAGCTCGAGTGATCATCACGTCTCTGCTCGGTTCGCCCAAGGCACGTGTTCCTGGACCCTCCAGCCCACTTCAGTCCTCCACTCTGATCAACTTGCCGAACACCTGATGGGTCCAGCCGTTGTCGTGCCCCTTGTTGTTCCCAATCAGCACCCGACCGACAGTGCATGCCTTCACGAGGTGCAGGTACACCGAGCCTCCGACCTTGCAGAGAACAATGTCGCCCTTCTCTACTTGGTCCACGACCGCAGGCTCGACGGTGCAGAGCTGACCAGATCGGATTCTCGGAACCATCGAGTTTCCATGCGGCCTGAACTGCACCGTCTCACCCCTGGCGAGGCGCTCTACGTACTCTGTCGCCCAGCCCATCTCTTCCTCATGGCGTCTGCGGAAGCGCCCATGCAGGCTTCTTCAGCAGGTCCGTCTTCATGATCTTCTCCACCAGCGTCTCCCGCGTCGTCGACTGCGACGATGTCGTCGTCGGCAGTATGCTCCTTCGCGATCTCAATCACGTTATTCTGTTCAGTGTTTGTCATGGCGCCGCCTTATCTAGCTCCCTGAGCTTCTCTACAGTGGCTGGCCGAACTTGTCTCTTCGCAGGCAACCGTCCTCGTCCTTGTAGAACCCGGACCTGCGGTCGTACTTCAACCCGTGGTCTTTCGCCGCTTCTTTGTTGACTTCGGCTTGTGGACTGAAGTCAGGGTCGAACTCTTGTTTCTTCTTGTCTTCTTGCATGATGATCCTCCGATCTCTAGTTCAGCGTTGTAGGCGTCGACCTCGGCGTTGTACCTATCCACCTCGGCGTTGTACTTGTCGATTCTGTCAGGCATGGCTGTCCTCCATTCTTCTTATCCCGCGCTAGCACCAGTAGACGATTGTGGCGCCCATCCCTGCCAGTGTCTCAACGGTGCTGGAGAGGTCGTCAAGGCGCATGCGCAAGTAGTCTTTGCGTATACCGCCGAAGTGGTAGTTGCCTTCGTCGACTGGCTCCTGCGTAAAAGCATCTGCCTTCTTCTCGAAGAGGGCCTTGGCTTTTATCACTGCTCGGCGTACGTCTACAACCGACGCCTCTCCATAACCTTGTTCGAATGGTAGACCGAGCAAACGAAGTAACGCGCATGCATTCACGTTCGCCAGGTTGAGGCTACTCGGATGTGTGTACCGCAGTACGATGGGCGTGCTGTCTGGCTTCTTACCGTAGATGTCGATACTCATAGCTCACGCCATTCGAACTGGATGAAGTCAGGCACACGTGGTGGCGCCACACTTATATTCAGTGTGTCGTTGAGAGCCTTCATCAAGACCCCGGCTGTAAACTCTCCGCCCATATACATGTTCCCATTCTTGACGTGCTCAACAGCATAGATGTGCTTGCACTTCTTCTTGTGACGGTCGTAGTCAGGGCAGGAACAAGTACCGAGAGTCATGTCAACCATGTAGCTACTTGTCAGCTTCTTGTTCTTGTCCAGACGCTTATCTTTGACTGACGTTGTCGACGGCGCCGACCAGATGCCCATGCCGACATGGCGTACGGCTGGGTTCAAGGCCAGTGCTGCACCGCGCCTTCTTCTATTCGCGTCAACGGACTTATCCTCGTTGACGCCGAGTACGTGATCCTCAAACTGCCGGATGCGCCAATCTTCGCTGCTCTCTATACGCGGCTTCAGTACGAGCAGTGAATCCGCAACCCATGCGTCTGCACACTTAGGTAAAGCGAGTTCGCACTTCGGGACTACAACGGCAGGCTTCGATGGATGGATGAGCGAGGCTGCGTCAGGAGCGAGAACGCTGGTAGCAGGCTCCTCCTTGAGCTGAGGGAGTGTTTTCCCTAGGTGAGGGAACCCCGTGTTCCAAAACACGGTGAGCCCCGAGTTCTTCATCGGCCACGCCCAAGCTATCCTCGTGGCGCAGGGTGCAAGTCGTTCCAGATCCTCTGCCCTAAGCTGCGTTTCCATCACCATCCTCCTTGTCTTCTTCGCCCACTTGCCCGGAGCCCACGTGCTCCTTCACCGCCTCTGCGAAAGCAGCCACGATCTCGTCGACAGTAATCTCACCTGCATCCACCATCTTCTGGATCACACCGAGAGGCAGGTCCTCATCTTCTTTGCGGTCGTAGTAGAAAAGGTCGGCGGCTAGATCAATGACAGTATCCAGCACCACATCAACCGTCGGATTATTTTTGTTCATGGCCGACACCCCTTGCACCCGCAGATGCACCCTGACGAATCAGAACACGGCCCCTTCTTGCAGTGCTCGGGCTCCTTCATTGAGACCTGCGCGATGCTCTTCGCGAGCTCTACGAGCTTGGTGAACTTGGCTTGTTCTTCTTCCCGAGCCAGCTGGATGATTTCACTCAATCTCGGATGTAAGTGCTGAGCATCTAGCATGCTGAACTTTGCTACTGCTTCTTCTAGCTTGGTCATTCGAGTTCCCTCTCTTCCTGCTGTCGTTGCCTGCGTGCCTTCGCCGCGTTCAGGCAGCCAGTCTCGTGGCACGGGATGCCATTGAGACAGACCGCTTCGCACTGAGAGCAGAGCGCCTTCCACACGCCCTTGAACGGTACGGCGTAGCTTCGGTCGAAACCCTGCCGTTTGAGTTCGTCGAGACGGCTCATGCCATATATCCTCCACTTCTCTTATCCCCTCGTGCTTCCGTTTTCTGTAGGCCACCGGGTATGCTGGGCGGTATGGACAGCGGGCAGATGCGCGTAGAGGCCGACGAAGTTATGAGCCTCCCGCCAACGCCAGAGAACATTGATACGAAGCTCAATTACATCATCACACACGTTCTCATCGTCGAACGGCTCTGCAACCGCGCCACGCTAGCCTCAGAGAACGCCAAGACGGCCGCTATCGACGCCAAGATAGCGGCCGTGAACGCAGCAGACCGTTCCCTGAAGGCGCTGCAGAGTCGAGAGCCTCTATCGCGCCTGGAGCGCTTTGGCACAGTCTTCGCCGGTGCAGCTACTGGCGGTGCGCTGGCCGGCATCGTACTTTCCGTCATTGGCATCATCACCACAGGCGCGGGCATCGCCAGCTGCATCCATCACTAGCCCTCACGCTCAGGGGTGAGCTGAGCTCGAAGAGCGTCGAGCTCATCTCGTAGGTCGGCAATGATGTCCGCCTGAATCTCGTGCCCTCGTCGCTTTGAGCGTACCTGGCTGTCGTGGTTTACCTTCCAGTGCGCAATCTCCTTCTTGGCCTCGGCGAGCTCACTCCTCAGCCGATTGACCTCGAGCTGTAGGTACTCTTCGCGTGAACGCGACTCGGCCATCATGCACTCGCGCTGGCGTGTGGCGCCTCCTTCACATACTGTTTCCTGAACTCACGCCCGAGCCAAAAGAGCTCGCGGGTCAAACCCACCTGCCACCCTGTACAATGTGACACAGCCACTAGCTCGTCGATGTCCGCGTCGAACCCATCTACGAACGAGTCGTAGTTGAACTCGAACACGCTACGACTCTGCTTCAAATAGAGCTCGAGAGCTCCGATGGGACAACAGCGCCCACTGCCGCTCGGTTCTATTTTGCTATGGCTGCTCTCCACACCGAAGCTGCCTGGCTTGATCGTGAGCCCGAGCTTCTTCTCGGCGTGATCGCACGCCTTCTTCAACAACGCATTGATGTCGTCGATATCCATCATGTCAGGTCTCCTATGTAAGATGCTTCGAATTCCTCGCGTCTTTTGTTCTGAGCGCGCTCCTCGATGTCACGAGCGATGAGGAAGAGGCGGAATGATTCAGCCTGTCGTCCATGACTGTTCTCGCGAACGGACTCTACCTTGAAAAGCCAAGCAAGCTCATCGAGCAGCTTCGAGTTCATCTCACTTGCGCCCCGCAGGCCAAGCAGAGCCAACCAGTCACTTTCGGTGGTCGGGTGATCACGGTAGATGCCCTCTCTTCTTTCCTTCGTCGTAGATGGCCTCGGCCCAATCCCAAAGCTGAGCACCAGTAGCAGGCGTAATCCCTGGACTGTGGGCAGCCATGTTCTCGAACGCGACGGCGATGCGGGCAGCAACCCACTCTGACCGCTTGCGTGAGCTGTCCAGTTCCCTTTGCGCTTGTTCTGCTCCGGTGATCCTCCCTCTCCTCAGGTCCTCGGCAACGCCTTCTAGCACTTGAGTCCAGAAGCCCTTCTTCTCATCTGCCACGTGCACATCCTCCTCGAGGGAGCTCTTTCCCTCGAGTCTCTTATCCCGCTCGCTGCGCGTTCCTTGCTAGTCCTTCAGCAGAGCGTGCACATAGAGGACGAGGAACAGCAGAGAAAGCGTCAGGGCTATGGGGAGCCAAAAGACTGAGATCGCGATGACAGCATAGACATCGTCATCTTCTATGGCGATGACAGCATGTGGTAATGCGGTTAGCCACAATGCTGTAGCAACAGAGACAGCGGCGTAGAAGTACAGAAAGCCGATGAAGAGCGTCACGGCAAGCTCTTCAAAAGTTCGGTGGCCTCACACGCTTTGCACTCGTCCGCAAGAGTATCGCAGGTATGCTCGTCCGTTACGCAGGTCTTGTGCAAGCGCAGCTCGCTGAAAACGTGCTCGCGTCCGAGGTCAGGTGGAGGGCCGCCAGGCTCACCTTCGTACAGCCTATCGCAAGTACAAGCCCAGACATCACATATCCCATCGTGCGTCACAGCACGTACGTTGCGCTCTCTCAAGGAAAGTTCGTGCATTACGTCTTCTCCTAGATCTTGGGCGGCATTGCTACGTTGCCGCCCCACTTGTCGATGACGCCCTTAGGACGACGGAGCTCTGCAGGGCACGGCTTCTTTGTTGGGTCGTACTCGCCTGTGTGATTGATACCGTGCTCCTTACGCCACGCATGTAGCGGCTCACTGGTGGGCAGGTCACAGAATTCGCAGGAACCGCGCGGGTGAAGAATGTACGCGTCGCAGTGTGGGTACTGCTCTGCTAGTTCGAGGTAGGGATCCGGTGGAGGCTGGCCGCAGATGTCCGACTCGGCCTTGTCTACAAGGTCCTGCGTTTCTCGTAGCTTCTTGTAGGGATCTTTGATCTCGCTCATCTCTTCACTCCCGGTCTGCCCACTATTGAGAACGCTGTACGAGAGCATCAGCCTGCTTGGTCACCGTACCTAATCCTAAGCGCCTCTGCACAAGCCAGGAAGAGACGCATGCTCGATTGCGCGTAGACCCACGAGCCGTCTTTGAGCGGAATGGCGATAACTACGCTTGGCCTGCCGCTCTGCATGCCGCCCTCAAGAGCTGAGAGCACGATGCTCTCTACCTTGTGAACGCGCTTCTTCTTGATCGCTTCGGCCATCTCGGGGATGGCGCCATCGCCTTCTAGGCGCAGCTCGATGGAGGGCATCTACCTAATCTCCCGCTTCTTACCTCTGAGCGCGCCTACTGCGTACTTCAGTTCCGCCTCGAGCACACTGATCCTCTGCTGCAGCGCGCTGATGGTAGCGCCATCAGCGGCGGCCTGTGCCGCATGCATCTTGATGGCATTGATATAGTCAGTGCAGTCTGCCTCTCGTATACTGGCGGCCGCCGCGAGCTGCCTGTTCGTTTCTGCCAACGACTTCTTCTGCTCGGCGATGTAGCTACGGTCAATCCTGTGGTTCTCAAGCAGAGTCTCATTTTCGGACTTGAGGTCACGCATCTCCAGTTCTAGCTTCGCCCGCTCATCTGTGAGCTTCGCGTTCTGCGCTAGGACCTCGAGAAGGTTGATCGGCTCCCCGGTAAAGGGATTGTGGATGATAAGCGTCATCCCAGTTACTGGTGCTGACGCAACAGTAGATTGTGGCTGCATGTGCTTCTTGATTGCCTCGAGGACCCGCTCGGACCTGCGATCAGGCGGCGCGCCGTACATCACAATCATGTTGTCACTGCTCATGGCTATTTCTCCTCATTGTCCGACACAGCAGGTATGGTCTTGCCACCGGGGTTGGTCGGAGCGTCCTTAGGGTAGGTTGTCTGGGCCTTGTGCTGCGCGTCGCTCCGTCGTTCGAGGAGCTCCCTCATGGCATCTTTGATGACGACGTAGTAGATGGTCCTCGGAACGCCATCCTTCGTCATGCCCACAGGATCCTGAACCATCTCCCTGAGCACGAATTGTAGCGCTTCCTCGATGTCGCGTGTACTACGTAGTTGGCCGCTCATTCTCCTCATTCTCCTTCTTCTGAATCACGGCTCCCCTCCCATCTCCCTGAAGACCTTTTCGGCCGCCTTCTTGTTCTCGGCCTCAAAGGTGTGAACGATCTGCCAGTACTCCGTCGCGAGCTCAACGCTGGCATACCGCAAGGCGATGAACCCTGTATACACCAAGCTCTCCCACACGTTGAACCGTTCCATCAAACTCTGTCCGGTCTGAACACGAACTTGAGCTTCTGGATTTCTAGCCCAAGCATGCTAGGCCCGTAAAAGTTATTTGAGTCCGCATGTTCAGCCTCATAATCCCACAGCACCTCCTGCCAAGGTCCGAGCTGTAGCTCTTGCCCGTTAGCGGGCAACCCGCGCGAGATGGCGCGGCATGCATGCGATTCCGACCTCGACAGCTTTCATATTCCACTCGACCCGTCGCTCGAGCGCCCAGACGGGCGGAGCCTCCAGCGTAGCGGCGACACGCGACCCATGCGCGCGGGCGTGGCACTCGCTCGCACCCGCCCAGCCGGGATTGTCGTCCCACCACTCGTCTCTTGCGCTCAACTCCGCCTGCAGCTCGAGAGCGAATTCAGGATCGTCCCTCAGGTATCGAAAGATGTAGGGAAAATCCGTATCGGAGTCCTCGTGCAGATCGAGGAACCCAGGCGGTCGGCTACGCGCGATCTCGTCAGCGATCTGCTGGAGGAACTTCGGAGCGTGGGGTAAACCGAAGCTGCGATTCAGATCGAGGGTGCTCCATTCTCGTGTCCGCGCGTTCCATCCCACGTCGTTGACCAGTGGAAACACCAGTAGCGAGTAGCCCACAGGCAGCAGTAGATTTGCTCGCTCGAGGAGTCGGAGGATCGCGATTGGGCCGCTTCGCTCGTCGCCGTGAAGCCCGCTTACGATGCAAATGGCCGGGAGGTGCTGATCTCCGATTCGAACTTGGGCGCCGCCGTTGTCAAGCCACTGCACGGAGCCAGCGTGTCTGCTCGCAGCTATGTTGACGCGGTCGTGAAACTCTTGGAATGAGAGGTGGTCGTACATGACGATTGAGTGGATAGCGTCGGTGCGCCAAAGGCCGGGACCTTCGGCCATTAGTAGCGGTACCCTCCAACTCGTAGGCGACGATCTGGAGCGCACTGTCGTAACGCGCACCAAGCGCCACGGGTATTCCAGCTTTCTTCATAGCAGCGTCGAGCCGGCGAACAAGATCGGCGCTCATTCTACCTCTGGTGTTGGTAGCTCGGGCAGCGTGTTACCAGAGACCTCGGTAATGACCTCACCAGGCTGAGGGCCAGGGTCTGGCTTCTTCGCCTTACCCACTACGACTTCGAGCCTACCGCCCCTGCCCTGCTGAATGGAGACTGGGCGACCGAGCTCGGTTGCCTTGTTGATCTTCTGCGTGAGCAGGCGGTGTGATGTGGCGTTGGCTCGACGTTGCTTGCGCGTGAGCTGGGGTTGTTGCGGGCCGCTATTCACCGGCGCCGTCGTCGTAGCCTTCGCGGCATTCTTGGAGACGAGGAACTTCGTTCTAAACTCTTTCATTGTATCTCCTTCAAACCAGAACCTTGTGGCGGCGTCAACGCGCCGCAGGCCATATGGATGACCGCAGGCTCTCTTCGGCACTACAGCTTCTTCAGCAGGCCGCAGAGGCCATGCGCGAGCTCCTGTGTGAGATCAAGGTGCCGTACGAACGTATCGCCGCGGTTCAACGAGATGCGTACACGTAGGCCCTCACCCTCGAACTCCACACGCCCTAACCGTACCCAGTAGCCAGCGCGTGTTCGCTCTGTTCTACCCAACTCGACCTCTGTAGCTGACGCAGCACCAGGCTTAGACAGCGCGCGTCTTGTATCTTCACTCACGATTGCCTCCTACTTCAAGAAGAAGAGGTGAACCCTCTTCCCGTTGTAATCCCACACCTCTATATGCTTGGTGTCCCTCGCGCCCTTCTCACCCCAGCCTTTGCGCACACGTTCGGCACCGTGCGTCATCCTCATGCCGAATGCCTGCAGCGCATTTGTTAGGCTCTTCTCATCCTCCTTGCCGATGCAGGTGGGGAAGAGAACAACGTCGAGGTTCTTCATACTGCGCCCTGTCTTGAGCACGGAGCCAGCGATGGCAACCTCGTAACCGAATGGAACCACGATCTCAGAGAGCTTGCGCACGAACATCGTCGCATCCCCCATCGTCCACTGGTAGTAAGAAGAGTCGAGCATCAGCCCATCTCCCTGTGTCCCATCTCAATACCAAGAGCAATGCCGTGGTTGATGGGTAGATTGAGGACGAAGTCTGTTGGTAGAAGCTGTAACACAGCACCTCCTGCGACGTATAATCGCTTCATGTATTTCCGCTCCCTGGCGTAGGTTGATTACTAGTCTGGGCGCCTGCTGTAGCGGGCATGCCAATGGTTGTGCCGTATGAACTTGGTACCCCACTTCCAAGCGCTGCAGGCGGGTTGGGCTGATCGCCTTGGAGCTGCTCGGTCACACTGTTCGCTGTGTACTCGAGGTCAGGCGAAGCCGTAGTGCCGATGATCTGGCTGGTCTGCACGATGCTGCGGTTGATCTTCCTGATAGGCAGGTCGTTCATTGCGACCGCTTGTATTGCCGCCTGCATTGCTCCTGCATAGCTAGAGGTCTGCGACGTCAGGCCAAAGAATGAAGCGAAGTCGCCCGACAGGAGAGTATCGACGGCGAGGTCAGCGCCCTTACCTGTATAGGTGGTGACCATCGTATCGACGGCGGGCACGGGCTCAACAGTGAAGGTCGCGCTGATGCCTTGGATGGTGGCAGTCGGGTCTTCCTCGAGGAGCGTGGCCTGCGCTGTGGTAAGTAGGCCATAGAGCTCATTGAGGAAGTTGACCGCGTTGCCGATGTCGACGGCTCTTGGCGCTGTGTTCACCAGCACGGGGTTCAAGACCGCGTTGAAGTTGGTGAAGTAGTTGGGCTGCTGAGGCGCGGCCTCGAGCCAAGCCTGCCACTGCATCTGCACGATGGTGTAATCGTTCTGCACCCCATACGCGAGTTGGGCGAAGGGCGGCGGCTGCGCATTGAAGCTCCAGCTCACTCCATCGGGTATCTCTGGCTGCAGCTGAATGACGCCTGTGCCCACACCGGTCTCAACGCCGGTGATGAGGTAGATAGCGCTAGGCTCGTTGTAGTCCGTGGCGTAGGTGTAGAGGAGATCACCTGGCTGCAGCTGCTGTGGCAGGCTCGGGAGCTGAAACCAGGGCGTGGTTCCAAGCTGCGTGAAGGGAACAGAAGCGAAAAATAGCGCGCCACCAGTTCCTTTTACCTCAACTGCGCTCAATGTTGTCGTATTGAGGCTTGAGAGCGTGAGGTACATCTCCCCGTAGTTGGCTGTTACATCGACCGAGCCTTGTGCGGCGGTCATGGGATAGGGCAGCGGACGTTGCAGAATAATGTCGATGGCGGTAGCACCATTGCCTTGCACGAAGTACGTCCCCAGATTCTGCCCGCTGGGTATGTCCACCACGTCGTACTCGTTGGCGGTAATGGTGGGCCCGTACTCAGCATCGATACTGCTTGCCGCGGTGCCAGAGTACGAGCCCGTAGCCACGATAACATCACCCACGGCTAGTGCGTGGTCTAACGCTGCTTCTCCATTGACCGTCGTAATGGTGTAGCCGTTCGTAGCTGCGTCCCCGCTTCGAAGCGCAATGGTGTCCCCCGTACTGACGGAGCCGGCCACGGTAAGGCTAACTACTGTATACGTGAGTGTCGTGCCGGTGAAAGCCTGTGAGCCCATGGTCTCCGCCTCAGCAAAGACGAGCTCGCTTGTAGAGAGCACAACGCTATGCGCCGGTACGCCGATGAGCGAATACTGGTTCTGCGTACCTGCTTCTACTTGGCTAGTGACCGTATTGATGTAGGCCGCTGTTTGGTCTGGCGTTGTTCTCTTGCACGAAGCACTGATGCCTGGGATGAAGCCAAGAGCCTGAGCACAAGCCGCGGTCGTAGTAGTTGTGCCGAGTATCGTCATCGTTGTCTCGAGCAGAATGTCGGCCGTAGTATCTGCAACGACGATCTGTACCTTGCGGTTGATCGCACCGATCTCGACCTGAACGTTCGATTGAGCCACGAACGTACCGGTCACCGTAACGGTATTGCTCGTTACGGCGATAAGGGGGAAGGTGCCTGCGTTGGGGCCTGACGGCACGGTAACCGTGGAGTTCGTGGCCGTAATGCCGAGCGCGATGAAGTCGCTGATGCCCAAAACGGGCAGCGTCCAGGTTGTATTCGTGCCCGCTGCGATGTTGATTCCACCTGAGTAGTAGAGCGGGGAGTAGTAGGGCGACGCAGTAACATTCGAGGGCATCGCGGCCTGGATGTCCGCAACGACCTGGTCTGCCGTCTGCAAACCAGTCGTAAGCGTAGCCGTGTAAGTCACAACACCAACATGCAGCTGGAAGATGTTGTTGGTCGGCGTAGGCGGGTTCGTTGGAGGGCCGTACGGCTCTGGTGGGTTCACGCCATCTCCAATAAGGAAAGGCTCAGCGAGCTGCCCTTGTAGAGTCGCTACCAATGAGGGGCTAAGAGTAAGAGTGAACGGCGTTCCGCCGTCCATCGTGAGCTCGAGCTGATCGCTCACCCCCGCCACGATGGCGGCCCCTCCACCAAGGGTCGCCACCGCAGTCGCCGGCGTAGCCAGATGCAGCGCATCGGAGTAGGGCATACCTACTCCCGTAAGCGGGATGAACTGGCTTGGTCCGCTGAAGGAACAATAGGTCTGCACCACGGTCTGTGTCGCGATGAGGTTGAGTACAACCTGGCGCACCTGCTGTAGCCGCGCGGACGGCGTCAAACTATTCATCACGTTCGCATCGTTGCCCACAAGACTCGAGGCATTCGCGAGCACGCTCGAAGAGACCACAGCAGGCAGATTGACGCTGTTGTAGTTCTCGATGCCGTCCACCAGCTTCTGCACGCTCTGAATGAGCGCGGCGTGCGCCTGTTGAAGCTGCGTAACAAGACCGGGGATAGACTGTCGGGCGGCTTGAGGCGTCTGCACGATCTGCCCCTGCGACACCACGTTCTGCCCAGGCCCCTTCAAGAAAGCCTGCGTGCTCTTCATCAGCTGCTGGAAGCCTGGCGTAGCCTGGATGTTCGTAAATGTACCTCCGCGCTGAGCTGCGGCCGCACCGAGATTGGCCAGAGCGGCTTGAGCGTTGAAGAGCGGCGTTACATCAGTGATGGGCGAGACAGGCGTACCCAGCGCTTGTATTGCAGACAGCAGCTGAGCGCAGATACTAGCCTCCGCTGTAATCGCATCATTCAGTCGTTGTGTTCCCAACCACAACACATAGAATGGCGCATCCGTAAACAATATGAAGATTCCGGCCGCCGCTTGTTGGAAGTCTCCGAAGGTCAAGTCGGTTCTTCTCACCCCCAGCGTGTCGACGGGGTAATTGATAGAGCTCTGCACGAGCTGCATCACAACAGCTTGTATCTCGGCGGATGTGTAGGGGGCGGCTGCAGGGACGAAGGACATGGCTACTCCGAGTGAAAATCGTCTAGCGTGAAGATCGAGCGAATCGGCAAGCCGTTCGACAGAACGGGAGCTCGATGCTCCCTCCGGTCTATCACAGCCAAGACACCACGAACATCGTAGCCTACCTCGGTGAGATGCCCCGAGGCCTTCACGGATGATCCTCCCGTCGTGACGACGTCTTCGAGCAGAACCACGCGCGCACCTTTGGTCATCGCTGGGTGCTCAACCAGATTCATCGCCCCGTGGTCTTTGGCTTCCTTGCGGACGTAGACGACGTCAAGCTGCGTCTGCCCTTGGAGGACAGCGTAGAGGCCCACAATGCTGGCTAGATGGCAACCCCCGAGGGCAACCCCTGCCACAGCCTCGACGGGACCGAACTCCCCGTGGGCCAGCTCATCGTAGAGCAGGTACGCTAGGGGGAGGTGAGCCTTCGAGGAGAGCGCAGTCTTCTTCACATCAATGTAGAACCGGCTCATCTCCCCGGACGTCAGCTTGAAAAGTTCTGCCCCCGGCTTCGCGACCTTCACCGAGTGAAGCTTCAGGAGATCGAGCACCTGCACCCTGTAGTCAAACATGCTTCGCCTCCCTTCGCAGTTCTTGCGGTGCACGTTCGCTCTCGGTCGTCTGACCTCGAAGCTGCATGTGCACCTTCCAGGGCAAGTACTCCCCCGTCTTTGGATCGAGAAAGCCCCAGTCCTGCGTTCGGGGACCTGCTAGAAAAAGCGTCTGGGCGGTACGACCTCGGAGTTCGACACGGTGGAAGTCGTTGGCTCGGATGAAGTTCAAGCGGAACGGCTTGATCTCGCGTCGTTCTGTGGCCACACCAGGCTCCAACGCCATACGACCTCCACAGCAGAAGCTTTCGTCAATCGACAGCGGGTCGTACTTCAAGTCGAGCTTACACGCTGAATCGAACAACAGCTTCCCGGTGTTGCTAGGCAGCGGCGGCGGCGGCATCGTAGCGAGCAATCTCAGCTTCAAGCATCGAAACGAACTGGACGATCTCCTGCGGAGACTGAAAGCGGTAACCGCGGCCAGCCATCACCAAGTAGACCGGGTACCTCTGTGTTAGCTCCTTGAGCCGTGCAGCCCGGGCCTTCATCAAGACCAAGGTCGAGCGGTACTCGTCCACGGTCATCTTGTCCGCTTGCGGCAATTCAAAGGTGGGTGCGATGATAGCGAAGCTAGGGTCACCGGCCCATTCGCAGTGTTTCAGGTCCCGGAGGTTGATGGCGTGCATGAGCCGTTCATCGACCCTTTCGAGCTGTTGACGCAACTTGTCTCGTTGCGTGGCGATCTCGACGATCTCGTTTTGGAAGGCTCGGTCTTTCTCTGTTTGTTCGCGCGTGAGTTGTTCGGGTTTGAGCAGCATCGTTAACCGTTCTCCGAAGTGGTAAGGATCAGACATCCTGAACCTCACCGGCTCGTTCCTGCCCAACCAGAAGTTTCGTCGGGCTCTGAAGAGTCCGGCCAGAGCTTCCAGGACAACAGGCTGACGCCGACGCAACTGTCGGCCACATCTTCAAGTTGATCGCCGCATTCAGGTCTCGGTCAATAACAAGACCGCAACACTCGCAGCGGTACGTTCGCTCTGAGAGCGACAGTATCTCTTTCTTCGCCCCACATCCGGAGCATCGCTTGGTCGACGGATAGAACCGATCCGCCTTGATAAACTCGACGCCGTTCCACTTGGACTTGTACGCTAACTGTCGGTGAATCTCTGCAAGAGATGCATCGGACAGTGCTCGCGCAAGGCGGTGGTTCTTCAGCATCCCAGAGACGTTGAGGTCTTCAACCACAATGACGGACGCTTGCTTGGTGATCACAGTCGTCATCTTGTGGATCGCGTCTTTTCGAATGTTGGCTACTCGACGATGAACTCTGGCGACTCGTGCTACGGCCTTCCTCCTGTTGGCCGATCCCTTGATCTTGATGGATGGGCGCAGAATGACGATGTCCGCGCTCTTACGGTTTACGAGGTCGCATAGCGGATCTGAGTTCCGCCATTCTGGCTGAAGAGGTTGCGTCATGATGTCCTCCGAGTCTATCAGCGTGCGAATCACGCGGCTAAAGAAAAGGGCCCAGAGAACGCGTGGTTTGCGTCATGGGCCCTTTGATACACACCGGTCATCAAGTGAAAGGCAGTTAGTTGCGCCGCATCGTACGCCTCCTTTTGTTTCTCAACATCTGCCCTCCTTTGCGATTCCGAGCTCACGCTCGCAGGCACCTAGGATCGCGTCGATGAGCCGATCCGCCGCCGCCTCCGCCGTCGCCCACTCCGCGGCCGCCCTCGACGACGTCGCCCACGACGCCGACGCCGCCGCCGACGACGTCGCCCACGACGCCGCCTCCCTCGACGCCGCCGCCCACGACGACGCCGTCGCCGCCGACGTCGCCGCCCTCGACGCCGCCGACGACGCCGCCGCCGCCTCCGCCGCCGCCGACGCCTCCTCCGCCTCCACGAACGCCTCGGAATCGATAGCCCCGCCGGCCGCCACCCCCTCGCACAAGAGGGCCACGCGCTGACACACCGCCAGAACCGACGCATCACTCGTGTGCCGCATCGCCTCACGTACGCAGAGAGCACGAACGGCGTACTTGAGGCACCGGTCACGCTCCGGTGTCAGCGTCTGCCACGCTGACACGATCGCCACGTATCGCGACACCATCGCCTCCCAGGCCCCTTTCGATCCCGCGTCGTCGATCCAAGGTGTGAGGTGCGCAAACCAGTCCGTGACCACGTCCGCCGGGCAAGCGTCGGCAGCCTCTGCCTCCCCAACCTCCGGGGAGAGTGCGGCGAGGAGGCATGCGAGCTCTTGTCCGTCGGCGTCCTTGTCGACCCACTTATTTCGGATAAGTCGGTGCTCGCGGCGCAGTGTCTGGAGTCTGTCGATTCGATCGCTAAAATTCATCGTGGTCATGGTCAGCCGCCCTCCTTTGCGATTCCGAGCTCACGCTCGCAGGCATCGAGGATCGCGTCGGTGAGCTGATCCACCGCCGTCCTCGACGCCGTCCTCGACGCCGCCCACGCCGCCGCCCTCGCCGCCCTCGCCGCCCTCGCCGCCTCCGCCGCCGCCGCCGCCGTCGCCGCCGCCCACGCCCTCGACGACACCCCCGCCGCCGCCATCGCCGCCATCGCCGCCGCCGCCGCCGCAAACGCCTCGGCATCGATAGCTCCACCGGCAGCCACCCCCTCGCACAGCGTCGCCACTCGCTCGCACACCGCCTGCACGGACGCGTCGCTCGTGTGTCGCATCGCCTCCCGCACGCACAGCGCTCGCACCGCGTACTCGAGGCAGCGATCGCGCTCCGGTGTCAGCTCGTGCCAGCGCTCCACGATCGCCACGTACCGCGACACCATGCCCTCCCATGCCGCCTGCGTGCCCGCGTCGTCGAGCCACGGCGTGAGGTAGGCAAACCATGGAGAGAGCACGGAGGCAGGGCAAGCGCCGGCGTCTCGTGCGTTGCCGGCCTCGGGGGAGAGTGCGACGAGGAGGCATGCGAGCTCTTGTCCGTCGGCGTCCTGTCCGACCCACTTATTCCGGATGAGTCGGTGCTCGCTGCGCAGTGTCTGGAGTCTGTCGAGTCGTTCGCTAAAATTGAGGGACATGGTGTACCAACCTTTCTAAAATTGGTTGTCGTGCGCTTCATGCTCGGCCAGCCATACGTCGAGTGCCGGATCGAGCCCAGACCAAGTGAAGCGGGCGCCACAGCTACACACCCGTGTTGACGTCTCGTAGTCGTTGTATTGCTTCATTGTGAAAGCGCTCCTACCCACTGCGAGAGAAACTCGACGCCGCCGTCACCCCATGGGCGCGTGGTCGTATCGAATGCGCTGTACCAGAGCGTTTGATGTTGTACGCCTGGGTAATAGAACCGGAAGAAATGCCCGCCTCCAGAAAACTGCGTAACGAGCGCGCTAAGCCCTTCGTCGAAGGTTGTACCGTCTAGTGGCGCAGTCCCCGTACACCCGTTCTGCCCTCGACCGAGGATCTCACGGATGATGTAGTCGTCCCACGATTCGATGATCCCGAAACTCACGTTCGGAGCCGATGTTCGCTCTTCTGCGAATACCGATGGGAAATCCGTCGCGCCATTCGCGAAGACAGTGCTACCTAGTCCCCACGCTTGCGACCATGCTGAAATCAGGCATGGCGCAAGCGCGGGGGCCCCGACAAAAGGACCCGAGTCGTCGATGGCCTGCATGGTGGCTGACGGGAAAGCTGCCGCGAAGCGCGAGTAGTTCAGTGCGGCGCCATACCCTCCGGCCGACGAGCCGGCGACGACGATGTGCTTCGGAGCGAAGCTCGCAGTAAGCGAAGCAATGAGCGCGGCAACGTTCGACCGCCCATGAAACTGCTGTAAGCCAGCCACGCCCGCGATCGTGATGTCGCTCGCGTCTCCAACCCAAAAGTCCCCCGAGCAGTAAGGCACGAAGACCGTGGTCCACGTCGCGAACGGATTCGCCGGATCCGCCCGGTCGAAGACCCCTCCCGTGAAGTCTCGCTGCTGAACCGTGGCGCGATTCGCCGCGCACGAGACTTCGTCGTAACAGAGACCGCCGCCCTGCAAGAACACGAGCAGGTCGGTGGACCCTTCTGTTTCGTTGACGGTATACCCAAGACTCGACCCGTCTCGACACACTGTACCTGGTAGCGGCACCCAAGTTTGGGCGTGCGCTGCTGTTGTCGTGAATAGAAACAGTACTCCGACCACGTACGTAGACTTGCTCTTCATCGAAGTATTCCTTTCTTGACGGAAAACGATTCTCGTTTTGCTCTTCGTTCTTTCCTAGGCCGCTCGAACCGTCGCGAGTAATTCTCTGCCCATTTCCAAAAGCGATGAACGCACTCAGGGCAGCGGAGAGAGTTGTTGCAGTAGTGGTGGTAGTTCACGTAGAGGGTATGTGCGGCGCGGCTTTGAGAAGTTGAAGGAGTTTATCAGCCATCAAAATATACGCCGCACTCTCCGCCGCACTCTCCGCCGCACTCGCCGCACT